AATTTCTAATGCGCTTGGCTTAAGTGATACGTTTGGCAAACTAGCTAAATCTTTTAGCGCTTCCAATTGACTTGCTCGTACATATTCACGTGTTGGAAACCAAAAGCGAATTGTTGGAAAGATTTGGCAAATCCTTTTCCATGCTTTGATATATACAACATTAAATAAATCTCCGCTGTCATGAACTCGAAAAAGTTTTGTGTTTATGTTTTTAAGAGTTTTGCGGGTTCCGTCTTTCTTGTAATACTTTTTAAAGATTGCGCTTGCCATTGCTTTGACAAAAGTTTCTCCTTTGTCATTTCTTAAACTATCTACAACAAAATCTGCTTTTTTCTGCAATGCATTCTTAGTGCCAGGAAATTGATAAAATCCTTTGCAGGCATAACAACTTGAACAAATAAGTTTATCTAAATTATCTTTTGCTTTAGCTAAAAGAATTTTAGCCGCAGGACAAAATTTTAAGGCGGGAAGGTTAAAGCCAACGCAAGGCATCTTGCTTGGTTCCGATAATAGTGTTGGTGTGTCGTTCATAACCTTACATAACCATAAGATATAAATTAAGTCAAATTTTTTTTAATCTTTTTTTAATGAATTTAAAATAGGTAAAATAGTTCTAGATTCATTTTTTTGTTTTGATTGAATAGTTTTGGCTAAAGCTAATGCCTGCGCTTCAGTTTTTACATTATCAATTAATTTATCAAATATTCTAACATCTATCCAATTATCAAAATTTATATTTCTAATTATATGAATCATTTTATTTCCCTCCTATTTAATTTATTTCTGTTCTGCTTATAGTATAAGGAGAATGCTCTGTCAATCTATTTATTGATTCTTCTAATCCTCTTATTACAATTAGAATATATTCAAAGTTTCCTTGTATTCCCATTGGTTCGCCATTTTTAAGTATTTGAAACGTTTCCATAATTTTTCCTCCTATTTTATGAATTCTAAATCTTCCTGCATGGTAACAACTTTTGTTACTTGTGCAATTTCAAACTCTTCCCATGGATCAAATCTAAGAATTGCTTCATCCTTAGAAAGAGCTTGTATCTTTGTTGAGTATTCATTTTCTCCATCAGAGTAAATAACGAGATAATTTTTAATGTCTTGTGTTGTTGTCATAACCTACATAACCATAGTAGTTAAACTAAGTCAAATAAAAATGGAAGTTTTTTTGATAACGGAGAAAACTTCTAAAACTCCGATGAACACCAACTAAGAAAACTTCTACTAAATTCCGTACATCCTTTGGTACATATCAACATCCACACCATCTAATCCTCTAGGAATTCCTCTTTCCGAGTCTTCCATCAATCCATTTATAACGTCTCTAGCATTTTCTGCATCCATTGGCGCTAATTCATTTCTTGATTTAATTAGATTAACTTGTATTCCTTCTTTATTTATTATTACCTCTTCGTCTTCTTTTAATCTAAATTGTATATATTTAAGTGCTATATCTAAATCTTTCATATTATTTATTATAATAAGATTATTTAGTTTATTCTATTTAAAACTGCTGAATTATTACTCCGCCATTACTTAATCTAGGTAAAACTATTGTTTCATCTCTGAAGAAATCAAGAACCTCGTCATCATCCTCAAATTCTTCATCCTCTAGTAAATGAGAATATTCTTGCTTTAATTCATTTAAATTAGAATACTCTGTGAAATCGCAACAAATTGAAATAACATCTAGCTCGATTTCTGATCCTGTGTCTGATTCTAACTCGGTTAGGAAATCAAATAAAGCGATCCTACCTTCTTCAGAGAAATTGCTTTCTCTATTCATTTCTGTAAATGCTCTTACGAAATCCCACTGTGATACTGTTTGGTACATAATAATAATATAGTTTAGTTGTTTAGTTACGTCAAGAATTATCTGCCATTATTGCAAACCACCCTGCTTCCAAGGGTGACAAATGCCTGTTGTAGTTGAAAATTAAAACCTAATGCTTGTAAAGCATCGGCATCTTCTGAGGTTATAGTTTTACGACCTGTCAATCTTTGGATTGCATCTTTATGCTCTGATACAATGTAGAAGTGAGTTGTGCCGTAGTTGGTTTTTTCTTTGTAGAATATTGTTTTGTTCATAATACTAATAAAGCAAAATTTAATGTGTGAGTCAAATTAATTTTAATTTTTTTTTATCCTGCACAAAATACTGAGTAACCTTGCTTGGAAAATTTTCAAGAGCCATCAATCTCACTCCTTCGTTCTTGTAGATGCTCCACTCTGCTTGATCGTTGCTACCATAGTCTGCCCAACTATGTTCCTCATTGCCAACTAGCAAAAGAAAAGCATTTCTTGAAATTTCTACGGAATTATTAAAATTTGGTTCAATGTTCATAATAGTAATAAAGCATATAGTTTAATCGGCGTCAAATAAAGTTTTAATTTTTTTAAAGGCGTGCCATACGTGGCAGGAGTCGAACCTGCAAGAGGATAGTTGGCTCTGCAAAGCTCACCTCTCTTATCTCCCCTCAATTGCAGTTAAGGCAGAACACGTTGGCATATATTAAAGAACTAAGATCAATAAACCATATAGTTTATTTGATGTCAAATAGTTTTTTCTTTTTTTCTAAATATTCTTCTCTTGATATTTTCCCACTAGCTAAAGCCATTTCATAACTTAATCTATTTAATTCAATTTCGATCACTAGCATCTTTCCTTCGTGATCTGGAGAAGGATTTATCATCTCCAATACTCCATATGATTTAAATTCGTTGTATCTATTTATGAGATATTTCAATCTCTCCCTTGGTGTTATTTCTTCAATCTTCATACCTATACAAAGGGAGTGAATTCTTATTTTTCCGTATTATTTTATAAAAAAATGAAATAATTTTAATAGTGCCCGCTTACCCGCCCGATACCAACCTGTTATGTACTAGACTATTTTAACCAAAGGGTATCAAGTTTTATTTATACAATTTATTACGATTTGTGAAATTTTATTTAGTGTAAATACATTTGTGAGGTTATTAATTATTTTATTTATTTTTATTTGCTCTTGTAATAATTCAAATAAATTAAAACCTAGCGATACTTTATTTAAAGAAGAAGATAAAAATTGGGAGAAGTTGTATGCTATTGAATTAGAACGCGCTTTATTTCATGAAGATGATATTGCCTTCTATTTCTTTTGGCCATATTACCTGCGTGAGCGTTATTTAAATAGAAACAAAAAAACCCCCCTCCCGAAGGAGGGGGGGTACCAACATTAACCAAACAAATTAGTTTAAATTAACCAACTCACTCCAAACTCTGTGCATTAAGTTGGAGTCTTGTCCCATAGTTAAAGAAGTTAATCTATTCTCTGAAGAACTAGAACCATCGGTTGAGCGAAATGTCTTACCATGATTTTGATATTCAGTAATGCCATTGAGCAAATCCCAAGCAGTCTCACCTCTGTTGCCCATACCATTGGTGAAGCGCTGAAGAACATCTTCTCTAGTCTTCTCTGCTTGCTTGGTTTCACCTGCGAATAAGCGATTTATAGTTTCCTTGGCTTGAGACCTAGAAACCTTAGTGTCTGCTAAACTATAAATAATTTGTTTAGTTTCTTCGTAGGTTGCTTTAATGTTTTCAATCTCACTAGCAATATAAGAATCTAATTTAGATTCCATTTGGGAAGAATGTTTAACCTTTACACTAGATTGAACATCTTTAGCTACCATTCCATTGGTGCAAACCAATCTTTCTAACATTTTGTTTAAAGTATTCTGAATAGAACCATCGAATGATGTCCAAAAATAAATCAATTCATCCATAGTGTCGCCAACTTTAGGATCAATCTCAATAGCATTTTCCTTGCGTAAGGTAAGATACATTCTACGACCACCTTTGGTGAAACCTGCCGTGTCAAACTTCATATCCAACTCTTCGCGAAGATTATTTACATAACTAAATGCTTTCGCAGGTTGCATTAATTTATATGTTTTGTTTACAATAGCGACAGGATTATCGTTGCCATCGAATACTCCACGATAGGTTGGGAAATCATGAATTGGACGAAGAGAGTAATCATTCTCTGCTCCGATTGCGGTTAATACTTCACTTACTGATTCACAACTTGATACGTTCATTTTTATTCCTTTTGTTTGAGGGTTAATCATAATCTATACCAATACCTTAATCAGATAACTAAGTGAAGTCAAATTTTTTTTTAATTAATTTAATTCGGGATCAATATCTCCCTGTAGTTTATATAGTATATCGTGCTTTAACATTTCATTCTCTTCTCTCAACTCTAGTACCGCCTGTCCCATGCCACCTAATGTAGCGCCAATTAATTCAGTTAAAGTAATCGCCAACTGATCGTCTTCTATTTGATCTAATAAATTAATAATAGTATTTGTAACTACTCCAACAAATCTAGCCACTTCTTCATGACTTTTGCTTTTTAAATTCTTTGAGTGAAAATCAACAGATTCATCTAATTTTTTATAAAATTCAAGTATTTCATCAGGCTCATCTGATTCTTCATTATCGAAGTACATTATCTAAGTTTATATAATTCTTTATCTATTTCTATTATAGTCTTATTTATCTCAGAAATCAACTTCTTTGATCCTTTTATTTTATTTGCTTCGTCCAATGCTTTCTTTTGATCTATTCTTTTATCTAATAATTCATTTATTTCACCCAATCGAGTTTTATACTCGACGGGTTCGGGGTAATCATTTTTGCTTCTTCTTTTTTTCTTGGGCATTCCCCACGCTGAAAAATTTTCTTCTCCGAAATTCATATTTTAACCCTCCATTAACATATTTACAAATTCTTGCATATTTTCACAATCTTCGCTATAATATGTATTTACACTATTTTCCATTAATTCTATTTCTTCGTAAATATCTTGTTCATTATAATCAAGAACACAATCTACTTCGTTGTCAAAATTTTCTGTTTCAACAAAGTTGTCAAAACCTATTTTATCTAAATATAAATCTATATAGTTTTCGGGGGCAGGAGTTTTGCCGTTGATGTTGATCCATGATGCCATTGCTTTGATTGCTGTAATATTATTCATAATGTATTAAGGTAATGTGGTTGATAATAAGAATATAACTAAAATTATAAGTAAAAGTACCATAAGTCAAATTTAAAATGAAAAAACTTTTCTACCATCTAAAAGAACTGCATCAGCACTATGAACTGAACTACCACTCTCTTTCTCGTAGAAGAATTCGTTTTTATATGGGTTGTATGTAACTTCTGTTCCAAAGTTCTCGTTTAATATAGTATTAAACAACTCACTTATGTATCCTTTAATAAAAGCATGAACATTCTTTCTCCTTTCTTTAATTACTTTTTCCCTGCCCGCTTGATTTACAATAAATTCGCAATCAAATAATTTAATTAGATTAGTGTGAGCTTTAACTAATCCATCCTGCTGAACACTCCAACATTGTTTATGTAGATTACGATAAACTTTAATTGGTTTATTTGGATTAATTTTATATCTTGGGTCGTTAGCTTTTGTTGATTTCATATACCAACTATTACATAGGTAGTGATTCATGTCAAATAAAATACAAAAAAAATCCTCCCCCGAGCCAAAAGGAAGAACTCAGAGGAGGAAGGAGGGGATAAACCACGGAATAAAATAGATGTGGGGAGGGACTACTGAATACCCTCAACTTTTGGCGTGAACATCAGTTCAATGTGTAACCTACTCGCACTACACTTGGATTGGACATCCTACCTCAGACATTTGTCCATCAGCACTCCACCATAGAGAAGCATATACCTTATCTCGAACACGAAGAGACATTCGGGTCACCCACAGGAAGGATTATAAGCCCTTCCAAATTGGATGGAGCAAGTCGGCGCCCGATACTCAGTTGCCAACTTATTTGCTCCAAATTAAAATGTTAAAGATCAATTTATTTGATTTGATTGAGTTTGTTTCTCAATTATTTATCTATTATATACTATTATTTAATATTTGTCAAATTATTTTTTGAAATATTTTGTTGTTTATTAAATTGATTTAAATTTGGATCATGGCAAACATAACAGATTCCATGTCCTGCTTCGGGACAACTATGATCTTTATATTTAACATGAGATAATATCGGGCACTCTTTATTTATATAATTATTTTTAGTACATCCTATATTAAATAGAATAATTAATATTAAAACACATCGCACTCTACCGACTCCTCTTCTAATTTTTGTAAATCATATATTAAATCGCCTAATGCTTCTAACGCAGATTGAATATCATTTTCTGCCCATTTAATATTTTGTTCGTAAGTATTTTTGATTTCCGCTAATAGTTCTTTATTTTCTTTCATACCACAACAATACTAGAATAAGTTAGATATGTCAAATCTTTTTAAAATTATTTTAAAATTAATTAAATTATTTTAAATTCTGCTAGATGTTATAAAAATTTATACAATTTATTTAATTCAGTAATTCCTATATATTTGGCGAAGTACGCACAAAACTCTGCAACTTGTGCGGGATTCCATTCTTCTTTCTCTATTGTTTCTCCTACCTCAAGATAGTGTCCGTCTCGCCACATCTCTGTTAATAATACATTTTCTGTTTTCATTACTTATTTATTTAGTTTATTTTTGTTTTCTATTTATTTAATTTAATAGTGGGTTCTGAGAGGCTTGAACTCTCGACCTGCCGATTATGAGTCGGATGCTCTAACCAACTGAGCTAAGAACCCCTTTATTTATTTAAATATGTATTTATTTATTTCTTCTGTTAATTTATTTGATCTCTCTTCTAATTCTTCTATAAAAAATAATAATATCTTATTTGCTTTGTCTTCTATTTCTTTTCGCTCTTGTTTATTTAGTTTCTTATTATTTAGTTTATACTTTAAATCATATATATGATTACCTACATTAGATAGAAAGTTAATATGAATGTCAAGTAATTTATTTAAGTCTTTTTTATCTTCTGTATTTAAATTAAAATAATCTAAATCTATTTCATTCTTTAATATATTTAATTCTTCTATATATTCTTCTTTTTCTCTATTAAATTCTTCTAAATTATTTCCCATTTTTTTGCTTGACTAATTTATAAATGTGTGATATAATGTATATTTGTATATATTTAAGTCGCGCACTACTGCAAATAAACTAATTACTCATAATAACCAACAACTTAATTTGTATATAAACTCTGTATAAATTATTGTATATATTCCCTTATATTCTTTATATATACTTATTGTTTATTAGATAATTTTTTCCTCTTGTATTTAGAAAGTTCTTGTAATTTACCATGAAGATGGGTAAAATCATAGAGTAAATGTTCCTTGCGTTCGTATCGGTGATCTTTGGGAACGATAGTCTCAAAAACTTTCCCTGCACATAGTTTTCCTGTGTGAATTGCCCATTCTCTAATGGTTTTGAGTGGTACATTTGGAAAGTTATGTGAATAACTTGCTTGCCAATTTCCATACTTATCGAATACTGAATATCTCATATATGTTGTAATAATTTATAATATGTTTGTAATATACTTTATAATTTATAATTTGTCAAGAGTTTTCTTCTATTAATTTTCCTATTTCGTTCATATTAATAATTTCTTTAAATGCAAGTCTTAAATTCATTTTATCCTTTGTATCTAAATTATACCAATTTGTCAAGTCTTCATTCATTTCAATAAATTGTTCATTTAAATATTGTTGTGTTAATTTGTCTGTTTGTCTTGCAAAAGATAAAACATTATTTACAAATTCTTCTTGTTTATTCAATATATCCATCTTCTTTCTTTCTAGTATTTTCTTGATCCGCTTTAATTGATTTTACTAAATCTTTAATATCTTGTTGTCCTAAACTTTTGAATTGTTTAAAATTCACATATATTCCATTAGCTTCGCTTAAAGTTCTCATGTGTTCTGCCCAATCCCCATCAAAGTTAGCTATCGTTTTAATTAAAATAATTAATTCTTTTTCTGTATAACTTGCATGAATAGAAGATTTAAATAAAGGTATCGCTCCAAAATGATCTGAAGCATATACTTCATAAGTATTTAATTTTTTCTTTCCCACGCAACCTTCCCCTTGTAGGATAGAAAGAACAATACTTCCTATTCTATGCCTTGCCGACCAAGATAATTGATCTATTTTATTAATATCCCCTTCTGTTGGAACAAAACTCATATAAATTAATTCTCCCAAAGATGTCTTTGGTATTCTGCCCAAGTTTTATCTCCATGCTTGAAATTTTTAATTAAATTAATTAATTCAATAACCTCACCTTCTGACATATACTCGCCAATGTCATTGAACCCTAACGGAATATTGCCATTCGAGTCCCATACAAGCACCTCAAAGGTATTTGAATGCCTTCTTCCATAACAACCTTTTCCTTGAATCATTGAGATCATTATATCTCCAATTTGATAAGATGAAGACCATTTTAAATCATCTAAATCTTCTACTCTCATTTGTTTTTGTTTAATTTGTCTTTTTTTACTTGTTGAAGTATAGCTAATTTTCTTTGAAACTCTCTTTGTTGTGCAAAGATTGAATCTTCGATTACAGAACCAAAGTTATTCCATTTTCTCTGCATGATATAATTACCATTGATAACATTGTTTGCTATGTTTGATTTTAAGGATTTACTACTCATTTCGCAATATAATTTTTAAGGTTAATGTTTTTGTTATAATTTATAACTTAGCAAATAAATTCAATATTGTCAAATTTTTTTTAAAAATCTTTTTTAAATTTAATATTTGAAGATGTATAATTGCATAAAATCTCTTGCCCTTTAGCTATTTCCTTTGTTGCTATCCATTCATTATCCACCAATTTGCAATTTGAATATTTAGAATGATTTATATAATCAGAAAAAACCACAAAGTTAGGAGAACGAATGTGCAATGAATCGTCATCTTGGCGAGATGTTTTTAATTGCTCAACAATATCCGCGTTAGCCCCATGAGATAAAAGATCAAATATTTTGCAAGCATAAACTTTATAATCTAAATCATTTTTATAAATTAATTCTCCCTCATATATTTTAGTCGTAGCAAATAACCCGACTCCATGAATATTGGAACTACTTAAATGAACTTTATGTTGATTTACAAAATTTATTACATCCATTACCTGCGACCTCTTTCTTGTGCCTGTCTCACTTTTGGACGCACCATGCAACCCTTATTCGTTAAAGACTCGACAAGTGGTTTTTTTCCACCATGTGAGTTTTGTTTCTTTTTATATACGCCTTTTGCTCCTTCGATTTGTGTCTTTGCCATATTTATTTAATTAGTTTAATTATTTTAATTCGATTTCGGGATGTTTTCCATAATATACTGAATTTTTTACCTCTAAAACATTTAATTTATCTTCAAACTCTGCTTTAATAGAATCTGTATCATATACTTTAGTTCCATTATCTAAATAATGATATAATTTAATTGTCATTGCATCATTGTCAAGTTCGTCTTGCATAGACTCTTGTAATTTCTGAAAATATGATTCGCTCATTTACTTCCCCCATTTATATTATCTAATTCGTTTTGTTTCTCCTGTTCTCGCATTGCATTTACAACTATTGTGTCAAGCATATTGCTAATTGGACTTGTATCTTCAACATATATGTCAAAATATCGACCTGCTAATTGTGCCATTTGTTCTACACATTCATTAAATCTATAATTATATCCACCATTTGAGGGAACTTGAAATGTAATTGGGTCTGTTTGATAATTCATAATAACAAATTAGCATACAAGATTCTGCGCGTCAACACCTTTTTTAATTTTTTCCATTACTTGGTCAAGAAAAACATTTGAATAAGTGTCTCCATTACCCCCTAAGTTCCAACGAGTTACGAGTTCGGGATCGTTTACGTTGGATTTCCAATCGTAAATAGTTACAATGTCGCCCAAATGATTTTGTAGCACCCACTCACATAATGTTTTATCTCCTTTACCAAATGTAGGCGATCCAAATAAATTAATTAAATTAAAATAGCTTGTTTCGATTGTGTCTTGGTAACAGGTTCTATTTGTTTTATTAAATACTTCGTCCGATCTTAATGTTTTCATATTATTCATTTTATGCTTGGCAATATTCGTTTAAGTAAATTCCTTCACTAATTAATTCATCTTCTGTGACTTCGATATATTCTTCTGCTTCGGTGCAATATACCCAATATGTTCCTGTGTAAGAGTCGTATGTCATTTTTTCTTCCATGTCGATTTTTTCTCCTTTTGTAAACGTGTGATTAATAATATGTTTATACCTTAAACATCTTTGTTGAGATTGTCAAGAGAATTGTCAAACCAATCTTCAATTTCTTTATATTTTAATTTAACTTTAATTTTAACTGAATTATTTTCTTCTATTGATAAGAATTCTTGATCTATATCTAATTCTCCATATAATAAGTCATTTAATTGATGTTTATCTAACTCAATAACTATATTATATGTAACTACATTATATTGTTTATCCATTTAATTTTTCGTATTCATCAATTAAATCTTCTAATTCCCATTCTGTATAGTCTTTGAGCAATTTAATGTTCTGAAATGCTCCATCTATATAAGTTGCTCCACCCATACCATCGTTACATATTTCTATACCTTTGATATTTGTTTGACATTGATAACCAACACCTCTATTCGTTTTAAAATACCTTACTCTTGTTACTTTCATAATTCTAAATTTGTTTGTAATCATATTTCAAATATGATTGAGGAAATTAAAATTGTCAACACCAAAAATACAAAAAGCTCAAGATAGAAATAGCCATAATCAGAATTAATTCGATTAAATTTTTCAACGATCCAAAATAGTTTCTTGATTTTCATGCTATCTCCAATCTATAATATCCATATTCTATTTGCTCTTCTTCAGTCAAAGATTCAAGACCATTGTAATCTTCATAAATTTCACGAATATCATCTAAATCTTTACCAATATAAAGAGTAGGACTATAATCTTCTGATTTATTTAAACCATTTGATCGGTCTGCTTCAAGAATATAATCTAACATTTTTTGTGGTTCGATATTCCATACTTTTTGTACTCTCATTGTATATAATCCCTTTCTACGCATTGTATATTAATTTTTTTCATTTATTCCACTCTATATCTTCATAAGTGATTTCTTCATTAAATACAAAATTATACAAACTAACTAATTCTTCTATTCCACAATCAGCAATGTAATCTTGTAATTTGACTATAATTTGTGTTTCCTTCATGTCGTTAAAGTAGGATAATTTGCATGATATGTCAAGCATTTTAATGGTTTTTTCATAAAAAGTTGATGTTTATATAGTTAAACAATAATTTTGCATCTTTTATCATGCTTTTTATTGCAATCTGCCCCCTGCATCTAATACATTGCGAAGACAACTAGATTGACCTGCTCGCGCGGTAACTTTCTTGGCATGAGCAAATGCACTAGGATCAGCAAAAGTTTGCATGACCATAGTAGATTTGTCAAGATAAACATTCATGCCCTTGCGAGGAATAGAGTTGGCAACCTTGATGCCATGATCTATTGACTTCTGTATATCTGCTAAAAATGCTTCTGCCGTATTCATAATTATATCTTCGCATATCCCTTTCTACTTGTCAAATAAAATTTTAAAAAACTTTATTTAATTATGTTAAATTTAAATTAATTAATTTAAATACCATACAACCATTCAATTACATTTCTATCATCATCTTCTTGCTTTTGAATTGCATCATACAAGTTTTCCCAATGTTGTTCTTCAAAAAATTTTATAAAACCTTGATGCTCTTTGTTGGAGTAATCAAATGATTTTTCTGCTTCAAACCAATTATTTGTATATTCATCCTTTAATTCAAAATACAATGTTATTTTGTATATCTTGAAGTCTTGAAGTATGGCATAGTCGGGCAAGACATGAGTTCCACCTGCTCCACCTGTGCAATGAGTCCCTGCATAATCAAAAGAATCATTGTCAATGCACCAATTCGCATCTCCCTCGATATTTGCATAATACTCTATGCCATTTTTATTAAATTCAAATCCGTCTAGCTCAAATAAAACATTTTCTTTCATAACTTAACCTTACTTTACTTTTTTTCGCTTGTCAAATATTTTTTAAAAAAATTAATCCCAACTATACCATTGCTTTGTTTTATATGAATAAAAGTATCTTGGGTTTGCCGAACCTAGCTCATAATAATGCCAAGTTGAGGTTTCATGGACATAAACCAATGGATAACGCTCATTATCTGTGTAAATCCAACCCTTATTAGGATCATATATCCAACCATTCACAAAAGTAGTAAGAGAATTTTTCTTTTCATTCGCTAATTTTAATTCTAATTCTGTAATAATGTTAGACAATTCAACTACTTCATTTTCAAGATCAGAAACTTGATTGTATAAACTATTTGTGGGCAAATCGGGCAAATAGAATTCATCAGACGCGCGATGCAACTCGGATTCATTTAAAACTCTATTATAAACTTTAAAAGAATCTAATAATCCGACAAACCCTTCTGAGTCGCCACTTTTACCAATAAAGAATTTTGTGTTATCATAATTAAATTTTCCATAATTTTGAAGACTTGAGGTTCTTAAAAGAACACCATTTACATAAAAATTATAATTAGAATTTTTTAAGTCCAATGTGAGAACAATATTAGTCCATTCAATATTTGGCAAACTTCCTACTGAATTATATATTAATCCAAGTAATGATGAATTCATTCTAAAGGTATTTTGCTTCAAGAATAAAGTGTACGGATAGGCAAATATACTTGCGTCACCTACTCCTCTACCAAATACAAAATTATTTCTAGGAATGAATTGTTCTGTCGAAAATGGATTTGGGTCGGGAAATTGCAAGTCCGCTTTTACCCAAAAATCAAAAGAAAAACCATCTTGAAAATCAAAAACATCAACACCATTAGAGAATGTATCTACCTCGATACAAGTATCACCATCAAGACTTAAAGCAGATTCAATACTATTAAATCTGTCAGATACAAATTTGCCCCCATGCAATGTAACGTCTAAATTAGACGCTAAATCATTTAATTTATTAAAATATGTCAAATCAAAAGGTAAATCAAGAACTAAACCTTCTTTTGAATATTCGGGGACAGAACCACCAAAGATAACATCTACTTCGGGCGGAGAAACTCTTTCTGCAAAAACTAAACTAGCAATTAAAGCAGAAGACCACAATGTATTTTTAATTTTCATAATAATAAATTAACTCACTTTCTAACGTTTGTCAAATTTTTTTTCAAATATCTTTGTTTAGCAAATATGCTCCTAGACACATTAATGCAAATATCAAAAAAAGCCACATTTTCAATCCTCCAATTGATAAATTAAATAATCAACCAAGTCAGCAGATTCTTTTAATGCTCTATTGAATTCATTGTGAACAATAAAAAAACTAATGCTTTTAAAATAAATATTTATTTCCTCAAATAAACCTTTATCATCATATCTTTTTTTGAGTTCATCAAACAAGGCATTTGCAGTATTTATATTTTCATCGAAGTTCATTTTCATTTCCTTAATATTAATGCGTCATGTATTAATTTCCTTGTTGGTTTATCTAAATATCTACCATTTTCGTCTTTAGGTAAAACAGATAAAACTTCATCGGGTTCTACATCTAAAATTTTACAAATGCACATAACTTTTCTTAAAATTCCAATGTTTCGATATTTCAATATTGCCCAAATAGCATCAGCAGTTACATCATCCGATTTCTTAACAATTTCAAATAATTTAGTTTTCATACTTCTACTTCATATAAATAAAGAGGTTTATCTTCATCAACTCTGACAAAATAATGAGTCTCTTGATTAACAATACTCATAATATCAGCGCAAGTCAAGTTTTGTTTTCTTGAAGCTGAAATGTCTGCGAGATGTTTTAATGTTACTTTTTGACCATTATTCAAACGATTACCGATATAAACATTATATGCTTCGACTAAATCATTTTCTAATGCGTCATCATCATCTTCAAATTCTTTAGCTACAAAGTCACGATGTTCGTCTTCAGTCCAATCAGAATCATCATCATCCCATTCACCTTGATCCACCCAATCATTTTCATCTTCTTCGTCTTCATCGAAGTCGACGTCATCATCTGATCCATAAATAGGTTTATTAGCCTCATAGACAGGTCTATTTAGCTCTTTGCGAGTATCTGTAATGTCAGACACAACTCTGTACTTTGAGACACGTAGCTTTTGAAAGTCACAATCAGTTGGAACTGAAACTGCATCAGCAGGATCAAACTCTACAACAAGCAATCTGCCACTTTCTCCTGCCCAATTATTGGCATAATCGTATGAGCCAACATGAAGACCGAAAGAGCAATGGTTATCTTTGTTGTCATCTACACAACGACGTGCAACTTCGATAGTCGCGCCAACCTCATTGAGAATTTGATGACGCTCGTTAGTTTTGCCTTGCACAACAATAGTATCTGCATTGCCTGTGCTACTCCAATAATCACCTTGAACACCTTTGTATCCAAGACAAAGACCTTCGGGAGTTGTGGGTAAAGATTTATAACCAAGAAATGTGTACAATTCTGCAACACTATTGGCACTTGGATTGGCTTGCAATCTAGTAATGAAATTAACGATTGGAGCAGAATCTTTTGCACCTGCACGAAGCATATCAATTAATTTATCTACAACAACACCATGAAGACGATGCCCCTTGTAATAAACAACTTCATCTTTGACTTCAATATCGCCTTCGACAAAATCTTCAACTGACTTGGCAATGTCAACTAGATCACCTAAACGATCATATTCACCATCAAGAATAGCTTTCTTGGCATTGTGGAAGTTAGGATGATCCTTACGCAATGTGTAAGGTTTGCCTTCCCAAAAGATAGTGAGTGAATTTTCGCTTTGTATATAAGGAACTTTATTCATAATTTTTAGCTTTCTAATTTAATGTTATAATAAAAGTATAGATTGATTTTTTTAATAAGTCAAGATTTTTTTTAAAAAATTTTGGAGAGGGGATTTTACTCCCCATCTCCTTTATCACACAAATTTATGTAGTCTTCAAATTTAGATTGGATATTGCCATGTCTATAATGATGGTTGACTGCACCATAGTAAGAAATGGAATCAGCAATAAAACTTAGAAGAGAATACTTGTTTGTTACTTTCTCAATAGTTTCAAGCATTGATTCTGAATCAACGTCAACATCTAAAGTATCCAATAACCATTGGCGATCATGTAGAGCAATATACATAACTGAAGAAGATGCTTTTTGCTTATGATCTGCGGAATTGATGACTGAGCAGATGTCTTTAACTTGATGCAAAAGATGATCTTCAGAGAGAAAATTTAAATTCATATTTGGATTAACAAACACATTTTCAATAGGACTAAGAGAACCCATAATCTTCTGATAATCTGATTTCGATTCTGAGGTTAATACCCTTCTAAATGTAATAGAACAATCTCTTTTGTTCTCTCTAACATATTCCTTGTAATGGTCAAGCATAAAATCAGCAAAACTAACCCAATTAGATTTATCTAGTTTAGCAACATCTGCTTTGCGAACACCGAAGACAACTAAATTTGCCAACTCTTCGTTATCTACTGACTTTCCAACTGCACGAACTTGACTAGATAAACTATATACTTTATCCAAGTCCCATAATTCATTTTTAGGGCAATCAATTTGATAACGAGTGATTGGAACATAGATTAATTTTCCATCAACAGAACCTTCCATATCTCCTGCTTCAACAGAATTGATGGGATCATTGACATTTGACCAATAATCTGCATTTTTATGAGCATAACCTTTTTTCTTGACCATTTTGAATAATGGTATAGATGCTCTGCTCTCTCCACTTACACGATTGTAGACAGGTTTTTCTTTCTCAATTTTCGATGCGTAACGAATATGTTTTGAATCAATTAAATTGAAATTCCATTCGTTATTCATATAATCAATACCATCTTGATTGGCAGGATTAATGAAAAAGATTTCTTGTAAATCTTCATCTTCATTGAACAATGTTCTAGCACGAAGATTGTTGCCATGAGAAGAATCTAAATCTTGATATACGAACAAATAATTGTCTTGACAAAATGCTTTGTTTTGCTTACTAGAAACAACTTTGTAACCATTGCGAGCATCATTGTCTTTAGTTCTGATTGATCTAGTAATGGTAATGTTATCTGATTCGCCATAAGGAACAGAGAAATGAGCGTTTTCAATCTTTATGCCATTCCACTCAAAAGCATTTTCAAAGATATTGCGCATTGAATAGCTTAAACTATTTACAATAACTGCATGATTTCTTTTAGCTTCCCATAAATCTTCAGAGTCAGCAAGTTTTAACTTTGCAATATCAAGAATTTCTTGACTTGCTTCGTATAATGCTCTGCATAATGCTTTTTGGGTAGATTGATTGTATTCTAATGATTCACGACTATGATGTAACTTTACAGAACCGATTGGCATACGAAGAAAAAACTTACTTTCGCTCAATAATTCTTCAACAATTCTTTTAGCTTTGTCATCTTTAATAAAATTATTGACATTTACAGATGAGCGATCAAGACGATAAGAAACTCTGCCCATAATAACATGACAAGCGGAACTATAATGGTAACGATCATCTGAATCATTTTCTAAAATAAACCAATCGTCAGTAGCACTTTCCAATGAAAACTTATTCTTTGGTAAGAAATCTTCTTCTACGCCAATAAATTTTGGCATTTCATCTTCGGGAAAAAATTGGAAGAAAGTTTTAACAACTGAACGAAATTCCCCAATGTCACTTTCTGAAACTGCAACCTCGATGGACAAACCTGTTGGTTCGCTAGTTGGTTCTTCATGTAGTTTAGCAATCTTAGTGTCATCATCATCATTTACAAATACATTGTAGGATGTCTTGAGTCCACCATGATAAGAAACACAAGTAAAATTATCGCCATAAGACAATGGAGCAAACTTACCAATACCGAATGCGCCAATATAATTGTTTGATGTGCGTTTGGTGGACTTGCCATACTTGGAATAAAGACCGAACACATCTTCTTGGCTAAGTCCACCCCCGAAGTCACGAACTGCAAAAGTCGGATTCATTGTGGTTGGTAACTTGATCTCGATTTGTCGAGTAACTCCTGCTTCCTTGTTTGCGTCAAGTGCATTGGCACTAATCTCACGAACTACCGCAAGACGAGTATTAGAATAATTGTTACGAAGAAGAGATGCTACATAGCGCATATCTTCGGCATCAATAGTGCAGTTGACTTGTTCAAAGTCATGTGATTGAACTACTTGTTCTTTACTTTTTTGTGTGATAATCATTTCGCTTTACTTTCTTTTTTGTGTGATAAAATTTAAACTATGAACTTAGTATTGCATATATAAAATGGTATGTCAAACTTTTTTTAAATTTTTTTTAAATAAAGTGAATTCGCACTTTGGGCAACGATATGTGGTATGTCTTCTTAACCTGTGCATACCATACTCTATCCCGCAATGGCAAGTATCATTATACTTATAATAATTCTTTGGTTTAATTAAATCTGTTTTAGAACAACTTTTGGGAATAGCACCAATTTCTTGACAAACTCTTTTCCATAATAATCCATGACCCATGCCTAATTTACCATGACGAACATAAGCTAAACCATGAGCAATTTCATGCAATATAGTATCTTTAACATCTTCTATGTCATTTAACTCAACATACCACTTGCTTAATTTAATTAATTTATTTTTAAAACTACAAGTACCAAGGGCATTTTTTTTATTTTGCCAACGAAATAACCATTCATCGGGCAAATCATGTTTTGCCATATATTTATAAACTAAACTTTCCGCTTCCCTTGCATTCATAAAAACACAATAATGTAACAATTAGGCAATGTCAAACTTTTTTTATTCTCCACCAAAAACCACAAATGCTAAAAACAAAAGAAATGCGATACTACCAAGTAAAAAACAGGAAAGCTCAATAAAATCTGTTATATTCATTTTTGATGAGATGGTTTATTTCTTGAGGTTAGTTCTTGCTCTATGTCAAGGAGAATCTGATCTGCTAGTTGGATTTGATTGTAATTATGTTTGCTAATTTCAACTCCATTATTTAGTTCATCAAGAATTAATTCTGCTGAACTAATTATTTGATATAATAAATATTCTTCTTGATTTTGATTTATTTTATTATTCATAACTTTTAATTTATATGATTTTGCAAACTCTCTATCCGATCTATGATTGGATGCAATTAATAAATCATCTCTGTAATATATTGGCATTATGCTACCATTAAATCATTTTCAAGATGATGTTCGATAGATTCTCCATTATTAAATGGAATAACAACTTCGATAATAAAGTTTAAGACTGCATTTGTTATTTGCGCTATTTCTTCTAAATTTTGAGTGGACATATAATTTGAATCTCCTTGTCCACCATAAGCGATTCTATACCCCTCACGAACAGGAGCAATATTGCCTGTCTTGACACTATGCCATTGACCATTATTAGCTTGACTCCATTGTGTTCTTTGATGAAAACTACCAATATAAACAAGAGCATCTATTGGTGAAAATCTATTGCCTACACTATCATTTTGAGCTACATAATCTATAAAATCAATATCGGCAGTTGGGAACGGAGTTTTTAAATCTTTTAATTTAACATGAACCGCACGATATTTGTCCCTATCGTAATAAGTATAGGGTTGACCATTCCATGTTGTTTTGTGTTTTGATGTCCCGCCTGTGAGTCTCGCCATATCATGGTCACGATCAGCCTTAGTAGAATAACTTAAATAATTTGTACTTGGCACTAATTGCTTAACTAATCTATTGCTTTTAAACATAATGTCCGTTGGTTGCCAACGATTCCATTCAACCCTACTTCTTTCAAAGAATTTCATAATTTTTCGCTTTCTATTTTTTTATTGTTTATCTAAGTGTTTTCTGACTATTTCACAAGCCTTTAAAATAACTAAATGTTCATCCGTTCTTTCTCCAATGGCAGAAACCTCTGCTTCATTGACGACTAATTCTAATGCTTCTTCTAATGTCATAATAGTACCCTAACAAATTAATTTACGCTTGTCAAACTTTTTTTAAATTTTTTTTAATTTTCTCCAAACATATTATTCCATTCATCTTTAATTTCAATAGCAGGAACTGCATCTAAACCTTCAGAACCATATAATAATAAATTAATAATTTCTTCTGTACTCATGTTCATAGCTTCCTGCTCTGCAAGATCATATCTCATCTCGTCTACTGATGGTTCGTGATCTCTAATTTGTCTTTCAGTTGTTCTCATAATTTTAATCTCCTTCTCTTGTTGCTACTACCAATAACTTAACATCATCTTCATTTCCTGTCAAACCAAAAAGTTCAATAACATGATGAAAAATCTCGCCATCTTCGGGCGAGACACTAATCCATGAGCAGTTTTGTTCTTCGCCATCAATATCATTGACAACAACATCCCATTCGTGTTCAAGTAGTCTAGCTTTTTGATATTTGGTCAATTTCATTTTCGCATTCTAATTTTTCTAATTGTTTATAAAGTGAATCTAATTGTTTATTTACTTTTTTAATCTCAGTAAAATTATTAGGTTCTTGAGAGTCTAAATAATCTGATTGAATTTCAAGCAATCTAATCTTTTTATTTAATTCTATAATTTCGTCTGTCATATTTATATATTTATTATTCATTAATTGAATCCCAATTAATTTCTGTTTGTTTTATTTTCCATGCGATTTCTCCATTTGTGGGGTCAACGTATTCAACATTGAAATCACAATCGTCAAGAGTTTTATATGGATCGTACTCACGCACTATTTGCTCTGCTTCATCTCGACTTTCTGCTTCGACATAAAAGCAATTAATTATTTTAATTCCTACGCAATATTCTTTTTTCATTCTTCTTCCTTTAATACTTTCTTTTTTAATTGTTTTAACGATTCGTAAACTGATTTCCAAGAATCTTTACCTTTCTCCATCTCGGAAATGTATTCCAAGACTTCATCTATACATTGCGAAACAGGAACTTTAACTCTTAACATTTTCATCTTTTGCTTTGTATTTGAGGGACTCATCACTATTTAAATCACAAGCAATTTGTATATTAGTAACATTATGCCATGCTTCGTCTGCATAGATAGTTCCATCAGCGTTAAGACTTGGTTGTTTAAACCATTTGCGAGACTTTTTATAAGAACCAATATGTCTTTCAATTATCTCTATGTCATCTTTAATGCAATCCAAACGATGTCTAAGTTCAAGATTTTCTTTTAGCAATCTCTCTAAATTATCTTTATGAATTTTATGCTCTTGCTTTGTTAAATAAGTACGTGCGCACATTTCTTCTGAGAATGATTTTTTTTCAGCCAATTTCTTTTTTAGTTTATAATTCTCTTTTTCCAAATTTTCATTTTCTTTAAGTAAAGATAATTTTTTGTTTACTTCAATTAATTTATTTTCATAAAATTTCTTGATCGAATTTTCGTAAGTTGGGTAGTCGTCTCCTATTATTTCTTTCATTCTCTTACCTTATATTGATTGTTTTAAGTTGTCAAGTTTTATTTCAAATCTTTTAATATATCATCTAACTGCTCTAATGTTATTACTTCGCTTTTATCCATATCTTTGCAAAATTCAGAAAATTTAATTTTATTATATTCGAGAATATTGTAGTAGGATTTTTGTGCGTCGTCAAGCATTAATCTCAATGTTTGCAATAAATCTTCAGCACTTTCTCCAATTATTTCGGGCTTTTCAGTATGAGCGCATATTTCACCATCGTCATTATACATGACTTCATAAAGACCATAAGTGTCTTTGTCTTTAATTATACGATAGTTCCACATTACATTTCGTAAGTTTGCTCTAAATCTGCATTAGCATAATCTTCACTTGTCATGTCGCACAAATCACCAAAGATATTAATTCCACCTTCTTCAACTAATATTTCACGCGCTTCCTCTTCTGTTTCAGCTTGAATCTCATATACCATTGTTGCAGGTACAGAGAATACAAAATATTTATCTTTTTTCTTTTGAGTCTTCATCTTTAATATATTCTGATATTACATTTTCTATCCATTCATTAAAACTTAACCCTTGTTCATGAGCGTGTTGCATATATTTAAATAGATCATTGTCATCAAAGTCAAGCTCAATCGTTTCATATTTGACTTTTTTAATCAAAAATCCACCATCTTGCTCGACAAATTTAATGTCATCACCTTCTGCCCAACCTAAACGATTGAGTAATTCATCGGGCAAATCAAAATACAATTCACCATCAATATTTTCCTTAACTTCTAGTTGTGTTTTTTTCATAATTTTATACCCTTTTTGATTCTGCTTCTTCTCTTGTCATCTCGCCCCTAATATATGCACCGAAATCATCATCATTTAAATGAGAAGTGTCAATAGGTTTGACTCCAAACTCTCCGATTAATTCAAGTTCTTTAACTCTTTGATTGAGTCTTTGATTCATCTGATCTTTTAACTCAAACATTCGATCTACAATATCTGCAATAAGAGGATACTCTCCAAGTTCATAAAGGCGAGTGTCTAGCCCACTTTCAGAATCGTGGATACTTTTTAACTTCATTATTTCTTCAGCTTTATTCATTTTCTTTTTCCTTTTCTCTTTCTATTAAGATTTGAATTAATTTCTTTGTATCTTCCTCTGTGAGATCATTCAATAAATCATAAATACATTCGTATTCATCTTGAGTTACAATTTCTTCAGATTTATTCATGTCTATACATTATAAGTCTTTATTTAAATTGTCAAGCTCGGAATCATTTAATTCCATTGAATCTTCTTCGGATTCTTTTTCTTTCTCTTCTATATGAGTTATTTCTGCATTTTGTTTCCATGCCTTGCTGATTTCCCAATCAGCATCTACTTCTTCAAATACTCTTGTTTCTGCTTCGTCTTGCGATTCTGCATCAATAAAGTAAGTGCGGTAAGTTGTGCTTGCTATTTCAATTTCGTATCTTTTTATTTCTCCCATTGTATTTCTCCGTTTTGATATGTAAAAATATATTCAGAGTCATCCATATCTATTTCGTGATATTTATTATTCTCTGTTGGTGGATTAACTCCATAAAGAGAAAGACCAAATGACCAATTACTAGAATCGGTATATTCATATTCACCCGAACCATCTTGCTTGACTTGACAAAAATCATCACCGCAATAAATATTGTAGTCTATGAAATTTCCATCTTCTAATTCATAACTATTCCAATAATCAAAATTATCTCCATCAGTTTTGACTTCGGGATCAGCAATAACTTTTTTAATATGAGTTAATGCTAAATCTGCAATCTTTAATTTTACTGCTTTACTTACTTTACTTAGTTCCATAATTCTTCCTCATAGTTTTCGCTTTTATATATTGGAGTGTACTCACCCATGTAAGCACCCTTTGTGTTGAATTCAAAAAATTCTATGGCATCATCCATACTCATGCCGTCTTCCATGTATATTTGTATGATAGCCTCTTCGCTATATACGACTCTTTTATTTTCATAACCAATGATGGCTGAATCAAACCTTGATCTTGGCTCAAGTACGATTGATCTCGGTTCATCTCTATTATCACTTTCTATTTGATCTACTAAATCTTGATTCATAAGACAACAATAGCAGAATACTGATTGCCTGTCAATAATTATTTTATTTTTTTTTTAAAAATTAGATTCTCCTGTATTAATGTGTAATATTAGTTGTGAAGGCATACCCAAACATCGCTATAAATAGAAATGCTAGTGTTACATTTAATCATGTTTGGGATAGTCAGAATGAAGAATGGATTCCAATGTCGCAGAATCCATACGATGTAAATTTATCGCAAGCAAAATCAAGCATCCATAAATTTGGAGCATTACCAACGATTGCAAGCAAAACATCAGAAGAAACAATATGGGATGGAACGGGGCTATATGAATTTCCATCAAACGATGGAGTAAGTTTAACCATTTCTTCATCAAACGCAAACGATACTCAATCTTTTGTTGTTATGGGATTAGATGAAAATTTCCTAGAACAAACTTGGGAAGGAAATTTAAATGGATTGAACGATGTTAGCATAAGTGGAACTTGGACTAGAGTATTTAGAGCATATAATGATGGATCAAATAATTTGACAGGGGATGTATCTATTAAAAATGGATCAACAATTTATGCTAAAGTATTAGCTCAACACAATCAAACATTAATGGCGGTTTACACGATACCCGATAATTATACAGGAAAACTATTAAGAATTCATGCTAGTGCAAATAATACAGACACATCTAGCGGTTTAAATGTACTTTGCCATCTAAAAACTCGTGAATATAACAAGGTATTTCGGACAAGAAATATATTAAGTTTTTCTGATTCTCAACCATTAACAGAAGAACTTACATTTCCATTGACTCTTCCACCAAGAACTGATATTTATATAAATAAAATAAGTTCAAGCTCAACAGGTGGAATTATAAGTGCTGAATTTGATATAGCTTTATTATAATTGTTTATAATTATCGTATAACCAATTTAATAAGCTATGTAAAGCCTCTCTATATCTAGCAGGATTACCCCTTGATTTCCAAAAAGACAATTCCTCCATACAAAAATCATGCCTCTCATTGAATTCATTTAAAATTTCAACGGGAAACTCTTCATCAACCAAATGATTTCCGAACATAATAATGTATTTAATTATTTCGCTATTTTCTTTAGAGTTGAACATATTTATTATTTATTTAAAGCATTGAATATTTGTTGTGCAATCATTTCTCTTGCACTCTCAGACTTTAAATTAATTTGTTTGTCTGCTAATTTATTTAGAACTTCTAGTATTTTTTCTTTCATTGTTTTTGCTCCAATTTATCTCATCATAATTTTTTTTAAATTGATCTGATATATTTCTTGGTTTAGAACCTTTTCCGTTTTGATGAGTTGATTTATTTTTAACCTTTGAATTAGTTTCTTTTTGCTTCATTGCATCAATACTATTTTACAAATTTTTTAATTTCATTTTTTTTTAGACTCAATTCTCTTTCTATATTCTCTGCTACATTTTGACCGACAGATATTTCGTGATCTTTAGACAAAGAGTTTAATAATTGAGCTAAATTTTTTCCTGTTTTAATCCTATAATCTTCTCCTGCAAGAAATAAATTTTCAGTAGTCATCAAAGTCAAATTATCTATCTTAATTAAGATATGATTGACTGCATCTGAACTACCTCTGACTCCTATTTTTATCATATCAATACCAACAACTATAATAAACGCGCCACTTCTTGTCAAGCATTTTTCTTGCTTCTTCTACGAACATTAAGTCATTCTTCTTGTACCAATAGTCGTTTTCGGGATATGGTTCGTCATTTTCATCGTTCCAAAAATAAGAATCACTACCCCAAAAGAAACCACTAGCTTCGGGGAACTCAAAATTATTGATAGCATATTCAAGTTCATCTATATCTTGAGAAGTTAATGGCAACTCAACACAATTAAATGCACTACCGAAACCTAATTCATCTTCAGTTAAGTCGGGCATATTTGGACAACCCTTGTTTTCCCAAAGTTGTTGCATCCAACCTTGCAAGCGATTGTGTTTGCGCCATTCCATTATTTGAACATCGTCCTCGCTATTCCTCTTGCGAGGTGGACGAGCGTAACCATATTGATCTAATCCCATGATGCTTTCTCCCTTTTTTTATTAGTTCCAATTAAAGTCTATATTATAACCTACTGCACGACGCTTGTCAATGTTTTTCGATGGACAAGTAACCTCGATGCAAATATCACGCCCAAGAGAATCACCTTCTAATATCGGTGCGCCTTCTTTATCCATTTCTTCTACCCAATCAATATTTAGATCATCAGATGGAAAGAGATCATATTCTGATTCGTCATCCAACCACATGATTGGTGCAGACCAAATATCTTCATCATCTTCTTGCCTAATTGTGAGCCAACTATTTACTTTCATAATAAATCAAATGTAGCTGATATTAGCAATAATGTCAATAATAAAAGAAATAAAAATTCAAATAAAAATCCAAAATTCATTTCAACCAACACAGGAAAAGACAAAACAAAGAAGAAAAAAACCCATTAAAAAAATTAAAAGTATATCTGAAGCCTCTTCCATTTTATTCACCTTTCTTTTCGTTATTTAAGTAGTTTTGATCGAAAATATCGTCTTCATCGAAGGCTCGATGTTCTCGCTTAAAGTTTTCATACTCAACCCATAACTTGTCGTACCAAGTTTGGTGAAGTTGACTCATGCCAATTAACATATTTAATAACTCGTCATCTGTATATTGTTTGGGAGAATCTCCTATCGCATAGATAACTGCATCAATGTCGTCTTGGATATTATTTAAATTGCCTATTGCTTCTTCTAAATTATTCATGGTATTTAACTATATATGTTTTAAACGATCTGTCAACTAAAATGTCGTGGATCATTGAATTAATTATTCTTTTGCTTCCACCCGCAAGACCACAAGAGATACCATAAGGTAGGGCGAAAGTAGAAGTTTTATCATCATGCTCATCTTTCCATTCAATGTCGTCAGCAACATTGTATAAAGCCTTGTAGAATGCTTCATAATCAACTTGTCTACCTTTCCCAATATAACTTTGCGTATACATATTATATATACCCTTAGTTTGAGTGGCATCAGTCCATGCGAAACTATACCAACCTAATTGATTGTCCCCTTCCATCATTGCATGGCAATCAGCACTATATGCTTCGGGGTAAGTGTGCTTTATATCAAGAGCAATACCTGCACCCATTACATTTTGAGTATTACAAGAATGAGCAATGTAATCAAACCCATGAAAGTGCATCTTGAGCAAATTGCCATCAATTATTTCTATTTTTTCAGTAGCTATCATGTCTATACATTAAATGAGGTTTTAAGATTTGTCAACTTTTAATTTTGTTTTTCCATCTTCTTCGTCAATAAAAACATCTACAACCCTGCAATGATGTGGATCAGCGATGAAAATTTTTGGATCACCCGAATCATTTGTGACTCTAGCCAAACCAACAGGTTTGACTTCAATACATTCTAGCAAGTCTTTTCCGTTATGTTCGCGCATATCATAAGAATGTGGGTACAATCCATCTTCTCTATTTAAATAGCAAATAATTCTGCCGTATTTATTTTTGTAAGAAATGTAAGAACTAATATCAAAAGATTTCTTGGCGAATAATTTATTACGAGGAATGTAGTATTTGCACTTATCTTTTTTGACATTGAAAATTTTATGTACACCAAAGGCATCTTCAATAGGTTCTAGTGTTTTATGGTGAACGAGCATACATTCAAACGTGGGATTAGCTTTACTATCCTCTCTGATATTTAGAATTTCACCAATTCGCTTTTTGAGGCGAAATGATTTTTCTTTGATGTGATCTCCAACTTTAAAAGAATGTTTCATGTAAACAACTTAAACTAAAAATTCTGATTTGTCAAATAAAAATGAGCCACCTGTCAGAATCGAACTGACGACCTACGCATTACAAGTGCGTTGCTCTACCTACTAAGCTAAGGTGGCAAATCATTCTCTACCTGTTAATATATACCATATTTGTAAAGATAGCAAGACAAAAAACATTCCAATGAAACAAAAAATATCTTTAATTGCAATTAATTTTTTATTCATTTATTTTTTATTTTCTTTGATTTGTTGCAATTCTCTTTCTTGAGTATATTTAAATAATGATTCTAAATCATTTTTGGGTAATTGAGTATTTACAAGTTTATTTTGCCAACGCGATTTCATTTTTCTATTTTGTTTAGTAAATAATATATATTTAGCTTCTGAATGTAAACCATAACCAAAAGTTAAACAAAGTTTAATAATTTTTTTATCAAGTTTAATACTATCTTTAAATCTATTATTAGATAAAATGCATTTTCTATCTAGCCCCGCATCTTCGGCATATTTTCTAGCTTTTAACCATTTATTGGTATTCCATTTCTTTTTAGTGTTATAATTTTTTTGGGTTTTAGTTTTTGTTTGCTTGTCTTGATATATTTTTGGCGGTTCAATTTTATGATGAAATAAACCATGACAATCAGAACACAAAGTAATTAGGTCGTCAAGAGGTTCATTGCCAACATTAAAATAAGTTTTGTGATGAACATGAAGGTTAGATTTAGAGTTACAAAGAGAACAACGAGAATTATCTCTATCCCTAACTAATTTAGTTTTTTCACGCCATTCTGTAGATTTTAAATATTTTTTATATTCAGTTTTATCCATTAAACTCTCTCAAGAATTTTTTGTTCTTAATTCTTATCTCCTTATTTAGTTTTCTTTCAAATTCAAATGTGACAACTCCACCTTTAACATGAAAAGTAGAATTTTGATTATTTTTAATATATTTAGGATCAACACTTTGAAATATTTCAACACCAAGGAAATGTTTGTGATTTTGTTTTGTGTCGTGAAAATAATATTTCTTGCATGGTTTTCCTTTCATAAAGGGGTCAATATGAATTTGATATACATAATATTTACCATTAGGAAATTCGGGATAAGTAGATTTGTAACTATCTCTAGTATGCAGAATGAGTTGCTTACCGCGTTCTTTTATTATGCCTTTTTTGTCAAAACTAGACTTTTTACTTACTAAGTAATAAGCACAATGTTCCGATTCGTATGGTTGTGTTTTTGTTTTGATTGTTTTCAAAGTTTTCTATCGTTATTCCAAAGATTAAATATACTAATACCTATCCCTACCACTATAAAAACCAAAGCAAGAATACCATCCCATCTTAAACCTAAATCGAATAAAAACTCAATCATTATTAAATAATTTATCCCTAACTAATTTGAAAGCATATTCATCTTGGAATCTACAATTTTCAATCATTTCATCTAATTGTTCTTTTAACATTCTATGGCAATCTTTAATTCCTTGGTCGTACCCCGCGTCACGATCATCCATTATTGTTTTACTCATTTTACGAGACAAACTTTCTTGAGCGTCAGAGTAACCTTTTTCGTATCCTCTAGTAAAATATATATCTTGTTTTATTTGTTCGTTCATTGTATTTAAATATTTGCACGGAGAGTATCCGTGACTAACTCCGATATAGCAGTAATCGAATTACTTACTAGTCCTTTTCCGCTGATCAGGCATGGTAGATTCGTAGGAATAGAATCAGAAGGAGGTGAACCTATATATTTCATTCGTCAACATTATGCCATATTTTTCCTTCTGTGTCAAGCTCAGAACTCCACAACATCAACTTTTTATAAACAGGATATAAAACTATTCCCATCCATTCAAAATACAATAAATTACTAATTGTATCACCAATATAAAAAAGTATTTTGCTTAAAAGTAATTTCACTTAAGTGATTTAGATTTAATAGAAGCAATTATACACATAGCACCATGCTCATTAGCAGTCATTAATGCTTCTCCATTAGTCATCATAATTTTCCACATTTTTTTACCCATGTGGTCGCGTTCTTTTACATATATCACTTGCTTTGGGTTAATGTGATATTTTTCTTCATTAGCATCTTCTATTAATATCATTGTTTGTACATATTATTTTGAAATTCGGATATTTTTCTGTTTTTTTCTTCTTCTAATTGCTCGTGATATTCAAAAGCCCTTGAATTATCTCTTATATGACCCTGCATATTGCCTTGATTTTCCTCGTCAGTAAACCATTGGTAGTCTAAATCAAAAATACTATCAACATTAGATGGATGATATCCTGCACTAACAAGCAAACCTTTGAATTGTTCTGCAAGTTCGTAAACATCTGTGCCATCAAATGAATCATCTGATTCGACGCTATAAGTTTTATTGTGTAATGTAAGTGATAGTTTCATAATTTCAATTGTTGTAACAATGCAATAGCTTTATCTTTCCCCTTTACTTCGCATTCCCACTTGGCAGGTTTATCTGTTTCAATAGCAATGTGAGGTGGGAAATTTCCTAGAGCAAAATATTCTGCATGAGCGCGAGGCTTTTCGGGAGTTCCTTCTGACCAATGAAATACAGGAGCAATAAAGTTTTCGTCACCATTATCTTGATTGACCCATGTATATGCACAACGTTCAGCTTGAAATGAGACACTTTCGACTTCTGATGGATTACAAAAATCATGAAGATTGTCGTAACAAACAGGAATATTTATTTTATGTGTTTCAAATAAGTAGTCGCTAAATTTAATACAATTATCTACATTAAAGAAACCTTTATCTTCGTTCTCGATAGTAAGGCGATTATAAACTCCTGCATTACACATAGCAAGATTGCGAAAGAATCTATTAGCAACAATTTCCAAAGTTTCATCCATCTTGGGAGTATAATTAACATGAATGTTCATTGGAGCAGTATGATCTTGAGGCAATCCCATTTTATCAAGCACACTAGCTTGCATATTTAATTCTCCAATAGTTCTACGAACCGCATCAGTATTCGTTGACGCGAGAACATTGAATTGATCGGGGTGAGAACCCATGCTAATACCAAGAGTCTTGGCAACAATACCTACTTGTCGCAATCCTTGGTTAATTTCTTCAATATCGGGCAACTCTTCAAGATCAATTTCCAAAGTTTCATCGGTAACAAGAGGAAAAAGAGCGCTACTAACACGATAATGCCCAATGTTTGACTTAGCACAATGATGGACAATAGATTCAGTAACAACAACATTATGCAAAATTCTATTAGATAACTCTTTAATTGCTTCATCTCTACCTTCTGTATTACACAAATCATTAAAACGTTTGCGTGTCATTGTGCGGAAAGAATATTCATTATTGTCTTTGTCTTTGAGTTGCTCGCTAATGCAAGTTAAACCTAGTATTCTATTTGTCATACTTTATGAATCGCACAAAATGTGTGTTTTGTCAATTATATTTTTCTAATTTTTTGATATATCGGAATAAAATCATTAGCAAATGCACTAAGAGTTTGAGAATAATTACTTGCACTAACAGGGACTACCGAAGAAGAATTAGACAACTTATTTTGGATAGATTTTTCTTGTATCATAACTCGATGGGTAAGAAAACATACAAATGCGTCTTCTGTGTAATCCTTGTGATCGGGCAATGCCTTGTCTAGTTTTTGTTTTTGTTCAAGATAAATAGGGCTTTCTATATTTATAGCCCACATTCTACTTCCACCCTCTATCGAAAATCCGATAACATCATCCTCTGACATACTGATTCCATTATCATCGCAATCTTTACCGAATCTACAATCAGACTTAAAAGAGGGAGTATCTTTTTTCTCAATTTTCACCAAATTAAAACCATTAAAATCAGAGCCTTGTTTAGGAAGCCTCTTTTGTGGATTTTTGTTTTTAGGAGAAATATTTAAATACTGAGCTAATTGCACATTTTGACATTCAAACTCAAATACAAACTCATCTGCCCCTCTATGTTTCGGTTGGACGACTAATTTTAAATTAAAATATTCGTAATTGTCTAAAGATTTGTCCCTGACGACATTGGCTGTTATGACTCCTTCTTTGTTGGGGGTCAAAGAGGCAAAACTTTGCTCTCTCCAATCTTCTGAATCAGGTGCGGAAACAAATAAACTAAAGTTAACACCATCATATTTGTTATAGTATGAAAGTTTCGCGTCGCCTTTTAATTGAAACCTGTAATTAGTTTTAGCTACATCAACATCCTTGCGCTGAACTTCATTTCCATCACCATCAATGATATGAGAAAAATTATCTTTGATTAAATGTAATTGAGTTAATTTGTTTCCCAATTTTATTTTATCAAATTCGGGATTTGGACATCCTGTCCCTTCAAGATTGTCTCCACATGAATTACTAGCATTAGAAGTCTTATTTTTTCCATTAGCTTTTTCTATATCGTAATAATGGCGCATTAACTCATTAATGAAGGAAGTATCCTTGCTCTCTTCATCTTTTTTAATCTTCTTAGCCATTTGATGCTTTCTAGCTCTCTCGATCATAGGATCGCTGAGTATTTTCTTTTGCATCTCTTTTCTTATTTCTTCAAAATCTTTAGCACTTAAATCTTCTCTCGAAACATCTTGATATTCTTCAATGTTGTCAAGATTAGATAAGTCAATTATAGCAATGATATAATCTGATAATATACCCAACATCCATCCGTCTTTTCCACCAACAGACAATGAGCTTTTGGGTTCTACTTTAGGGAATTGATTGCCTATTTTCCAAAAAATTCCTGTAAGCCCACAAAGAAAACCCTTGCCCTCACTATCTTCACCCGCAACATTGTCTTCTAATATATAAACATGGGATTTCACTTGACCATGTGGGGTATTTAAAGTAACAATACTTTCATCAAAAAACTTGTGATTTCCAGAACCTTGTTTGCCGATAGAATGATCAAGATTCAAATGAGAAACTAATCCACAATAAGATTTTAACCCATTATTTCTTCTTCCTTTGTGTTTACTAAGAGGTTGTATGCCACTAAAAGGGCAAGTAACATCACCAACATAAGCCTTGATAGCAGAAGAAAATTTAGTATTATCTTTTAAATTTTTAAGCCCTCTACCTGCGAGTTTTTGAAAATCTCTATTAATTTGAAGATCAAGAACACGCACTAAAGTTCCATGCTCAATAGAATTGAATTGATTATTAGATAAATGTTTATCGTTGCTTTTTAAATCTCCAATATTTAAGTCAAATTTATCTGCGCTAAAATGAAGAATTCTGCCATTAATGGTTAAATAGCAAAGCGCACCTTGTTTTGGTTTCTGAGAGAAGAAACCTAAATCCAATAACTCTTGAGAGGTAAACTTCATATTAAAACCAAAAGACCAATCATTTTTAAATGGATCGTTATCGTTTTGACAACTTGGAGCGGTCTTACTGATAATGCCCCTCATTGATCTTTCTGAAAATCTAGCATAGCCAAAAGCTCCGCGTGAATGTTGACCATGCAAGCATGGATTCGTGAGTTTAATGCTACCCTTATCTGAAAGAATTGTTTTAGCCATATCCATATTGGAAATACCACAACCTTTGTCAACAACAGAGAAAGAAGGTTCTGCTCCGTATGTTTTTGTGTCAGTATTTTCCATAATGTATATTATTTCATTTATGGATTCAATCTGCTCTCTTGAAGCATTGACCCAACTTCCATCGGGTACATTAAAACATTGCTCTCTTACCTCTTTCATATTTTTGGGGTTGAGATTTTTTTGTTTAATTAATTTTTCTACAACCGCATCTTGAGCATTAGTCAAAAGCTCTATAATAGACCTGCAAGCGATTTGGGAATTGGCGGTAATATTTGTCCAATTATTTTGATTTTCACCACAATATTCCCATCGAAGCTCATGCCCATCAATAAAAACACTTTGTTTGGTTAAACCAAACTTAACAATTACATTTTCATACGCTTCTTTTTCGTTTTTACTAGCAAAAAAGGCGTCGCAAATTTGTTTAGATAATTCTTCTTCAGTTCTCATATTTTTAGATTATTGATTTAATATAATGTATATTTAAATATTTGTCAAGATTTTTTTACAAACTCTTGAATTTTCTTAACGCAGCTTGGGTCTAATGCAGACATTTTGATGAAAAGAAGTCTTTGATGCTTCCCATCATCTTTTGATTCAATGAATTGCAAAGATTTCCCAAAGGTATGCTGATCTTTTATTTCAGATAGGTGGTTTAATTGATCCTCTTTTAAATAAGTATTTTCCAAAACTTTACCATTAACAAGTTTCCAAACAAACTTATGGCTATAAATATCAGAGTCCGAATTATCACTAGTCCACGGGGTAAATCCAACTCCATGAATTTTATTACATGGTGGCTGAAAAACTCCTTTCTCATATTTCTCAAAAAGACCTTTGATAGAATCTTTTTCTATATAATAAAACTTAGTGAGATTTAATATTCCAACATTCTCTCCCTCGAAATTTTTAACAAATTCATTTGCAAGATTCAACCATTTGATAAATTTTCTAGACCTATAAAGAGATACTCCTAATATTTCTTGAATGTCTTTTATAAGATGCCAATTTTTACCAAGTTTGTCACGATAAATTTCAAGAGTTTTTGAGTGAACGTCACGATTAATTAATGCTTGGGTTGTATTTTGAGATTTTTTTCTTTCTGAACGTTTTTTAAGAAAATCATCTCGATCAATTTTATAATAAGGTACTCTGTGTAAAAAAACGAAATGAATGCCTTTGAGTTTAGGATAAATAGATGTTATTACATTAGAGCTAGGCTTTCTACCAACCCAAGAGCAAATTTCTTTTGTTGAAAAATAACCATTCGGAACTTTTTTTACAGAAAAAGGATATTTTGTAAAATTATTTACAATATCAATTACATCTTGCCTTGAGCATTCGGCTGAATGTTTGCTTCGCTTGTCCTTAACAACATTAATATTAGAGTCTGTTAAGATTTTTTTTAAATTTTTTACGAATTTCCATGTTGATAAGTTTATTTCTTCGTCATCAACAAGAGACTCTAAAGTAGATAAGCCGAGTAATGTCTTTGGAGTCGGTCTTGTTGTGTGAGTCTGATTTAAATTATTTTGATCTTCAAAAGAAATCTCTGATTGCACCGAAGACCCAATTTTGCTACCCAATTTGTACATTAAAGAGTTTTGATTTGAAGAAAAAGTTGCAGACTCAAGCTCCGAGTTTTCTTTCCTAAGAAGAAGGTATTTCCTTCTTACTTCTTCGATTTCAATCATTTGTTTTAATTCTTCTATCTCTTTTTGAGTGTCAAACATTTTTAAATCCTCCATTAATTGTTAATAAGCATAGAATAATATATATTTTGAAATAAAGCAAGTAAAAAGTGTAATTATTTTTATAAAAGCAAAAAAAAAGGGGGGGATATGATAGAAATTACTGAAATTCTGTTTGTTTGTTTGGGTGTTATGGTTTCTGTTACTGCATTTTTTTTAAAAAAAGAAAGTTCCAAGGTAGACAAAATATCATCCAAATTGAGAGAAATAGAAATAGATTTGGCAAAAAATAATGCTAGAGATACAGAGAGATGGGTTCAAATACAAAAATTACTAGAAGATCGAAGGCTTGATGTTGTTAAAATATACGAAAAACTAGAAAAACAATAAAAAATCGTGGAAAGAGATTGGTATTGGGTTATAGGATTATTTTTGTTTTTTCTAGAAAGAGAGATGATAATGGAAATATGTTTTGCAATAATTAAAGTAATCTTGCTTCTAAAGTAAAACATGGATATATCTCTTCGGTTTTTGACAAGAGATAAATGAAAATGTATATTTTTTATTAGGAAATTGTATCAATTTGTCGCCTTTTTTAAATCCGATTGATTTTAGTATTTCGGGGTCTATTTTTTTTGTATAATTTATCATGGGTAAAAAAAACCCCCCACACCAAGAAATGGCGTGAGGGGTTGGAGTTATGAAGAAGAAATTCTACTTCTTGTTATGTGCGCAAGTTTCATTACCAGATTGCTTTGCAAGCAACCCAACAACGATTAGCAAGGTAATAATACCTGCCAAACTTGCTCCCGAACCAACAAAGCCATCAACAATAGCTTGAAGGTTGGCGATGACATTGATACCTACCCCTGCTCCAAAAACTACTTGGGCAAGAACTAAAAGTCCAATGACTGACGTTAAAATTGTGCTAATACCACAAATGGCGCACTTTACTTTATTTACTACTTCGTTCATAATATTATTTATTTGTTTATGATTAGAAAGAAAATACGACCGATGCCGATACAATCGATTCTGCGCTGATTAAATCGGAATCGACATAATCATAACCTAATTGCAAAGAAGTATTTTCTGACAAAGATTTACTTGCAACCGCGCCTAAAGTATAATAATCTTCATTCTGAGATTCAGTAACATCTGTATTTCCATAAGATGCGGACAATCCTAATTCGGCAAAATCAAGATTAAAACTATGACCCAAGCCAAGCTCGAATGTATATAGCTCATCGTCTGTATCTCTGAATAAAGATACCGAAGGGCTGAACAATGTGTCAAGTGTTGCAGTTACTTCGACCTCAAGGCTGGAAGAAGAAGAACGTTGTTCAAAATGTTGTAATCCAACATAAAGGTCAAGTAATTCTCCAAATTGCTTTGATGCTCCACCTTCGATAATATAAGAATCTTCGCCTACTGAAACAGGTTGATTGGTTGATGCTCCTACCGAGAACTCAAAACCTAAAAGGTCTTTGCTGTAAGAAACGGAAGATTGAACTGCCTCTTCAGAGAGCAATGCCCCTCTGCGAAAATAGTCAGAGGTGTATCCGATACTTGCAGAACCCGCAAGAGCGACGTTAGAAATTAGACACAAAAGTGCCGTCATATATTTTGTTTTTTTCATAATTTTAGTTTGTTATTAAGAAATTGCTATTCGTTAAGAAATTACTCTTCGTCAAAAAAATCTTCGTCTACTTCAAATTCGATGTCTTCGCCAATTAATTCTTTTTTCTTATCCTCTATATTACGCAAAATTTTAAGAATTTCCATTTTTTTTTCTTCCAAAGCTCCGACTTCAGTAAAAACATTAATGTCAAATTCTCCTAAATATCTATCGCATAGATTATCTAAGTCAAATCTAAAGGCATCTGTTTGTTCATCAAAATCCATCTTTTTCCCAAATAGTACAGCGTTTTAATTTTTTAATATCACTAGTTTTTATGAGCGATATTTCTTCTTGATCTCTGCGTTGATAAATTCGATACTTAGCATCTGACGATCTTTTTGCAAAATCTTTTGATTTGTCAACCAAGGATTCAGAAAGACGTAATAGAGATATTCTGTCAACCATCAAGAAGGCACGTTCTTTTTCAAATGCAATATAGTCGGCATCTCCATAAAGCCAACCCTTGAATCCATTTGCATTTTTAAATTCAACCCAAGTCCAATCATCATTATATGACGCATCATAAGCTGATAATTTTTTCCTAGCTTTTACATCAACTGATTTAATTACATTTTCTTTTTTAAGAAAAAAATCTATGTGATTTATTTTATTTTCAGAAACTTTAGAGGGGGAAACTTCAAAGCCATTTTTGACAGCTAAAGAAATGAAAATTCTTTCTGCCCTAGAACCTATATTTGCCGCGCTTCTTTTATCGTACTGATGTGTAAACATAAATTAAACAAAAGATTTTACAGTGCTTTTACCAAGAGGAGTTAATTTTCTCTTGACATCTATTTCCATTAAATTTTTTCTTATGAGATATTTTTCGTGGTCAGACCTTAATGAAGTTGTACTTAAGCCTGTTTTAGCTGCGAGCATAGACAATGTACAAGCGCCACTTTCTTCCAAAATGGATAAAATTTGTTTTTCTGTACAAGTTAATCCAAAGGGAAGTATGCCTAAAATATCACAAAAATCATGATAGTGAGACATTTTCAATATTTTAATTTTATTAGACGCTATATACAAATTCAAATCCTTTGCCCTCATTATAGCATTACGAGCATTGCCACGAACGATTGAACTAATTTGACTTAAGACATCTTTGTCAACAGGACAATCAATAAACCTAGACATTATTTCACCTAATTGATCCTCTGTATAAGGATCAAAATCAACAGATGTTAATCTATCTTTGAGGGGCGGAAAGAGTTTATCGCTCTCTGTTGTTGCAAATAAAAAAGATTGCTTTTTGAAATTGAACGGAAATCTAGTTTCTTTCCATGTAAACTCTCTTAAATGAGATGCTCTAGTATCTAATATAGATAATAAAGCCATAGTCAAATCTCTTGGCAACTCATGAGCTTCGTCAAATAAGATTGTTATTTCATTGTCTAAGACAAGAGGGATGAAAATTTGCTCAAAGAAATTATCATTATTTTTTATTGTAGAACAATTTAATTCAAGCAATGGTCTTTTGCTTCCGTTTTGATTGACAAGATTTCTAGCATAAGCATTGGCAAACTCAGTTTTACCTAAACCTTTAGCCCCAAAGAATCCTAAGAAGGGGCTGACTCCTGTCACATGAAAAGCATTTAGATAAAAACCCAACTTTTTCTTAACGTTTTCTTGACCCACAAGATGTCCAAATATATCTTTCTTCATAATTTATACTCCTAATTTTAATCTTCAAATGTGTTAACTGTATATAAGACATTATCAGATTTTTCATCTGATGTCAAATCAATTTTAGGAGTATTTTGAGAAGGCTCTAAAGAAAAACCTAAATTTTCTAACCAAACCCTACTGACAGTTATGGGGGTTTTTTCGCCTATGTATTCTTTGAGTTGATCAAAAGATACTTTGACGAAAGAATTAGCTCCTTTTCTCCTTCCACTTCCAGATTTTCTTGGAGTTCCATCTTTATTTAAAGTAATATTTCTGTTTTTCATAATAATTATTATGCCACAAAAATAACCATTAGTCAAGTTTTTTTAAAAAAAAATAAATTTTTAAAAAAATTAAGATAAGAATGTGTCGGGGATTTGGTCGTGATCTATGAATGAACCGCTATTGTTGTCGGAAGATTCATAAATGATAAGATCGGGAGCTTTATCATTAGATTTCATTTTGTTTAAGAAAACAACGACATTTAATTCCTTCTCTTCGTCAGAGCCTTTATTTAGTTTGATTAATCCTGAATAAAACTGTTGAGTCTTACCCTCTTTTCTCCAAAGAGCGCCAAGTTCACGCTTACGCCATTCAGATGTTGATTTATTTTCTGTGCTATGTGTATTATCCATATTATTTATATAATTGTTAATTTCGAAGTATTATAAATGAATTATAAAATAAAGTCAAGTTTTTTTATTTCTATTGATTTTTTTTTAAAAGAACTTATCATAAGTATGAATCAAAAATATATGCATAGAACAGTCGCAAACTCCTTAGGTAGTGGGTTTTTTTCGTGTTGTGGTAGCTTACTTGAGCTAATATTTAATTACAATAGGATGACTGGAGAAATCCCATTATTTGTAGATAACTCTTTTAGTTTTAGAAATTTCAAAACAATAAAAAAAGAAAAAGAAGATATATTTTTTGATTTCTTTGATGAGCCGAAAGTTAGTAAAGCCAAAGTGGGGAAAATCAAAAACAAGGTTACGAAAAATATATCTGAATTCAAGAAGTTTGAAAAAATTGAATTTGAGAAAATAAACTTTTTAATAAAAACATTTTTTAACCCAAGCGAAGAGATTAGAAAAATCAAAAAAGAAATAGAAGATAAGTTTAAAATTAATCCTGAAAACACTTGTTCTGTTTTATATCGAGGCAATGACAAAATAACCGAGATGGCGGAAACGAAAAAGTCTTGGTATTTGAAAGAAATAAAAAAAATAAATAAAAAAGAGGAGGATTTAGACTTCTTTATTCAAACAGATGATTCCAGCTTTTTAGCATATGCAAAATCCTTTATTTCAAAAGAAATAAATTATAAAACAGCAGGAGAATACATCAGATCATTTGATGATAAAACTCACTCTGTTAACACATTTTTTGGGACAGCAGAGGATTCAAGAATTAAGAATTACAAATACGCAAAGAATTTCTTAGCCATTATGATGATTATTGCCGAAAGTAAATATATTATTTGCAATTCAGGAAATGTAGGACTTTGGGCTTGTTTATTTAGGGGGAATGCAAAAAATGTGGTACAAAAGTTGCCCAAAAAAGTATTTTTATAAAATATGATTTTTGATTTCTAAATTTCTATTATTAATCCTCATTTGCTTGAGGATATGTTTTTTATCTTCTAAGTAATCTTCTTGATTTAAATAAAGATTGGGATTCCATTTTATAAAAATTTTGTTAATTTTTTTGTACAAAGGTGAAGACAACAATGCATTAAGTAATTTTTTTTCATCCCCCTGCACATCAATTTTCATAACAATATAAGGATTAAAATAATCTTTAAAGACATCAACCAACAAATTATGTATACCTATACATTTAACATTTTTAGTATCATACTTTACGCTATGAAAGTTTCCCCAATGATCAATATTTGCTATAGTGGAAGAACCAAATGGTTTGGTTTCGAAATGAGAACCTTTTGATCTTTGAACCATTTTAACTAATTTTGCTTCATTAAATCCACTTTGAGCCGAAACCCCTAAATTCTCGTATGTAAAGTTTTTGAATTTTGGCAATGTGTTCGTAATGGGATATGATGCAAAAAATACAGATTCATCTAATTCATAACAACGAACATCCCATGAATTATCAATACCAAAATCATTAACATATTTTTTAAGTCCATTAAAATTGCCAGAACCAATATCAATAAAAACTTTTTGTTTTTCGGTGTATTCAATAATTGAATCTAGTAATTGTTTGCAATCGAATTCTAAGTTATTTTCATTCTTGAAGGATTCTATTGTTGATAGAATTTGTGATCTAATTGTAGTTTTAGTTTTTTGTATTTTTTGTTTTGTTTTCATTGATTTTTTTATATTGAATTATTTTTTCACATAATTTATAGAGTTCATCTAAGCTCAAATCACCTTTTGCCGTATTTGCCGATTTTATGCATATACCTAAATTGCTTAGATCATTTGTTCCCCCTTTGGATGTAGGAATGATATGATCGAGGTTATATGTTTCAGGTTTATTTAAATCTATTTTTTCTCCAGTTAAATAACAGACAGGATTATCTCCTATTTTATTCAACACATCTTGATAGGAATAATTAGAGGAAATGTTATTTACAAGTCCATGCGTTTTATGCTTATTACTTCTTTTAAAAGTCTTGACTTTTCCTCTAAAAGATTGGTTGTCAAATTCTTCTTTGGAAGTTCTATTTCTAAATGCAGAAATTTTTCTGAAAATTGATTTTCTGTTTTTAGTTTGAGACCGAACTCTTTCTTTTTCTGAACCATCTCCACAATGGTAACTAATTGTTGATTTAGAACAATTTAATATTGATTGAATTTCTTTGTAGCTTTTACCTTCTGATCTTAATTTTAAGATATCTTCCTTTCGCTTTTTATTATTTAAATTTTTTCTTTTTTTTGTCTGGAAAGTTTGGTTCATTTAAATCATTGATTTTAAAATATTAAATATAAAAGATGATGCTAGAAAAATTTCTTCTTTATCTGCTTGATTTATTATATCAAGATTACATAAGTTTTCTAAATTTTCTTCGAAAGCAAAATACTTAATGTTTTCTGAAGGGTTATAAATATAGAAGCAATGAATTCCATGCTCGCAATTTTCTAGCAATAAAAAATAATTAGATTTGGATTCTTTGATTTTAAATGATGTGATTTTATTATATATATCAAGACATTTTACTGAAATATCATCAATTTCTGATTTTACAAAATTGCCTTTTAAATGATTTTTGTAAATTTCATTAAATACTGTCTTAAAATTTAAATTTTGTAAGATTTTAGTAATTTTCATCAATATGATTTACACTATATCATATTGTTTGATCCTATAATTTGATACTTAATCCCGCTTTGAAATTGACCGAGTTTATTTCTTGCAGGGCAAAATTTTCCATTCTCATTTCTTTTCTCGAAACTAATGCGTAACCCTTTGTTCCAAGGAGTGTTGTTGGTTGAAAATCTTCCTTGACTGTCTCTGTTATCTGATTTATTTGGGGCAAACCAAGAATCTTTTGATATTTTATACAATTTATGTTTTGTGTTCGGATAACTTTTTTCCAATATCAACTCCCACTCTTTATCGCTTAAAACCCTTCCCTTATACTTATTTTTATTTAAATGATATATTCTTATATTGGATATGGATATTTTTTTTAAATCTTTTTTAATTTTTTTTAAAAAAACTTCTCCAGCATGATCTTTATTTGAAGCTTTAATAAAAGATTTCGCATGAAAATCAAAAGCTGAATGTATAATATAATATATTATGTATATATTTGAGTTCATTATAAATGTCGTCTTATTAGATATTTAGATAATGCATCCTTTAATGCTTCCTCTACTGTTCTAATCGGAATATATTTTTCGATTTTCGATGTATCAAGAGTGCAATTTGAGCGAGGAGCAACAACTTCTTGCATAAAATTATCTAAATTGCTGAAAAATTTAAATTCTTTATTTGGCTTTAAATGTTCTCGCATTAAATCAACTACTTCTTTAGTAGTAATACTACCTTTATTTGTTACATTGTAAATCCCAAATGGGACGTTTTGCTCGATTAAATCAATAGTATATTTTGCAAAATCAGCGCGATGAGAAAGAGAATTACGCGCATCTAATAATTTATCGTAAGTTAATAATTTAGTTAAATAATTGCGTGGAGATTCGAATTCATCAAATGGTATGCGCAGTCTAAAAATATAACTATCTGGAGCATTTTGCTTGATAATTTTTTCTGCGAGAGCTTTGGTTCCACTATAAAAACTACCATTTTGAAAATCAAAATTAGAAACATCTTCTTCTGAAAATTGTTTTTCATATCCAGTATAAATACAGCCCGAAGAAATATGAGTATATAAATACCCTTTATTTGCACAAAGTTGAGAAAAAAACGCGGGTAAAACTACATTACCTTCAACTGCATCCGATTTGTTTAGCTCGCAAGCATCCACATTTGGTTTGCCAATATATCCCGCGCAATTAATGATGGAAACATTATAGTGTTTGACTGTTTTTTTGTATACAGTATTTGACAGCCAATTATCAAAAACTTTCATATTTGTATAGTCTACATCTGTGCGACTAAGGGCGATATAAGGTAAATCGCGAGACATTAATTCTTTTATTATAGCTTCTGCTATATAGCCATTTTTGCCTAATATTATATACATAAAAAATTAAAGATTATTGCGCACATGGTAAACACATTCTCCAAAACCCCCATTATCCAATATACATTTATAAGAAAAAACTAATTCTAAAAATGACTCGTCAATGAACTTTATGTCATCAGAAGAAGTTTGAAAAATATTGATTGGTAATTTGAATTCCTGTTTAATTGAATATAAAATATTATTTATAATATCTTGATTGACAGAATAGTTGTGATCTGTGTATGAGTATCTATTGTCTAATAAATCATTCGATCCGTAATGCATTGCAGCAACTATGGTTATCGAGGAAGTTTGGCTGTCTAAAAAGTTGTCTATTGAATGCATCAACCTATCTCTATTGAAAATAAAACAATCTTGATGAAACTCATTATCTGTAGCAATATCCCCACATCTAATATTAACACAAAGATTGTTTTTGGCAGGTTTATAAAATTTTTTTGAAATCGAAGCCAAAGACTCCCAATTTATTTCTTCAGGACGATTGATATCAATTGTTTTTAAATATTTAAACAAAATAGAATCTTGATATTTGGGGTCAGATAAAATTATTTTTCGATCATTTTTCCATCGCATCCCTCGGGCATAAATTAAATCTCCAATTCGATAGTGCTTATTACATTTGAGTAATCTTATTTGTTCAAATAAATTTATTTTTTCAGAAATTGTCATAAATTAAATTGATGGGTTTTTTAATTTATTAAATATAATATATTTGTATATATCTGATCTTTTTGATTTTTTGCCAAAATCTTCAAGGAAATTATTATTCATGTTATTAACTCCTCCATGAATGTGAAAAAGATTATATGACTTTTTTATTTTAGCAAAATTTATATTTTCAGATCTAAATTCAAAGGTGATAGGTATACGCGAAAACACTTTTAAATGATGACACAAAAATTCAATTAAAAACATGTCATTTAATTTTTTATCCTCCTTGTTTTGTAAGTTTATGTTATAAAATTCAGAAAATTTCTTAGATGTAGATTCGAAATCTTTGCTATTAAAAAAATCTTCAAAAAAATCAAGGAGTGTTTCGGAAGATTGTTTTGTCATATAACCACAAGATCCTGAGTTAGCCAAAATACATGCTTGGTTTTTAATTACAGAATCCGCCTTTTTAAAATTGAAAGATTGGTTGAATACATCGTAATCACACCATAAGCAATCCTCTTTGTTTTCTAGAACAAAATTGGTATAGGCATACCACCTTAAATAACAATGCATTAAATATCTAGGATAATTTGGAGAAAATTTGTAAAAAGGGCTATTGAAATCTTCAATTTTTATATTTTTCAATTTTGAATTGGAGATAGCGTCTTTTTTTGACAAAACGATTGGATTCCAACCTTTGGATTTCCAATTTTTTTTCCATATATCAACAAGAACCAGACTGTCTTCAGACAATCTTAAATTATCTATAGGCTCATAATAACAAATAACAGTTCTTTTCATTTTAATTAAAAATTGTACCCAAAATGATTAATTACATCTTTATTTTCTTCATGAACTATATCAATCATTTCAGAATTAAAAAAGGGCCGATAATCTGACGTTTTTCTAGTGCCGTGATGATCAAAATGAGGCATATTTACCTTTGGCAAATCAATATAATTTAATAATTCCTTATAACCTTCTTGCATTTCTTCTAGCTTTATATGAAAATCGAGCTTCTCCCAATCTTTATATTTAAGCCTAGGCTCATTATAAAAAAAATCTTCAAAATCTTTGTATGGTTTTTTGTGCTTTATGCAATGATAATACCATGAAACCAACCTATCCCAGGGGTTTCGTAATACGGCAAATTTAAAATAATCATTAATGTTTAAATTCATAGAGGAGATTTCGTTTTCCATATCAGAAAAACTTCTGTGAAACCCAGGGTCTTCTGGTTTGTAGCCATGTTTTTTAAGAACCCCCCATTTGATGGCTAAACGCATAGAGGTGCCGCCACATTTTCCGTAATGTAAAAATAGTATTTTATATTTATGCCATATCATAGGTTATTTTGATCTAGATTTTTCCCTGCCTCCTCCAAATAAATAATTTATAGCTCTATTGCCTTTAGCCAAAAATTCTTTATCGCAATCTGCATTTATATCTATTTTGATATAAGATTTGATTCTATCATATATATCCATAATAGAATGAGAGATAGCTTGGTGAGTAACTCCTAACGCATTACCAAGCTCATCAAGAGTCTTACCTTGTAGGACAAATGGGAAAATATTTTTTTGGCGAGGAGTTAATATGTCACTATAATCCAATAACCATTTAATGATATTATTGTATTTTTCTGAATGATTTAATTTTGCGAAACTAGGATCTTCGGCACCTATAGTTTGACACATGTAATCAAAAATAGTTTTATCGCCCTCGTCACTTTTGACTAGAGAATCATCTTTTCTTTCGAGATATTTTTTATCTCCATAAGCGAAACCCCCACTAGCAGTCCATTTAATAAAATTTCGACAAGTCATATGGGTAAATTTTCTAAATTCTGTTTCATTGTCAAACACTTTGTCAAATAATTTGTTTATACAATAGTTGTTAATTTCAGAAATAATTTCCTCTACAGTTAACTTATGGTGAGGTCTCCTGTGTTTACTTACGATTTTAATCATGTCGTCTTGATATTCAGACAACCATTTTATATTCTGATCTTTATTTTCCATAATTAAGACATTTTTTAACAGTTTGGTAATTGCATTTTAATTTTTCGCGTATCATATGAAAAGTTGCTCCCTCTGACCTCATCTTTACAGCTTGAGGCGCGAGTCTGGCTATGCGAGCTTCTGATTTTTTTTGCCAAGCACTCTTAATTCCAGCAATCCTTCTTTCATTGTTGGCTAAAGCATGAGCTATGCTAGGTGGGGGTGGGGGGAATTCTTTTTGCCAATCAACTTCAACAAATTTTTCTTCCATCAATTTATACAAAGATCTAATTGGCATGCCCATTGATTTAGCTGCTCTAGTTCGATTATTGCCGTTGAGCGATAAATGTAGCTGAATTTTCTCTTTCATGCCTTCACGCTCTTCTTTGGGCCATTCTATCCATTTGCCTCGCCATAACATATAAGGTTTTTCTTCTTTTTTAGCTGTATGAATGGGTCGAATCTTGTTACCCTTTTGAAAACCCACTCCCTTCTTGGGTGGAGTGCCTTTGTTAAAGCGGTTATTATAACCTTTAGGTCTAGTTTTATTATATTTAAATAAATGGTTGGCGAAATTAGGGAAAGATGCATCTCTGATGCATTGCCAGTCTTTAATATTCAATCTCAAGTCATGCATGGCTGTATCATGAGTTAACATAAATATTTGTAATGCCTTGATTTTGTGAGAGGGGTTATCTTCTTTAACTTTTTTAGTTAAAATTTTTTTTGCTAAGTCAGCAGATCTAGCTTTAATAACAACACGAAAATCTAACTCATTACCCTCGGAGTCATGCTCGGTATAATCTATTTTCCAATACTGATCGAAAGAGAATTTCTTTTTTCTATATTTAAATTGAGAATTTTGTTTTTTAGGCATATCAATCTTCCAATGAGTCATCGACCTTTTTTTTGAATTCGGGGTTGCTATCGTATATCCCCATTGATCTGCCAATGGCATGAGAGAATCGATCAATGAAAATCACAACACCTATTATAATATAAAAATATATATTATATATACCTATTGAAAAATATAAGCAGGTTAATAAAACTATGTAAGGTAAATATTTATTCAATAAATATTCTATCATTGCTTGCATACTATTCATTTTTAAATTCTCCATATACTTCATAATAATTAATTTTTGTTTTTGTTGATTTTAACAAATTTTGCCTAATCCTAAATAATGTAGCAGTTATAGATCCAATAGGTTTATTTAGCGTTTTTGATATCTTCTTCATAGAGTAATTTTTTTTAAATCTTAAATTAGCTATTTCCTTCATGTGTTCTGGCAAATTTTGGTAAGATATATCCAAAGCTTCTTTTTCGTGCTTATGAGGCTCATAAGTGATAGATTCATCCATAATATCTTGAATCAATTCGCTATCAAAAAAAATTTTATTTCTTTTCTTTTTGGTGAGAAAGCCCATTACTTGATATCTAGCAATTTTAAATGCCCATGTTTTAAGTTCCGCTTTATTTGGATCAAATAAGTCTTGTTTTTCGCAAAGAATTAGGTTTGTTTCTTGTAATACATCTTTAGCATCTTCATAATTATGAATTATAGATAATATAAAAGAAAGTAATGAATTTTGAATTTTTGCAACCTCCAAATCAAAGAAAAAAGGTGGACCTTTATAAGTTTTGTCTTTCACTCCACTTTCCTGAATAAGGATTAAATTTTTCTATATATATATTTTGAACAATAAGACCCTTTTTCTTTAACATCGATTCGTGCGAATCTAAAGCTTCTTTAGAGTTTTTTGCCATAAAGTAATGATAACTATCCATAACTGAATGATATGATCCTGCATTATATTTGATGCGATACTCAAAGAGTTTTTCAGCCAATTTTTTCTTCTTCTTCATCCATCCAATAAATGTCATCAAATAAAACGAATTTATATTCATCTTCTAATTCCAATTCAACCCCAACGGGCTGACCTGCAGAAACAACAATGTCATTTTCTTTATAAAAGAATTCTTCGTAGTCTGATGCAAAAACTATTTGACAAGATTTTATATTCATATTTTATATATTGTTTTATTATTATGAAATAATCTTAACCCAAAATTTACAAAATGTCAAGTATATTTAATATTATTACAATTGAGATATTATCGCAGAACACAACTTGGGTAGAAAAATTTCACCAATAACTTTTCTAATAAAATTAGGTTGATAATCATATCTGAAGCCCCCGTTTGAGCCTGAATGAGCAAAACGATCTAAGCAGTTCTCAGGAAGGCCGCATACACAAAGCAATTCCCTTATTGACAGAACTCTTGGGTCAGTTGGATGCACATTATTTTGGCTGGATATTGAGCCATTTGTCATTGTTACAGTAGGTGCAGGTTTGTCCCAATACATTCGTTTGTATGTAGTCATAAATCCTTTTATTCTTCTACCATCTTTTTGGGGATAATCAATCAAATTATTGAAAGCAGTATCACCCTCAGGTGTAGATGACATCCATTTGACATGATTAGGGTTATGATTAGGTGCAAAATGCCAAGGTATATCAGAATGCTCTCCATTATTTAAAGAAGGTAGGTGTCCTATCGCATCTCGAAGGGTGTAAGTCTGACGCATGGCTGAAGGATGTTCCCACTTCCCGTTTGGAGAAATTAAGCAAATAGAACGTTTTCTAGACTGAGGTGTGCCAAAATTTTTTGAGTCAAGCACTAGAAATTTAGCTTTCATGCCCTTGGGGATATTTAAATTTATGAATTCAGAAATTTTAACAACAGAGTTGTTATAATTTATAAATGTATCAGGCATTTGGGGGACATTTTCAATTAACATATATTTTGCCCCAATCGAATGAAATACATCTAAAGCATAAACTATAAGTTTATTTCTAATATCATCTGGTTTTTTTAAAGCATTTGCTCCACTCATGCCTTGACAAGGGGGAGTAGCTATGACTAAATCGACTCCCTCGTCTTGACTTAATGATTTTTGAATTATTTGATTTCTTATTTCAATGGAAGATATATCACCATGAATACAATCACATTCTGGATAAAATTTATTATATAATTCACACCTTGATTCAATCAGCTCATTTGCCAGTACTACATTGACTCCTAAATTTTTTAGATAAAATTCTCCAAAACCAACATTTGAAAATAAAGATATTGCATTCATGAAACGTATATTATATAGTATATATTATATGCATGCGATTATCAAGATTTAAATTTACGAATTAAATCACTAAGCTTATTGCAAATATCCCTAAATTCAGAAATTGATAAATTAATTTTATTTGCATTTAAGATTTTGCAAATTATTTCATCATTTAATTTAGCATCGCAAAATAAACTTTTATTAATTGGAAAATTTAAATCAATCAATTCGGATTTATTAATGAAATTTTCTGAAGCTTCGTGTGTAAATAAAAGTTGCCAGGATGACCCTATGTTAGATTTTAAGAATCTACAACAATCCGATACTTTATCAAAATCTGATTTTAAGTTTTCAATTATTTGGTTGGGTGTAAAATTAGGTTTTTTGTCCGAAAACACTGTGGTAAAAGTTTTTATTAAATAATTTTCTATAGATCTGCAATGCAAGTGAAGAAGAGCAGATTCTGTATAAGAAGGTGTTGTTAGTGGAACATTGCAAAAATGAACAGAATTATATTCATCTAAGCTAATATTCTTATATTTAATTCCATTAGACCAGACCGAAGAAGAGTCTTTGAAATAAAAAAAGTGAGAGCCTAAATTCCTAATACATATAGATCTCCTTATCATAGTTTTGATATGATTAGATCTAAAAAAATTTAAGCCAGAATTTAAATCTAATTTTACATCCAAACAATCTGGATAATTTGATATATTATGAGCATTAATCCAATTAAAAAAGTAAACATCAGCTTGGTTTCGGTCTATAAAATCTTTAAGACTTGAATACTGTTTGTTTAAGAGCAAGAATTCATCACAGTCGATATTTAAAATAAAATCAGAATCAGAGTTAAATTTTTTTAAAAACCGCTCGAAGAAATCTTGCAATGCCTGATCTCCATTATTTCCAGAAATTGCATCTATTATATTGACGCAACTATTTTTCTTAAATTGATTTAATTCACTATTGCAAATATTGATTATATATATTTCATCAACTCCTAAATTTAGGTAATGATCGATAAAATAATCAAGATACTGAGCTTCATGGAAGCATCTTGTCACCAAACGAATCATAATTTAAAAGATTTATTTACATATATATTATGAAATCCAGATCGAATACGGCTAAACTTTAGATCATTTAATAAAAATTCAAATTTATGATAATTACAAATTTTTTCATTATCTTTTTCAAAAAAAACTAATCTTAGCTTTGACAAAAAATCAATCGCTCTTTTTTGTCTACAAAAAAAGTTTAAGCACCCCTCGCAGTCAGCGAAAAGTACAGTAAAATCAGTATCAACCAAAGATCTAACATGTTGTAGTGAATAAGGTTTTATTGTTAAATCAGGATTACTGGAAGAACCAATCGAAGTATATCCACCCGTAAATCCAAGTGGATGATCGGGCTGAGGAACGTGTAATAATTGTGGCAAATCATTAATAGAACCATGCACAATATTAAACTCAGATTTATGAATGTCTTTATTTTTTGTTAAATCTAAAAATGCAGAATTATTGGGTTCAACAACAACATGATTTTTAGGGATCAATAATTTTTTATTAATTTCAACTGCTGTTCGACCTATGCCACCCCCTAATTCAAGTACACAATCGTTTTGATGCACAAATTCTCTAGCAATTAAAACTTCTGGAAACTCATACTTGTTGTGAGTAAAATCTTTTAATTTATTGTTTATATAAAAATTCATGTATATAATATATTATAACCTTAAACATTCTAAATTTTCAGGATCAAAAGAGAAATAATTAATAGAATCGGCATTTCCCAAAAACCCCGCCCATGTTGAGAATGCTGATTTTCTTTTGCCAAAAGGAAAATGAGAGACCGATGTTATGTCGCGAGAATAAGATAAACAATAGAAGTCAGACAGTGTGTCGGTTAATGATTCCTCTTGATTTATTAAACCTGTATGACATTTATTTTCATTAAATAAAATATGGGGAAATTTATTTTTAATAAAATTTAAAAAAAATATATTGTCGCAAGAAACAAAGTCAGCTTCCTTAATTTTGCCCTCGAAATAATTTAATAAAAAATCAAAAACATAATCATGTTTTAGCGAATTAGACCAATTTTCAAATGAAAAACTTGGGGGCATGTGATTACGGTAATAATTTAATAAAAAATTTGATGAAACTAAGGATTGATCTCCCAATCTAAAATGCAGTGCCTTATGGATTTTAGGTTTTTTATTAAAAAGAGTGTCTTGTATAGAAAAATTTTCAAGAAATATTTGTTTTAAAAAATTAATTAACGGTTCGGGTGGAGAAAAAGAATCTAATTCCGAGTCACCATTGCTCATAACAAAAACACTATCATTTGAAGAATTTAATGTTAAGAATTTTTGGAGTTGATGATTATTTCCATCTATATAAGGAATGTGTTCTGGGAAATTGCCCTGATAAACAAGTTCTTCATTTATATTTATAAATGGCTCTAGAGAATGTCCGCTGGCACAAATAAAAAAATTAATATCGTTATATTTGCATATCATATATGCTTGACTAATGCCACGGATAATATCACCAAGACCAGAAAATGTAGGCTTGATTTGATTGTTGATAAGACAGTTGTGTCTAAGACAATAGATCAAATTATTCATCTAGCACCTTTCCTAGTAAAATTTTATGAGTTAATAACTGTATGTTTTGAATTAATCCATAAAAATCAGAACTATCTTTGTGAAAAATTTGAGAACAGACAGATTGTATTCTCTGAGTCTGATTCTCAGCTTCTAAAATCCAATTTTCATTGGTCATGATGTCTGAGACAGCCTGCCATGCAACCCTTTTTATCAACCAAGATTTTGTAACTTGATGTTTTTTTAAATAATGTTTTACCGAAAAACACGGGTTGTAAAATATTTTACCACCAGAATCATAAATTTTATTTAATAAATCGTTCTCTTCTGAACTAAGTAGGCCGAGATTATCACCTTTTCTGCCCAAGGATAAATCAAAGCCGCCAAATTCTAATATTTTAGCCTTTTTGATCAATAGATTTGCTCCAACCAGCCACCTAGCTTGAGTTTTGTAATCTAAAATAGCATTGCCAAAATCCAAGATAGATAACATTGGATAAAGCTCTTCAAAAAACCAATCTGGCTTCGAAACAAAAGACCAATCTGGCAAAGCCTTGCCCCCAATGGCATCTGGGTTATTCATATTTTTGATGGCTTCTTTGACCTTTATTGAGAAATCTCCATAAATAGAGACATCATCATCCAGAAAATGAATATATTCGGTTTTGCAATAATCAACACATATATTTCTTGAATCAGATAATCCGTTGCATTCAGAATGAAGGTAGAAGAAATTCGGAAAGTTGGAAATAATATTTTTCACGTCTTCTAAATAAATAAAATTATCATCCTGAATTAAATTAGCAGGAGTGTTGTCATGAACAAATACATTGAAATCCAAATCTTTTTGCATGACCAAGTCTTGCATTATCCCTTTTAAATGAAAATAATTATTATATGTAGATATAGCAAAAGTTATCATTGGAGCAAGTGAGGGAATCGAACTAGTAGATGATTTTGTTTTAAAAAAAATTTTAGTTAACTGGAGTATATATAATATATATTTTTCACACAACTTCTAATTTTTGGCAGAATTAATGCAACAATAATATTGAAGTGCTCAAAACGAGGCTTTGATGTAGACAAAATGTCGCATGCAACTAAAAAAAATATAAATACAATGACAAAATTACACATAAGAAGCAATCTTCCTAGTGGAAACTTAATTACTAGAGAAGAATTTTTAACACCGTTTGATTCTATTTTCGATAGCATCATACAAAAAACAATACCTTCTTTTTCCGAAGAGTTTGGGATTAGTTTTTTTGGAAATAACAGCTACCCAAAAGTAGATGTAATCGATCACGAAGATAAAATAACGATTGAAGCAGAAATCCCAGGGCTATCAAAAGAAGATGTATCTGTTGACTTAGAAGATAATATCTTGTCTATTACTGGATCAAAAAGAAGCCAGCAAGAAGATAGGGAAAAAAAATACATCAGAAGAGAGCTTAAAAGATCAAGTTTTAAAAGATCATTTCAGCTTGGAGAAAATTTTAAAACAAAAAATATTAAAGCTGACTTTAAAGATGGTATATTATTAGTAATAGTACCCAAAAAAGAGCCAGAAAAGCCTAAAAAAATAAAGATATTATAATCAAGCCCCTTCGGGGGCTTTTTTGTGCAAAGATAGCTTGTTGTAAATTTTTGCAAATTGAATCCTGCGATCATAAGTTGTTAAAGTATGTTCATCACTTGAGTCATGACAGAATTTGTGAGACAAGTGAACCAGCTTGCTTTCAAAAACTAAAGAGGGTATATGTATATTATAAGGCTCTTTAGGCAAATTTGGTTCTCCTACATAAGTATTATTAAATTTATAAAATATTCTATCATCCAGTCCTTTTTTAAAAATAGCCATAAGAAAATCTTGATCTGTAAAAAATTTCCTGAAGCCATGAACTGGATCTTTTATTAGAGAAACTCGGTGACAATGTTTGATAATATCTTCTTTGTTTTCAAAAAGATAATCTATGTAGGAAAAGAAATTGACTGCATTTCCAGACATAAAGCAAGGGCAGGCTCTATGAAACCATGTTAAAGATGATGGATTTGATGTAATGTCAGAAGGAGAAAGAGAAATATTAAAAATATCACAATCAGAAAAAAGAGAAAAATCCTTGCAAAAATATGCAAAAGCTAAATGCTCCAAGTGTGTTGCCATGTGATAGCTATGTTCTTCTACTTTTTGTCCAGAAGCATGAAAGTGGATGTATTTCACAAAATCACAGTACTTTTTATAAAGAGGCTTGTCTTGAATCATGGCTTTATTTAAGATAATTGGTTCAAACCCTAAATTGCTCCAATTTTTTTGCCAAAGCTTTAAAAAAGACGTAGCCTTTTCAATATAATTTATGTTTTTGAAGTTAGTGAATTGGTGATATGTATAAATTTTCATAAAATGGTGGAGGTGGCGGGAGTTGAACCCGCGTCCTGATCGCCTGCAACGATCACATCTACAAGTTTAGTTGATTTTTTTTATAGTTAAGATATCAACATCCAACTAGCCATTTCAATTATTTACAGTTTATGATATGGATAAATTTTTATCTGTTTTGGCAGATTAGTGACCCCGCAATCTTAATATCTGCGTCAAAAGTTGCGAGGGGGCAGCTTTCAAGCTACCATCTCAAGCTCTTCAGCTTGCTCGAATTGTACGAGATTGTCGTACTCTTCACGAGCAGCTTCAAGAAGCTCTTCTATGCTATAATAACCTTCGGCATGTATAGCTTGTGTGTCTTGATATCGGAGCCTGACACATCTCCGACTTGCAGTGAAAGAATTCGAACGTCAGTCAAATCCAGAACACCCCCATAAAATTTTAAAGAACTAAATATAGTTTACACTTTATTTATAGTAACAAAAGATAAAATAAAGTCAAGTTTCCCATAGTGTTTCATAATTTCTCAGCTATAGTGTTTAAACGGTCTTTCTTTTTTACAGAATAACCATACTGTTTTAATTTTTCTACACAAGGTTTATATACTTCACCTTTTAGCTCGTTGATTCTTGGATATCCGTCGGCATGTAAATGCTCAAACTCAATATACTTAATATCAAATTTATCTAAATTAAAGTTTAATAAAATTTCACAATCGGAACCTTCAGCGTCAATATAAAGTCTATCACATTCTGTTATATTATTAAGTTTAAAAAATTCATCTAAAGTAAAACATTCAACTTCTATTTCAAAAATGCTTTCATGGTTATGTGCTGTTAAATGTTGCCTATTAATTGAAGAGTGCTGGATTTTTGATATATTAGTAGGAACAAACATCTTAATAACTTTTTTATTCGCTACAGGGGATATAGCTATATTAAAAATTTTAAAGTTTTTTATGTTTTTATATGCCTCTTTAATGTGTGGGTTACACATGGATAAAGGTTCTATAAGGTAAACCTTTTCAATTTCATCTTTGTGATTTATAACATATTTGTGACAATCATCTAAAGAATTATTAGTGCCTACTTGTACTATTTTCATATTAATAATTTATTAAAATTGTTGATTAAAAATTTACTTTTTGTAAATTCAAGTCTATCTTAGGATTACACCGAATTCCATTTTTTTAACTATATCTATAGTTTATTAAAATTTTTTTATACTATAGATTATTCAATTTTCTAAATTATTCTCCAAATTCATAACCAAAATACTCAATGTCTCGTGCATACTTTTCTGCGACAATCTCGCGAGTTTCATCATCGTAGTATTCGGTGTAGTGTTTGTGGTTGGTTTTGTTAACATGTGGTAGGCTCTGAAAAGGAAGTCCAAGCGAAAAGCTTATTTCATCAAAGCTTTTTTGAAGAGATTCGTATTTAAATATTAAATCACATCCTTTCGCAAAATCTATTACATTCATTGAAATAGGAGGCCACACGCTAAGATGTTTTTTTACAAATTCCCTAAAAGAGACAGACCCTACATTGAACCTTGAAGTTGAGTTGAAACCATAGCTCCATGCCGAGACCAAACGTGAATAAGGATTGCGAGAAAAACAGAATTTAAAGTAGTTACCGAGGTTTTTATATGTTTCTGGGAAAAGCTTGCCTAGCTCATGCATTGGTATATGATGGGGACAATAATTAATATTTGTTTTTGAGTGAATAAAATTTAAAAATTCTCCTTGACTAAGTCCATGATATAAATCTTTTTCTGTCAAACCAAGTCCAACAATTAATGAAGAACTGCCAGTTTTCGGGTAACGCAAAAATATATATTTATGTTTTTCAGAGATGATCATGTTTAAAACCCAAGTAGTTTTTGAAATTTATTATAATCCACAAAATCTTCTAATGTATTGCTATTAGAATCGTTTTGTGCGATATTAATTAATTGTCGTTTATTTGACATCCATTTCCTTCCTGTCCAAACTTGTACTCCTTTAATGTAAGATTTGTATTGAGAGGGTGTTTCGCTATACACTCCGATGTATAAGTATTTGAAGTTAAAGCGTTTACAAAGCTCGACTTCTAAATGGTTGGATAAATTGCCGAGAGATAATTGTGGCTCAGAGTAGTCCCAAAAAAATAAACCCGAAACTAAAGAGTGACCAACTTGAGTCATTGCGGTACAGGCAATTATTTCATCGTTTAGATAAAACAAAATGAAATGACTACTATCATCAACAACATATTTAAGAAAATTTTCTTTATCTAATATATCTTTGTAATTTTTGTGTGTTACATAGTTGTTATATATAGAATAAAGTTTATCTTTTATTTGATCTCTATCTGATTTTATATTTAAATCGCCAATAGTAATGTATTTGTAAGAAAAATTATTTAATTTTAATGCTTTTAAGTGCTTACTTTTTGCGCGGAACTTTTCGCATTCGATTCTTGCGCTTCTTAATTGACACCAAATTTGTTTATTATTTGCTTCACTTTCGTTCACAAATTCGCAATCGTTGGTATAGAAATATGTGGGTAGCCAACCCGTAGCTAGGGCTTCATCCTCTTCGCCACTATCAACCCAAGCAGAAATAAGAGTATAATTAAAGTCTGTATCAGCTTGCTTAGAAATAACATGGTCATAAAATATTTTCATTCTACATTGATGTTTTTTATTTTTGGTTATTTAATAATGAACCAATTAAATCAAATGTTTTTTCATTCTTTGTAAGAACCCCAAGACCATGAGAATGCTTAAAATTAAAATTATAAAATTCATCTTTGATCTCATCAAAAAATCTTCCTACATCCTTTGGAAATGAAATTGTGTCGTGAAATAAAATTAAAGCATCTTCGTTACAATGATCAATCCAGTTTGTGAAATCTGATTTTACAGCATCGTATGTATGAAGTCCGTCAATGTGTAAAATATCTATTTTTTTATTCCAAGTTTTAGATAGTTCGGTGAAATCACTTTTTATAATTTCTACATTATCTATGTCATAGTGTGATTCCATGTCCGATTGTAAATTTTTAACAATTTCATACGTGTTTCTATATTTTGCGTGTTCATCACCTTGAAACCAATCGACTCCATAAACTTTTCCAATTTTTGGTTGGGCAAAGCAAAAAGTGGAAAATCCGTAGTCAACTCCAAGATCAACTACAATATCTGGTTTTAAAATTTCAACCAAATTCATTGCAAATTCTCCGTGACCCATCCATGCAGTTCCATGCACACTTATTAATTTTTTAATGTATTTAACTCTGCTCATTATATTTTATATTTTAAATTGTATTGTTTATCAATTGGAGAACAACCAAAACTCAGCACTGTAGAATGGGGACTGCTTTAATTTACAATCTGAATATTTATTTAATTGTACATACTTAATAGGACAGGGCAGACTTTTTAGATGATCGGAAGTTGACCACCAAAAATTACCGCTGTAATGGTTGCCACGAAAATCTATACCAGTATGGTTTTTGTTATTCAAATCTTTTTGGCACTTTCTCCAATTTGTTATTAAAGTGTTAGACATTGCTAATCTCCAATCCTCTCGGCTGTTGTAATACATATGAGCGCCAGAATGCACAGAGCCTTTTCCGTGAAGATATAATATATTCGCAGGATTTTTTAACGCATTAATTTGATCATGCATGAATTTAAGAGTGTCAGCCTCAAGCCCTGTTTTACCAATTAGAAGTCTGTGATTATTTTCAATCTCAATGGGAGTGAATGAACTTATATACTCCCGCAATTCTTGATTAAGATATTGATGCAAATTTATTTTAGACAATTTACTTGCAAATGTTTGTTGAATATTATGCCTATGCTCTTGCATATTTGCCCCAATAATATTAATGTGTAATTTGTTTATATTTTCATACAAATCTGACTTTATAATTTCATCTAATGTTCTAGAAAGTATATCGAAAGATTTATCTGTACAAAAGTAATGATAGTAAATTATTTTATTCATTCTACATTATATATTTCTGTATTGGGTTTAGGTATAAATTTTACACTATCATTTACTATATGATCATCCCATATGATCTTATTTGTTGGTTGCGCGGCAAAATTGCCCTCGTTTAATTTGATAAAATGAAATGGTTTGTAAAACTTTGGGTCTTCTGCTCGATCTGAGCCATAAGGTTCTAAGGTAAACATATATTGACCATGATGAAATTCTTTATTTTCATCAAAAAACTTACAATTCATATATTTGAGATAGTCGTATTCAATAACACTGTTAGAATAGCTAAATGAATCATAAGTCATTAAGAATGATAAATCTCTTTGTGGAGCTTCCTTGAGCCAGCAAAAGGCATGTAAGGGTAACTTTGTATATACCGCGCCATTTTCAATCATAGCTACAAATGTCATAGCTTGATTTTTGATTGTATGGACGCCGAAAATTACACAATTTAAATGATCGGGTATATCTTCAGAATTAGAAACAAATTCTCTCCTCAAAAAGCATTTGATTGCTGGAGTGTTATTGCATAACTTCACACATCTTTAGGTTTTTTTTTCTTTTGCGCTTTTTTATATGCTTCTGGATCTGGGCGATCTTTATCTCCAGGTTTTGCTGGACGATAGTTTTTACCTTCCCTTTTTTTCTTTTCTCTAATGTTATGCCAAAGGCCTTTGCCTTCAGCCTCTGATTTCTCTTTAGGTTCTTCTTCTTTTTTGGAATCTTTATCTTCTGCTTTCTTGGGATCTTTGCCCTGTTTTTTTAAAATTTTCTTTTGCATTTCTGGGGGAAGTTTTTTTTGCTGCTCAGTTAATTCGGCATCAGATTCATCTAAATAATTTAAGAGATCTTCATAAGTTTCTTCGGAACCCTTTGTGACTTTAGTAACACTTTTCTTGCTCCACATTTTACATGACCAATAGCGGGCTTTTGTTTTTGGTCCTGGATTTTCACAATTATGTCTCGCGCGAAAAGATTTCCTGCGCTCAGGACTGTCTCTTTTGATTTCCATATTGGGGTCTCCAAAATTAACTTTAACGACATTACCCTTTTCGTTTTTCACATAGACCGAAAACTTCTTTGGTCCGCCTGGTGTACGAAAAGGTTTGTTTAAAGTCTTGCCCTTTGTTTTTTCTTCGGCCCAAGCTTCTTCGCCAATTTCTTCTTCGTTCCCAACTTCGGCAGCAAACGCTTTCTTGATTTCTGAGGAAAAATCTATTTCATGTTTGTAATTCATGTGTAATATATATTGGATGGTAATAATTGATTCAAGATTAACTGCTCCACCTAGTGAAGTGTGTCTCTTTAGAGAAATTACACTATTCACGCGAGCTTTTCTGCAAGAAAATATAGTTTTAGAATGCAGAAGGGAAGAAAGAGATTTTTACTATAAATGGTTGAAAAATAAAGCGGCATGGGATTATGTTGAGGATTTTATACAACCAAAATCTGAAAACGGGAGAATTTCTATAAGAACTAAAGATGGAGATATAACCATAGATAGAATTAACTATCAAAATATAAATTTTATATTGCAAAGATTAGGCATATGGACATAGGCAAAGAAAGATTATTGCATTTTATAGTTTTTTTATGTTTCATGCTTATTTATATATGTTATGAAAAAAATAAAGAAAACGAAAAATTAAAAGACATGGTATACGAAGCAGAAAAAACCATTGGCATACAAAACCAAGTTATTATTAATCAGAAACATTACATAGAGGCAATTAATAAATTTATAAATTAACGATATTCTTTTTTTAAGAGTCTCCACCTGTCGGAGTCAATTGGTTTATCTCCTGAATCTATAGAATTAATCATGTTAATAACCTCTTCTATTGAGTTATATATATATTTATGAGGAATCATGCCAAACATCCATAATGGGGTTTTTACTTTACCGCCTTCGATGCTAATAAAAATTGGTTTTTTCATCCTTACAGCAGTCACAATTTCTTCTGCACTACCCCAACTTGCGACTTCTGGAACTAAATGAGCAATAATAAAATCACTTCTATCTACTAAATTTAGATCATAAGATCTTATAGTCTTTAGTTTTTCTGAAAGTACATCATATTTTTTATTTTTTAATAAAAAGTCCATTTCTGTTCGAGAGTTTTCACTCTCATCAACGTCTTTCACAAAAGGTTTATCGTATGGATTAAAGCATAAAATATTAAGTTTGCTCAACTCTTTAGTAACTTCTTTTCTCCAATTTCTTCCATTAAGATACTGCATATGTCCAACCAAATAAACTTTGGTTTTCTGCAATAAATTCATACTTTAATTTTTTAAAAGTTTGATTATCTCCCTAGCTATTTTAGGGGGTATATCTTCATAAGAAGACCAAGAAGATGGATCAAATTCTTTAAGATCAATGATATAGATACCGTCTTTATGCCATTGCCTTAATTGATCTAGGAAATTTTCAAAACTTGAAAGACCGAATGCCTCCGCACTGGATTTCACGAAACCTTGAGGCGTTAGTGATGAAGATGGATTTGATAATGAAGGATTAGATAAACCTGACTTATCAATTTCATCGTCTCCGACAATATGGATATTAAGAAAATTTCTAACACATCTCACAAAAGCTCGATTACAAGCAATTGTCTCTAAAAACTTAGTGGCAAAACTGCTGGTATTATTTAATGTAGCATTTGCCGCGTCTTGGAATAAAACAGATTCAAAACTTGTTTCATAATTAGGAAGAAACTCTATAGAGCATAAAACTGAAACATGAAAGTCTTCGCACTTAATAAAGTCATATTTTACACTTTTAAAACCTCGAAGCTTTGCCAATTCTTTTATGCCTCCTAATTTAATTAACAACTGATGGTCTTCTAATCCATCAATAGATTTAGGCATAGGTTTCTTTCTTAGTTCAAACCAACTCTTGTTTGGGAATAAGAATTCATCTTTAACCATCGCTCTCCAATTGACAGAGCCATCTTCAGAAAAATTATAATTATAATCTTTTATTAGCCCCCTGTCGTCACGCTGGAAATTTAATTTTAATTGATTTTCTTGCATAATATTTAAGATGTTTTATAAAAAAAGAAAAAATCTTGATCTTCCCACAAGTCAGAAGCATCAATGATTGATTCTAGTTCACCTGAGGATTGTTGACCAATGACCCAGTGAGCCTTACTGCAAAACTCTCCGTTTTTGGAAAACAAACGTTTAGATGAAAACATCTTAGTATTATCGCAAAATTCAATAGAATTGTCAATATCTTTTTTTGTTTTTTTAGGGTAGTGAAAAATAGTTTCGTCAATGTATTTTAGCCTAACATCTTTTAATATATCTTCATTATCAACATACAATTCATATGGAACATTATAGTATTTTAATGTTTCAACAAATGTAAAATCTTGATCTAAAGAGTTTTTCATGTTGACACAGAATCGTAAATTTCCATGCCTTGCTAAATTAATAAATTCATTAGAAAAAGGTTTGTCCGTAATAATACTCGCGACCCTTTGATTGCAAAAATTTAAAATTTTATTCTCATCAAAAGATAAATCAGCTCGTATATTTAAACTAGATCTAGGGAAAAAATTTGGAGCAGGATCAAAATCAGGTATAACTTCGATTACATCTTGATTAGATAAGTTTCCTCTATAAATGTTATTTAGCTTGTTTAACTCGTGATCAATCCCTAGGATGTTTAAAATTTTAGAAGCAATATTTGAAGTACTGATATTAATGTAGTTATTGTTGCATTCTAGGTAATCACCTTTGTATTTGGGCCAACAAAACTGACCAAAGTCTTTGGGGAAAAGACAAAAGCTTGGAACATTAAAACTATTTGATACATAAGTAAAATGATCGTACTCGGAAATGTGACATAAAGATTTAGATATTAAATAAGAGTTTTGATTGAAAGAAAGATTTTTTTTATCTACAACGTTATATAAAGAATCTTTACAGTTTCCTATTAATAGAACCTTAATGTCTTGTTTCTCAAGATAGGGTAGGATTAATCTAATAACTTCATTCCAGTACTTGTAAAATTTTTCATTATCAAAAGAAATGCTTACATAATTTTCATGCAAATTTGGATAAAAACAAGGGTTTACAGAAATTTCGTCGAACTTCAATGCAGAATACAGAGAGAATTTTTCCAATTTGTTCATTGAGAAGATAGATTAATTAATTTGTTTTCAATACTGGAAGATGGGGCTTGAACCAAATCAAAATTATAATAATAATCAAAATACTGAAGCATAGTTTTCTCTGAAGAAAATTCTTTTTGGTATGGAATCATTTGATATATACAAGGATGTCCAGACAGGATCGAGTGATGAGTCAATTTTGTAGAAAAATAAACATCAACATTATGAAACTTATTCTTAAAATCTTTGATTAAGGATGAAACTAATAGCAAATCTTCTATAGAATTAGTAGAAACAAACAAAGCTTTCTTATTTTCGTTTTTTGGAAAAATATCTTCTATGCCAATTTGAGCATCTTTTTTTTCAATTTTTGCATTCTCGGAATGAGCTACTGATTTAAAATAATTCAATATATTAGATCTAGACATTCCATTTCTGATTTGATTCATCCAGTGCTTGTGTCCATCATCATAATGATCAAGATCAATTTTTAATATATTTTTATATATATCAATCAGCCAAGAAGAATCATCCTGACTGTTATTGGGTGAATATTCTGGGTCGCGTTTCTCCAGGTCAAAAGAAAAGTCTTCAATATAATCCATGGAATCAAATATTTCTTCAAGTTTTTTGCCGATAACTGGAATAGAATAGTTGTCAATAACATATTGTCTTGATTTTTCCCCCATCATTTTGCGTTGATTAAAATCCATCTTAAAGACTTTTTTTAAATTTTTAAAAATACTTTGAGGGGATGTACTGGCTTTAATAAATTGAGTGCCAGGTTCTCTGTACTCAGACCAATCAAGTGGTAGTCCCCCGCTGTCTTTATTGCAAGAATCTATTCCGCAAGAGTAATTAGTAACTAAAGTTATAAGTTCTGTAAGCTTAGCTTCTTGTATAGGTATTTCCTGTCCGCCACTAGTGAATGGATGGCAATAAACATCCATTAAATTATATATCTCATTCAACTGCTTTTCATTAACACCATGACTTATGTTTACGGTGTTTTGAGATTTAGAAGATCCGCATATAGGGCAATCTTTCTCTTGTCCAGTGAAAGGCTTAATTTCATAATTAGAACAATTAGGGCAATAATAAGTGCAGAGAATATCTCTTGGATCAATTTGTTTTTCTTTAATTAAAGAAACAATATCCCAACCTTCAGAAAAATTAGTGTGCAACAAAAGCTTGGCTTTGCTTTGGGGATAATTTTTTTTAAAAATCCTAAAACCTTCTAGCAAATTAGGAACACTTTTTCTCAATTGATTTCTAAAAACAAATCCTATAACAAAAGAATCTTCATCAATTTGAAAACGCTCTCTAAGCGATGATCTCTTAACAGAATCAAGCTTAAAAAAGTTAGTGTCATCAACCCCGCCATGAAGAGTCTTTACATGATTGATTCCATAATCTTCTTTAAAAGATTGTTCGGCAAAGCTTGACCAAACATAATAATTCTTAATTTTACTCGCAGATTTTACAGCATCAGGCAAAAGAGGAAGGCTATCAAGAGTAGTCCATACCATGGAATTTATTTTATTCCACCAATCTTTTTGAATAAAAGGGGAAAGTCCCCATATATCTTCAACACCTAAATATATATCAGGCTTTTCTGTTTTTATTACTTGATCAATCTGGAAATGTCCATATTGAGCAGACCTAGAAAGATTAGGGTCAGAAGTTAATCTGTCTAACTCTTCTTGAGAGCTTGGCAATCCACCAATAGCTTTCCATGGTAAAGTTTGTAAAGCTTGGTGTCCATTGGCAACCCCATTGCTTAATTCAATTATTTCATACTTGCCAGTTGAGGCCAGATATCTTAGTATATTTTTGGCATTCTTGCCGAAACCAGTAAGGACTCTTGAGTAATTACTGTGAAAGATTATTTTTTTCTTTCTTTTCACTACGCAAAATTAAAAAGGATCTTCTTCTGTAATTTCTGCCTTAGGGGAATTGTCTGATTGATAATTTCGACTTGAATTAATTTGATAATCGATATAGGAATCAATGTATTTAATCAATAGTCTTTTTAGTACTTCAAGTTCTCCAGGTTCAAGCGCTATTTTTATGTTTACTGACTTATTTTTAGATAAAGAAAAGCCAAAACAGGGAACAATAACATCTGATTCCTCAAAAGACTTACTAGAAGAATTGTAACTAGAAACTTTAGAGTTCTTGTCCCAAGGAGTCAACTTGATTGTCGTTGTATTCTCTCCATATGAATGAAAAGAAGAAAACTGAGTTCTATTATTTAGAGCATTAAGGAACTCTCCTGCTTCATTATGATTAATTTTAGTATTAATCGTTTTTTCTGGGTTTTTAGCGTTACCAGAAAAAGATCCAGTTTTCTTTGAATCGTTCCACCCATGCTGAGCTATAGAGCTGATATAAAATGAAGGGGCATTATTTTTTTCTTCAGACAAAGAAAATGTAAATGCAGATCCAGAATTCTTGCTGTTAGGTTTGTAAAATTGAATAGACATAATTATGAATTGGCTAGTTTTTCTTCGACTTTAAGCAAGATATCTAAAACTTCATGCTCGTAACGAGTGTGTGTCCTCATTTTTTCAGCATCATCTGAAATATTGGACATTTCTTGAACAAATCTAGCATAAATTTCTTCATATCCATTAAAGAAGCAAACTTCTCCAGAGAAAAATTTTCTAACTTCTTCATTAGCTTCTTTGGGGGCTACTCCAGCAGTCGGCCTAAGTTTGTGGGTAACAATATAAGATGTCGCATCTTCTTGTTCTTTAAATGTATTTTCATTTAGAAGACGTTCTTCTTTTGATGGCATTAATGTGATACTGATAACTTGATTGTCTCGTTCGCAAACCAAGAATTTATAACCTTTAGTGACTTCCAACTTCTTTTTTGTTAAAAAAGATTTTAATTCTTTAACATCGCTACAATAATTCCATTCCCTTTCTTCATAATTTTCTCCACAAGGATGGAATTCAACTAACCTGTCCCCAAGATGGGTAACTACAAAATTAGAATTCTGAGGCGAGTCTAGATCATTTACATGAATATCTGCTTCAGCTGCGTTTTCTTTGTCGATTTTATTTTTATTTTTCATTTTTTTTGATTTGATCTAATGTTATTTTGATATTGGAAGAAGAATCTTTTATAATCATTTTAGATATTATTTTTTCAATATTTTTTTGAATAATATTTTGAATTGGTCTAGCCCCCAAGTTTGCATCAAAAGCTTTTTGAGAAAGAAAGTCAATACATTCCGAATCCAAGGTAACTTCAATTTTATACATTTTTTTGATTTTTCTAATCAACTTTGATATATTTTTCTTTGTGAGAAATTTAATTTGCTCTAAAGAAAATGTATTGAATAGCAATATATCATCGATTCTATTAATCAACTCGGGTTTAAGTGTTAATTCAACTTCCTTCATGACGCTGTCTGATACAGAATGTTCTTGTTTCATGAAACCTACTGCTTGTTTTTGATGATAATGTTTAGCTCCGATATTGCCTGTCATTATAACAATGCAATTTTTAAAATTAGCATTTTTCCCAGACTCATCTGTAAGCCTTCCTTCTTCTAGAATTTGTAAGAGAATATTCAAGACATCAGGATGAGCTTTTTCAATTTCGTCAAATAGTAAAACCGAATGAGGTTTGCTTTTGATTTTATCAGTTAAAGATCCTGATTCATTATATCCTATGTAGCCTGGCGCCGAACCTATTAATCTAGATATGTTAATCTTTTCTGAGTATTCTGACATGTCTAAATGAATTAAATGATTAGATCCACCAAAGTAAGTTTCTGCCAAATGTTTTGCTAAGAAAGTTTTACCTACTCCTGTAGGGCCCAAAAAAAGAAAAGATCCTAGCGGTTTATTGGAATTTGTTATTCCAAGTTTAGACCTTAGAATACATGAAGAAACAACTTCGCACGCATGATCTTGAAATAAAACTCCTTTTGATAAATCATTTTCGAGATTTAATAAGAAGCCCTGTTCGTCTTTGTTGATTTTTCCTATTGGAATCTTACAAGAACTAGAAACAACTTCAGCTATTTCTTTTTTTGTTATAAAATTAATTTTAGATTTAATTCTATTTTTCCAATTTTTAAATTTCCTTTCGTGGATTTTTATTAATTTATTCTGTTGATTTCTGAACTCTTTTTTTAGTGCAGGATGTTGATCTTCCTGCGACATAAGAAACTCTAATTTTTCTTCAATTTCCAAAATTTCTTTTGGTTTAGATGAATTTCTTATTTTGGCCCTAGCTCCAGCTTGATCAATTATGTCAACCGCTTTATCTGGCAACTGTCTGTCATTTATATACTGAACAGATAAGTCGATAGCAAATTGAATAGCGTTTTTTCTATATTTAACATTGTGAAATTTTTCATAATAACCAATGCTTTGATTGATAATTTCGAAGCTTTGGTTTGCAGTAGGCTCATCAATTAAAACTTTTTCAAAACGACGTTCTAGTGCAGAATCTTTTTCAAAAGATTTTTTATACTCACTGGGGGTTGTGGCCCCAATGCATCTAATCTTATTTCTAGCTAATGCTGGCTTCAAAATATTTGCAGCATCTAAAGATCCTTCTGAAGCCCCCGCTCCAATTATGGTATGAATTTCATCAATAAATAAAATTATATTAGGATCTTTTTCGACATAATTAATTAAAGACTTCAATCTTTCTTCAAATTGACCCCTAAATTTAGTTCCTGCAATTAATGCAGTAAGGTCTACTTCTAGGATTTTTTTTGAACTAAGAAACTCTGTGCATTGATTGGCGGCAATAAGCTGAGCCAATCCTTCTATAATTGTTGTTTTTCCTGTGCCAGGAAGGCCTATTAATATAGGATTATTTTTGTTTCTTCTACATAATATTTCAGAAATTTGAGAAATTTCAAAATCCTTTCCTATCACTTTGTCGAACAAGGAATCTCTTGCCATTTTTATATAATCCTTCGTGAATGAAGTTATAGAATTTTGAGATAAAGGCGGTCGAGGATCATCAATGGATTCTTGGTCAGCTTGATTTTCATTAATTTGTCTATAGGGTCTTACTTTAGGAAGAGTCATCTCATTTGTATTTGAGAAATTTAACAGTGCCGCCTCCAGAAAACCTTTTATATTTAGATTAAAATCTTTTAAAAAATTTGAAATGATCGTATCTTTCGTATTTAAGAAAATAAAAAAAAGATGCTCGACACCTATGTAATCATGAGAGAATTTCTCAGAAAGATCTTTGGCTTTTCTAAAAATTTCCAGATAATCTTCGCAAAAAGATAATTTTAATTGAGGAGTTTTTTGATTAAAATAAATCTTATCCTGAAGTTTTAAAGAATTAATCTCTCCACTCATGTATGATTTAAAATCTTCTATAGGGACATTTATATATGTAAAAAAATTCTCTATAAAAAAATGAGAGGATTCTACAAAGCCTATTAATAAGGAGTCTAAACAAATGGAATTGAACCCAAGCTGTTGAGAAACTTTCTTCGAGAAAGAAATTAAGTGCTGCGCCCTTGGCGTTAAATTAAATTTATTCATTTAATATCTGAGAGTTTCATATAAATTTTTTCGTCAATTATTGACAGATCATCAATAAAAATAACGTCATCTCCTTTGGATCCTGTTAGTATTACAATATTGTTTTTTTCTGGAATAGTATTTCTTGATTTAAACTTTTTTAACTTTTTATCTCTTCCGTCAACAAGTATAGCATTAAAAGATCCTAATTCATCAGAGATAACAAGTTTTAAATAATCATTATTTTTCCTGCTTTTTCCACTAAAAGAATCTTCTACGACTCCTATGTATTTTGATTTGTAGCCATTTTCATAAGAAAGAAGATCTAGGGAACTAGAAAACTTATGAGAAGAACCAAAACATTTTCCTAATGTGGTACTATAGCTAAATCCAAGAAGTTTAGTTTCAAAAAACCAATTAGCAAAATCTTCATATTGTTTATTTTTATCATATATAGTTTTGTAATTTTTATATTTAGATTTAAGTGTTTCAAATCTAGAAGGCTTCATTATAGGCTTATTGTCATCGCCTATTAAATTGCCTTTGACCGCATGATCAATAGCTTTCAATATGTCAAAATCATACCGATCTCCGAGTTTATAAAAAATACGTTTTTCTCTATCTGTAAGAAGATTAAATACTTGTGCTTCAAGAACTAATCTAGCTCTACTTGTTTGATTTGAAGAAAGAGCTCCTGCTTGTATTAAAGATGAAAGTATTCCAATGTTTAAACCTGCAGTTTTAGCAGAAAGAAATGTATCAAATTTATTAGGATTGTCTGAATTTATAAAATCCCTTAAAGACGTGAGAGATTTTTTATTAATGCCCTTTATGCTATTCAGTCCATATCTTATATGATTACCCTCTATAGAGAAATCCATCTGTGATTTAGACAAATCTGGAGGCAATAATTCAATATTAAAAAAGGGTAATTCTTGCGAAATTTTTTTAATCTCATCTTGTGGGGATGGCTCATATTCAGTCATTTTTAATAAACTTAAAAAGAATTCCTTAGGATGATTGAATTTAATGAATGCAGTCCATGCAGATAGTATTGAATAAGATATTGAGTGACTTTTATTGAAAGAATAGTTTGCACTATCTTCAGCCACTTTCCAAAAAGAATCCCCTATTGAGGAATCAAGATTATTCTCTTTTATCTTATCGGAAATTTTATCTTTCCATTCTTTCATTTTATCCACCCTTTTCTTGCCAACTATTCTCCTAAGCTGTTCTGCCTCGTCCAAGTTGAATCCAATTTTTACAGCCATTTTCATTAACTGTTCTTGATACAAAGGTATGCCGCCAGTATAATCCAAAACATCATCGAAGAAATGATTGATAGATTGCGCAGATCCTGATTTAACATAATCTTTATAGTTGTCAGCAAAGTCTATCGCACCTGGTCTAGCAATGGCTATTACAGCACTTAATTGCTCAAGGTTTTGAGGTCTTATTTTCTTACAGACCGAAAAATTTGCGCCAGCCTCGATCTGAAAAATTCCATGGGGATGCAAGAGGTGCGAGAAATTAGAATAAATTTTTTCAGAATCCAAAGGAATATCTTCTGGCTTTATGTTCAACAAGGCGCACGAAGAATAAATGGCACTAAGAGTCCTAAGTCCTAAAATATCAAATTTAACAGTCAACTCTGAAATCCAATGCATATCATAAGAACTTACAATTGAGCCATCATTAGTTTTTTGAAGGGGGCACAAATCAGACATTACATTATAAGATATAGCTATTCCCGAAGGATGGACTCCCGAATTTTTCTTGAGCCCTTCTAGTGTTTTAGCTATTTCGTAAACTTCTAAATTGTTTTTGCAAAAATTTGAAAATTTATCATTATGAGACCTAGCTTTTTCTAGCTTCATGACAACCCCGAATTCTTTAGGTATGTAATCACTAACTAGGTTAGCATCCTGTTCGGAGAAACTTGCAACTATTTTACAACATTCTTTAATACATAACTTACCACTCAAGGTATTTAGTGTTAAAATTTTACAGGTTCTATTAGGGTATTTGGATTCAATATAATTTATAACCTTTTGTCTATGTTCATAAGCGATGTCATTGTCTACATCAGCCAAAAGACCTCCGTCAAGAAAAGTAACTCCATCTTGTACAGTTTTTTTTGCCCTGCTTCTAGAAACAAATCTTTCGAAATACAAATCATACTTTATTGGGTCTACTTTTGTGACATTAATTAAAAATAAAATCAAACTTCCTGCTGCGGAACCTCGACCTGGGCCTGTTGGTATTCTATTTTTATGACAAAAATTTAAAATATCCCAATTCAATAAAATATAGTCTGTAAAACCAAGATCATCAATGATATTTAATTCGTAGTCAAGTCTGTCTTGATAAGATTTATAATTATTTTTTCTATAAATTTCTTTGTCTTTAAGACCTTTGTCGCAAATAAGCCGCAGAAAGTCGGCGTTTGTTATTTTTTCAGAATTTATACCGAATTCTTTATAATAAGATTCATCAATTTTAATTTCTGGCAAACGAACTCCTGGGGGGACGCAATCTTGATAAGATTGAAAATCATTAAAAAATTGTTTATCTAAATATCTATCTTCCATAAAAGCTGTTGAAATACATCGTGAGTTTTCTTTACATCATATAATGCGTCATGCAACAAATTTGGATCAAATTCTATTTTGAAATCTTTACATAATTGTTGCAAGTTAGTTTTTATACCCTTTTTTCTATAATTTAAAAGTTTGTATTGCCAGCTTATCATGTCCGAATCATTCTTGTATTCAATTTTGTTTTTAAATGATCTAGCTAAACAATTAGTATCAATTATCCTTGGAAGATAAGAATAGTTTGAGCCAAGCCCGAGAAGTCTTCTATGAATGTTATGTATATAAACATCAAAACCAAGTATATTGTGACCTACTATTATATAGTTGTTATTATATATAAATTTTTCAAATTCATTGAGGGCCGATCTAGGGCAAACTTTAAATTTGTCATATTTTTTTTGAGAAAAACCTGTTACACGTTTGGCTCCATCTGAAATATTTAAATCGTCCCAGTCTATATAAAATTCTTTTTCCTCTATAATCTTATCTCCTTGTGTTACAATAAAAGCCAATTGCCAGGGTTTGTTTTTAAAACTACCTAAATTTAAGTTGCAGGTTTCATAATCAAAAAATATGTATTTTTGATTTTTTTTAAATCTTAATAAATTCTCATTCATACTTCGTAGTATTGGACTTGATTCAAGGCATCTATTTGATTTCCACCAGCATAGCTTATAGAGCTTTGCAAGTCTTGAGTTATTTCCAAAAGTTTTTGACCAACAGTCATATTGTTGCAAGCTATGTTTGTTAGCTTACCTTCTATATTATTATTATGACCTTTGTTTTCTGCGCTTGCAGATCCAAAATATGCTTTATGAGAAATATTATCAATAGAACTTTCGATAGCTGGACTATCAATACATGCGGCAAATAAACCTCCAGCCATAACCATTGTCGCTCCAGCAACTATTGCCTTTGCTATATCTCCGTTACATTTTATTCCACCATCCGCAATAACAGGAACACGGTATCCATCATCTATAACATTAGAACACTTTTCAACGCAAGTAAACATTGGCATTGTGAACCCTGTTTTGTCTTTTGTTGTACATGGGGAGCCTTGACCTATGCCAACTTTTACGGCATCTGCTCCCCAATCATAAAGTTGCCTTACAGCTTCTGGCGTTGCAACGTTTCCAGCTATAACATTAGTTCGAGGAAAATGTTTTTTAACATGGTTAATTGTATTATGCATTCTTTTACAATGTCCATGGGCGATATCAATTGTTATGAAATCAATTCTTTGTTTAAGCTTTGCAAGAGCGAGTATATCTTTTTTGTCGGAAATTTTCACGCCCATACTAACAGAAATGAGAGGCCATCTTTCTTCATTCATTTGAATAACAGTATCTTTAAGGGAGTTACCAAATCGATGCATGATATAAAAATAACCATCATTAGCCAAATTCCTAGATAAATCCATATCTATAACTGATTTCATATTGGCGGGTATAATTGGTAGCATAAATTCCCTAGCACAGAACTCTACAGAGGGATCGCAATCAACTCTACTATGAACCTCGCTATAATTAGGAATTAAACAAATGTCTGAATATTTAAGAGCTTTCATATTTAGTATAATCTTCAAAACAGAATTTATTACTAGAGCAATGTTCTAGATTAGGACTTTCTAGAGAAACAGATTTTGAGGAAAAATTCCTATTGCAAATACATTTATAGGATTGATATGCTTCAAAATCATTATAGTTTTTATAAAAGATGCTTTTGCAATTCATTAAATTAAATGAATTATTATTGCAGTATTTTAAGACCGAACCTTTAATTAGATCATCAAAAGGCAAATCATTGGATTCTATTAAAAATGTAGGGTTAAAGAAAGAAAGATCAACAAAAACGCTAGAGAAAGACATTATGTTTTGATAAATAAAAGAATCGTAAAAAGGTATGAATAGAGATAAATGTTGAGAATTCCAAAAATCTTTTAAATCGTTCAATTTTATCACTCCATTATTTTCTAAATTTATATATGTTGATATTTTATTAAGCAATTTACAGCCATTAGAGTTTTTAGAAAAAACAATTATTTTATGAAAAATTTCACAGTCTTCATCTTCACATAAAGAAATTCTTAAGCCAAAAATAAAATTTATACCTAGATCAATACTGTTCTTTCTAGCTTCTAGAAAACCGCACATAGTATCCTCAACTAGAAATAATTGATTTAAATTGTTTTCTCTTAGTATATTAAATATATTATTAGGATTTCCGTTTTCGTAAGAATCTCGATCTATCCTAAGTATACTTTTACCTATTGAAAAATCTGATTTAAATAAAGGTATCATTTATGTGCAACATTATAGCACATAAAATCTATGTAATCAAGTCTTTTTTATTTCTACAGTGTATTTGCTTTTAGGCTTATTTTCCTTGTCTAAATTTACAGAAGGAGCACTGTTACTTTCAGCCTCTTGAATATTTCCAAAATCTTTTTTTTCTTTTTTAAAAAAATTATTAAATTTTTTTTTAATATCTATTCTTTCAGGAGCAGGATCGACTCTATTATTTATACTCATGCTAAATGCACAAATAATCATAACAATAGCTAGGGGGTCAAAAACAACTATAATGAGCATTATTACTAGCCGAACTGAAGTTCCGCTATCAAATTTAGGTCCACCAAAATCATAAATTAATTCTGATATGTATTTAATTGGACCAAGTTCGTTATCTATTATTAGTTGTTTATTTTCCAGTTCAAACTTGCGATTATTTAAATTATTTATTAAAGAAAGAGAGTCTTTTATTTTTAGTTCTTGTGCGTCGAGAAAAGATAAATCGGACTCACTAATTTCAACTTTTTCTGATTGAAGAGAAGAAATTTTATTCCTAATCAAAGTTGATTCGGATTTAGAATTAGAACGAGATTTTAAAATCAAATCATCTAGGTTAGATATTTGAGAGTTTATAGAAGTTCTTTCTTCTGACTGTTGATCTTGCAATTTTTTAATTTTACTTTCAGTGCTTGAGAAAAATCCACCCTTCTGCGCTCTTAAAATAGCAACCTCTGAGTCAAGCTCTCTTATTCGATCTCTTAACTTATCTATTTTATTGTTTAAATCTAATATTTCCTGATCTGATCTAGAGTTTATAAACTCTATATCTTTCAATAATTGATTTTTAATATCTTCATTTTTGTTTTCACTATAAAAAACGCTTGATTTTTTTTCTTCTATTATTTTCTTATATCTTTCTATAGATTCATTTTCAAATTTTATTTTGCGATCTATTTCAGAAATTTCTTGCGTGGCAAAAGTTGAACTAGCATTATGTTCTATGTGTGATTTACTAAGAAATCCGAAAATACCCATGCTGGTTATGAACATTAGAATAACTACAGCTAAAGATAGGTAGAATTTAGTTAATCTAGAAATGAAACCCCAATTTTGATGAACCCATACAGCCACAATAATTTTAGCTAATTCAAGGGCTGTTGCCATCACAACAATAGAAAAAATAGATCCAGGGAAGATTGCAGATAGTCCTATTATGCTAAAATACGCAGCAATTGAAGACAGCGATAATGCTGAAGCCATCAGCAAGAATTTCATTAAGGATCTCTTGGTTTAAGTGAGTTGAATAAATCTTGCTCAATTCGAATTGCTTTGGCCAATTCTTGTGGATCAGGATTATACTTGTTAAGGTTATATTTCAGATAAAATAAATCTGATTTTAAATATTTTTCAAAAGCTAAATAGTTGCGAACATCAGGCCTTACTTTAAGCGGGGATATTTTAAGATCTTTTAAGTCGCTTTTTGAAGTTTTTACAACATAAACTTCTTTCGTATTATTTCCGTAACTCATTAATAGTTAAAACTAATTCCAAACCATGCTCCGTCTACGACATCAGTGGAGTTGACGAAAGTCATTTTCTCTCCAATCGTTTCGATATCAGCTGGAAAATACGAAAGAGTACTTTTGTTAACATGTCGCTTAACCAGCTCTTTTGCTTCGTCAGTCATGAAACCATAGGCTACTCCAATAGCATATGTTACGCTAAAATCCTCGTACTCTTTGAAAACATTAAATGAAAGACTTGCACCACATCCTCCGTCTCTCTCACCAAGAGAAAGGCCTAAATCCTGCTCCGTTACAGTTACCCCGCTGCTTGAAGTTCCGTTACTATATGTTTGAGTATTGGTAGTATAAGTCGTCTGAGTTCTTTGATTTGCCTCGTAAATTTTGCCTGCAGTAAAACCAAGAATTAAGGAAAATGATCGATCCCTGTATTCCACACCTTCTCCACGAAGCCAGGATAGCTGAGCTAAATCAATGGAGTATTTTTCTCTAGGAGCCCATTCTATGCCAGTTGTCTCTGTGCTAATCTCGGTAGCAGTGGTTGCAAATTCGCCCACTATAGTTGGGGTTGCTTTTATTACTTGTAAAGATTGGGCGTTAGTACTATTTGTTCCACTAGTGGTCTCAGAAACACTTTCTACTACTGGTGTGATTTGAAGTTCAGAAGAGACCTTTAAGACACTATCGGAAATGTTTTTGTTGATCTCTATTATCGTTGTGATAGGAGTTACGTTATCTGATTCCTCCCTTGTTCCTCCTGTTGCTCTGCCCATAATTATTTTGCGTTAAAGTTAGTTGATTTAGGTAAAACGGTAGTTTTTTCCTTTAAAGAAATTTGAGATTTATCGAAAATAGATGATCCTCCAACACTTCCAATTCTTGCATAGTCTGGAAGTTGTGTAGAAACATCTCTGGATTTCGCTAAAATTTTTGTTGAATTAATTGGAGGTAATAAACCCTGTACATCGTATGTAGAGTCTTCTAATTTTCTTGGATTTGTGTCAGGAATAGAAAATAAACTTGTATGTTTATATGGATTTGGAAGACCTTGATACCCTGGCTGTCTATGCGCTTTAAGATTGGTTCCAGTATGATTGTCTTTTATTCCGTTTAAAAGCTTATAAGGAGCTTGATAAAGCAAGGGGAATACAGATTCATCGATTTTTAAATGCTTTCTATTTTTAAAGTAAAAAAACTTATCATTAACATACTGACCTGGTGTTCCGCCTAGTGGGAGAAATAATGGAGCAGATAAAGTGTCACTATAAGCTCTAAACTTTAAATTTTGTTTTTCTGTCAAAGTTAATCTATTTGCTTCTAGAAATGTTTTTGATTTAGAAAGTTTGAAAAAATCAGCATAAGTCACATCCCATTTGAAATTTAAAGATGCACGAGTAGCAACTGGATCAAAAAGAATATGATTTACTGGAAGATTATTGTAAGTTAGCTCTCGAGCTCCAAAGGCAACTGGAGAATGCAGGGAATAAGAAAAAAATAAAGGTTTTTCTATGTCAGAAGCAGCCATTCTATGATTTAAAATACTAGCGGCATCTCCTAGTCCTCGATTATTTTCATTAAACTGAATTTCATAATAAACTCCTTTTACTTTGGACGCAACAACCTCAAAATCCCAACCAGCAGCAGGAACTATGTAAGCCAATTGAGGAAACGAATGATATTCAACAGGAGATCTAGCAAAACCTTCATGATCTACTCCATTAGTGTTATAATCAAAAACCATATTAAGGTTAAATTCTTTAACTTGACCGTATTCAGCCAAGTCTGCAAAATAATTGGCAACGGATTCGTCTAAGGTGATAACAAATGCTCCTGTGTTGCTAGGTTGTATAGTAAGGGGGATAATAACATCTTGGGTATCAACCGTTCCATCTTTTCCATGAAAAAATATAGAAGTATAATCTTTAGCCATACCTGTTAATAAACCATTTTCATCTAGATCTCCATGAATCTGTTGAAGCCCAGTAGGCTCTATAAACGTGCGTAAATGAGGTGGTAGAGGCCTATCATCTCCAGGAATTACAACTTCAAAATCTTGAGAAACATGCTGTAGCGGATAATTTCTATTAACATTAAGATTATTTGGGTGTCTTAAATTCCCAACTTCATATTCGTTTGGGGTGCTTGTGGTTTTGATAACAAAATCAGTTTCTATTCCTGCAAGCATATAGTATTGTTTGGAACAAATAGAAAGTTCTCTGTATTTTTTTTTGTCAGTATAATAACCTTTGTTTTCTAAAAGAGGATATCCACCACCTAAATGGTTTGGCATTTTATTGTGTTCATCCTGACGTTCTGATAAATCTACATAAATGCCTGTTGCAAAGTTTTGTGTGATTCCAGGTCTTCTATAAGATGTCTGGTCAAACCCGTTTTCATCTTCAAAACTAGTAAAATTACCTGGAACTTGTAAATAATTAGATTTAGGTTGAAGTTTAAATGGAAATCCATTAAAATATCCATTTGAAGTAAAAGATTGAGCTGGATACGGAACTTCTTTGTAAGATGTAAAGTTTCCAAGAGTTAATTGGGGGACTGAATTTGAGCCTTGGAAAAGATATCTTTTTTGCCCAAATTCTGTAGTGGTTGTGGTTGCTGCTATACTATTTGTAAAACCAGGTGTAGAAACTTCCACAAATGGATTAACTTTATTGCTAGTGGGCGAAGATTTGAATGAAGAATCAGGCTTGCGAATTGGTTTCATATATGGATATTACACCAAAAACGAAGCCTTTTCAAAAAAATGTGGGCATCCTTGATAAAATTTTTCAGCAAAAATATAATCGTCTGGATAGTCAGCTTTGTTTTTAATTTTTGTCGAAGCAATGAAATCTCCATCCTTGTTCAAAACATGAAAATATTTCATGGGTAACCTGTGTTCGCAGATATAGCTTTTTATTTTTTCTCCGTTATTATCAAGAACATATTCGCCTTTTGATTTTTTAAAACCCTCTTTTCCGCACATCAAGGGACCTCCAAAAGTCTTATCGGCTGGATAAGACTGGTCTGCTGCAAAATTAGACCGAGCATCTTGTTCAGAAAAATTCTCTAAGTAAGATTGAATTGCGGTTAATTGATGCTCGAAACCATCTAATTCTGAAGCAGAGATTTGAGACATTTTTAAGACCCCGTTTCCAGGATTGCCTAAAAGGTCATGAGATAAATCAAATTTAAGAAACAAAAACTCAACATCAATATCTTGAACTTTAGGAAATAATTTTTTAACAGCAAGGCAATACATTAAATTTTGAAGATTATCTGTTATCTCTTTACCTTTGAATACTTGTTTGCTTGTCTTGAAATCTCTAATCAAAGCTTTGCTTTTTCTATTATATAAAAACAACTTGTCAATAAACCCGCGTATTTTATAATTTTTGGTACCATCTTGTATATGAAAATTAAACTCTTGCTCTGATATGGCATCAGAAGGTTTTAAGTTATTTTTGCCAAAAAAATCATATAGCAATCCTTTGATGATCATTGAATCCATCATTTCCATGTTTTCCTCATCATTAACTTTAAGTTTTTTTGCATGATAATTAACTAATTTAAAAACAGCTGGAGATACTATTATTGTTCCACTCTTGATGATAGATTTGTAATGTTTGTTATGTTTCTTTTTTCCCAATAACTCAAATACTAAATGGCAGATCCAACCTCTACTAGATCCATCATTTCCTTCTTGAGGTAATTTTAATACATAACTGGTCCAGTATTTCCAAGAGCAGGATTGCGCTGTTTTTATTCTACTTGCAGAAAGATAAACGTCTTTACTCATAATTAATCAATGTAGTTTCAAATTTTTTTATTTTTTTAAGAAAATCTTTTGTTGGGTTATTGATTTTATTTTTTGCATATTTTAATACTGAGAAATAATAATTCGAATCAAAGCTTCTTGAATATTTATTTTTCTTTTCTATCCATTCATTCATTTCCGCTTCATTCATGTCTCCGAAATCATTAGCTAATGGAAGGCAAATTTTTATTTTTTCAAAATTAAAATAATTCAAAAGTTTAAAAAAAGATTTAACAGCTCCTTGTTTTCCTGCATTAATTCGTTTATTTAAATCATTATTAAATGATATAAATATATCATTAATTTCAAAACTGCACAAATAGGAAATCAAGGACGGAGAGATATCAACTCCAAAACAACATAATACATTAAATATATTGTTTTGATAAAGATTTAATACGTCACCTATACTCTCGACTAATATGACAGATTTAGATTCTAAAATATGAGGTCTAGATAAAAGATGTGGATAGATCCATTTTGTTTTGATGCCTATGTGTTTCCATTTAGGCCTGTTCTCTTTTTCTAACATATCTCTGCCTGAAAAGCCATGGATTTTACCGTAAATATTAAAAATAGGAAAAACAAATCTTTGGTACATTTTTCCTTCGGTGCAAAGACCTCCTTTAAACAACTTTAAAACTTCTGGAGAAATACCTCTGTTTTCATAAAAAACATAATGAGGCAACAATCTCTCTAGCAACGAATCAGGATAAATTTTTTCCATAGTAATTAATTCTTTTTTTTGAAATTGAACTTCATTATCAAAAGAAAAATCTTTTGATTTTATAAACTTATCAATTAAATCATCATCATTAGAATTTAATGTTAACTGAACTAACTTTTTGAAAGGCATGAAAGAAGTATTGTTTACATAATCTTTCCAAACTCCAGAATTTTTATAAATTTGTAATGCTGTTTTATTGTCGCCATTTCTAAATAAAGCATTAGTTTGCCAATAATCTCCTTTGTCTGATAAATCATAACCAAGGGAATTTAAAGTAGACTCTATATCTATAGTTTGATTATTCATGAATTGAACAAATCTGGGACGTCACTTTCTCCATCTTGATTTGGAGATATGTCGGCAGTTCTCAAATGATCAACTAAATCTCTTAAATCTCCAACTTCAGTAATATTAAAGTTATTGAAATCTAAGCTTATATAATTTCTTTTGAGGGAACCGTCAGCCATTCTAACAGGCTCTATTTCTCCCATCGGGTCTTGCCCTAAATGTCTAGATTTAATGTTTGTCAACTTGTGTGTTCCAAAATTCATATCTTCTGCAATTTCAGAAGGCTCTTTTGTGCGTAATAAAAACATATGAGAACAAAATTGTGTGATCCTATCCGATAAGGATACTACAGTTTCGTCTTCTACAATATTATCTGAAGACCTGTTTCGACTAGTTCCAATTCTATTCATTTGAACACTTGTCATCATAGAAATTAAAGGTTTATTATCAATTACAATTTCTTTTGATATCAATTTTTTAAATCTATCAACCATTTCGCCAACGACCTGCCACTCATTCTTGTTAGAACTTTGCTGAAACGTGGTTTTAATATAATCAAAACTAAAAATCATTTGATTTCCCCTTCCGACTTTAGAGTAATAAAATCTTTTTACAATACTAATCATTTGATCAACGCTCATTCCTCCGCAATTATAATAATAAAACTGCATCCCCTTAAGGGTCTTCCAAGTCTTTCTTACTTTATTAACAATTTGATCTCCAGCTTGCCTCCATCTGCCACTCTCTAGCAAGCTTAATGGAACTCTAGAAAGAGCCGCACATTGTCTCATTGTTAATTCTTCTAAGCTCATTTCTCCATTATCAAAATGAAGTATTGGTACATGATTATTCTGCGAGGAAACTTTGGTGCAAAAATCCATACAGAATTGAGTTTTACCTATACCTGATCTTGCAACTATAACAGTTATATTACCTGGCCTTAATAAGGATCCGTATATTTCGTGCAATCTTTGATGGGGCCCAGATAAACCAAAATCATCCACAGGATTGTTCCCCCTTTCCTCTATCAACTCTTCCATTGAATCATATATATTAACAGGAATATCTGATCCAGATTCATAAAAATTTAATTTTCTGTGATATATTTGATCTAAACTTTCAATTACCAAATCATAATCCGAATCCATAGGTAGGGACTGCATCTTTTTAATCATGTCAGAACCGACATTGCAAAAATCTCTACGTAAAGATAGATTTTTTAAAGCTTTAGCCGTCTCAATAATAGAAGAACTCGAAGTTTTCCTAAGAGAAAGGCTTTGTAGATAATCTAAAGGATTTATATTATCCTCAAAATCAATAGATAAGGATTTAATATGTTCAACAATTAAAAATTCATCAAAACTTTTACCTTTGTTTATAAAATATTTAATTGCTAGAAATATAGTGCGATTTGTCTTGCTATACTCTGTATAAAAATCATTTTCATCTATCAAATGAGCTATATCAAGATAAATGTTGGGATGTTGAAGTATGCCGCTAATAAAATGCTGTTCTAATTCGTAATTATATAATTGCATATAAATAGCATTCTAGCATGAATGCTCAAGAATGTAAAGAAGAATTTACAGATTTTCTGAAATATCAATGGAAGCTTCTCCTTCTTCCATTTGTATCAAATATTTCTCTAGAGATTTGCGAAGACCCATTTCTACTATTTGAGAGCTATATTTTGATATAACCATAGCTCTACCAGAATCATCCACATAACTTAATACAAAACCAGAATTGCCTTTATTATCGCCAGTGAATTCATACAACTTTTCTAAGAAATTGTTAGGCATTTCAAATTTGGATTCAAATATTTTGTTTTTATCATTGTCCATCTATATATAGTATACACCATATCGAAAGTATTAAACTTAAATTATAAATCCAAGCCAAGATTTATGAATAAATCCTTATTTATTTCATCAGAATCGTAAATCTCAAAAAAATTTATTGCATTAATTTTGCAAAATTCAATTTTTTGCTTGTCTCTTCTTATTTGATCTAAATAATTAATCTTATTTCCTTTGTGAAAATAGGGGACATACTTTCTGTGTTGAACTCCCTGCACTTCTATGACAATAGATTTTGAGGCATTATAAAAATCAAAAGAAAGTTTTGTTCCTGCTACTGGAAATTCTTCAAAGACCACATTGTTTGACCAATAATCTTTTAAAAATTGTTTGACTTTAAATTGTATTTTGCTTCTGCTTGAAGCATCCCAGTCTATTAAATAATTTTTAATTTTTGGAACTCGCTTAAATGAACCATGCAATGTTTTAAATTTCATTAAATGATTTTTCGAAATGAGAAAGTATTAAGTCGAAGAAATTTTTATTTTCTTCAATGAAAGATAAAAGTTTATTTTCACCTTGTATTTTTTCTGGACAATCTATTTTTGATTCTTTGCACAAATCAATTATTTCGGCGTCAAAAGAAATCCATGCACCTTTTTGATCTATATATCCCCACAATTTCATTATATCGATCAATTCTCTTTCTCTCCATATGCTGTTACCATTTTTTCTTCCATAACGAATTGGGTATCTAACTACAGATCCAGTTTTTTCATTAACACTTTTTCTAAAAGCGATTTTGCAAAAATGTCCAATAGGATTTCCTTTATCTTCTATTTTAGAGGCGCTAGGATTAGAATATATAATATCATTAGAATATCTTTCTTGAAACTCAAGAATGAAGTTTGCATAATGTTTTACAGCATTACCTCCAGCTTGCTTAACTTTAGGACCAGTTCTGCTTGCGTAAGGATTCGCTGCAACCTCTACCCTGACTTGAGAAGTGAGTATCATCATATGACCCATTTTAGTGATAGGCAAAACCATTTTCTTTAAAAATACGGATGTGACTAATGCTCCTCCTGCGACCTGCTCGCTTTCATCAAAAGGTTTATCAAAGTCACCTATGCGACATAATGCATCAACACTGTCAATTATGAATAAAAACTTTTTGCCTTCTTCATTCTCTTCAACCAATGTTCTAATTAATTGAAAAACTTTTTCAAAAATATTACAATCAAATCTAAAGAATTTTTCTTCAGAAGTATCAACTCCAGTTCGAATTAATAATTCTGGAGCCAATCTACCTTCGCTTCTAACATAAATAACCATAGCTTTGTCTCCAAAATGATTTTGGAAATTTCTAGCTACTGTTAATGCACAGCTTGTTTTTCCACCTTCATTAACCCCTGTAAATCTGTGAGCTCCAGAAGGAAATCCTCCGCCTAATGCTAAGTCAAGGTTGATGCTTCCTGAGGGTATTTTGTAATCTTCTTCCTCGCAAAAATTATAATGATAATTTTTATTAGATTTGTCTTGCAAGAACTTATTTATAATAGCAATTGATTCACTCATATTTTAAGAATTGTTTAATTGTTTTAGGTTTAGAAGAAGTTTTGTAATCATCTCCACACTTAGGCCCCAATGTTATATTCTCTGTTTTCTTGGGCTTATATCTAAATTCATTGATTTTTTTTTTCAAAATAGATTCCCCGAACTCTGTTTTAAAGTAAAGCAGTGAATCAAATTTTTTATTAAATTTTAAATTTGTCCAGAAATCTTCTGAATTAAAAAGTGAAAGTATTTCGTTTAAGAATTTCATTTCTCTTGCCCAAAATCCTCTTACGTTAGACTTGGGTTTGTCGACTAAATTTTCAATAATTTTTTTCTTTTTTGTGTGTTTCAAAATTTTAATATAAATCAATTGAATTTTTAGATGTGTTATAGTAATAGCAAACTTCTCGATTTCCATAAGTAGAATCATAAACCTCATCAATAATAAATTTTTTGTTAGTATTATCGAAAGATTTGGCAGAAGGTTTTGAATTGAATCCATTATTGAAGTCTAGGAAATTTCTATTAATGATAAAGCTGGAAGAATTTAAATATTCATAAAAAACACTATTACTTTCCATCGAAGAAACTTTTGAAAAAATATTTGTAAATTCAATTTCAGACATATCTTTAGTTAAGTATATGAATTTTCCACTAGACCAGTAGCAGAATGTATTATAATCACTAGAATCAATATCATTGAAAAAAGATAATATCACTTTATTAGAAGAAAGTAAAGAATAAAAATTATTCTTAAAAAAATGAATGATTTCGTATTGATCTCTTATATTAAAGTAAAAAATGAAATTACAAGATGGTTTTATCAAGTCAAAATCATGAAAATTTTTTAATATGATTTTTTTTGATTCGCTACTAAAATTTAAGAAAAGAAAGCAAAAAGACAGGAAGCTTTGAGAGTTTTGATTCTTTGCGTATATTAAATAATTTTTTCGTTCATTGATTTTTGAAGCAACTTTATGATGCAAATGAAATCCTATAATTTCTGGAACAATAAAATGTTGATTGTTTGCAAGTTTATTATTAATAAAATCAAAATCCTCCCAGCCCCAGCCTTCAAATTTTTCATCGAATCCTTTTGATTGAGTGAATAATTTATTGCTAACTATAAAAGAATACTTCCCAAAATGATCACTGTACCTGAGTGGATTCATGGGCGAGCCCAAAACCTTTCCTTTTAGAAAATTTTTAGTTTGAGATTCTGTAAAATTATAAACTCTATCAAAAGGTTTTACCAAATCTTCCCCATTAATGTAACTAATGATAAGCTCAAAAGGCAAGAATACATCTGCATCTAAAAACCAAAGGTAATGAGTTTTAGACAAATTAGCAGCAATATTATATAATTTAGATTTTTTAAAAAATTTAGAATCTGATAAATATTTAACATGTTTATAATTCAAACTTTCACTTGCATCAAGAATAATAGATTCTTCGATTTCTTTGTGAAAAATTTGTTCAACTAAAATAAGATTTATTTTAGATTTTATTACTTGAGAAATTATAAAATCTAAATTTCTTTTGCGATCTTTGTGCGAGTTTTTAAATGCTATTATTATTGTATAATTATCAGAAGTCATCCTCTAGCGAGCCGCTTTGTTGATATTCTCTAACTCTGCGTTCAAAAAAGTTTCCCATTGCTTGCACATCTACAACTTCACCGAGCCATGGAAATGGGTTATTATCACTTGGAAAACGATATTCCAATCCAATGGCTTCAAGTCGACGATTGCCAATATAATGCATATAGTCAACAAACATTTCTGCATTTAATCCTAGTATCCCTGTAGGTAATACATCATGGGCATATGAAATTTCTAATTCAACAGCCTTTTTAATGTGTTCTGTAAATTCTTCTTGAATCGCTTTGGTCCATATACTTGGATTTTGCTCGATCAAAGTATTAATTAAGTATGTTCCAAATGCAATATGAGAACTTTCATCACGAAGTGTGTATTTGATTTGATCTGAAATGCCCTGCAATTTATTTTGCCTACCCAAAGCTAATAACATAGCAAATCCGCTAAAGAAAAATGTGCCTTCACATACAATCCAATAAGTCAAGAAATTTCTAAGGATCTCTTGCTTTCCTGATTTAGTATGAGGATCAAAATCTTGACGACTAATATCATCAGTAATACTCATAAGAAAATCGTCCTTAGCTTTAATGCTAGGAATGTTTTCATATGCAGCAAAAACTTCTTCTACATTAAGATCTAAGCTATCACATATATATACTACCGTGAGGTTGTGAAGACTTTCCTCAAAGGCTTGACGCAATATGTATTGACGACATTCAGCATCTGTAATAAAACGGAAAGCGGATAGTAGCAAATTATTGCCAACAAGAGACTCAGATCCAGCAAAAAACCCAAGGCAGCGTTTAACAAGTAATTTTTCATCATCTGTAATTTCATTGTTTTTCCATTGTTGAATATCGTTTTGCATGGATATTTCTGTTGGCATCCAATTATTTGCACAACTTTTAAGAAATAAGTCCCATGCATATTTATGTTTGTGTGGGAGTATTCGATTGACTCCTGCGATATTTTTAGTTAAAAGTTCTCCTGTTTTGTCGCTCATAATTATATAAAACGATAATAACACATATTAGGACCATTTGCAAGAAAAAAAATTAAGAATTGAAAGTTTTATATAAACTGTTCTTATATGGGTGTGCGCTATCTAGCTTTGATGCTAGTCCCCACTTGTGAGCTAGGTAGGCCTCTATGTTTTCGCGAGTTTCTTGAGTAAGCTGTTCTCCTTCGTTGTTAAAAAATAAAACTTCTGCAATATATCCTTCGTGCTTATTTGAGTTTCCTTCCCTGCAGCCTAGTTGTAGTTTGAGCATATCTTCGTTGTTTGGTTGCGTTGAAACTAACTCGTGAATATATGCTACGTCTGGTTTGGAGCCTTGAAAAACTCCATCTCTATATAAAAATGTTCCAAGGTTTCCTTCTGTTGTCCCTAGCACAGTTTCTTGCATAGAAATTCTTTCGTTTGTGTCACTTTCGCTTAAAAAATCAATTTTGTCACTTTGTGAGCTGTCAAATGAACCTATGACAGATGAATCTGACCGCAGGTAAAATCTAGATTTGTTGGGGTTTTCGTTTCCTGAGCCAAGAATGTAATCTTTGTTTGCTGCGTCTGATTTGTATACGATAAATACGGTTGTGTATCCAAATGAAATTGCGTCTGTGCTTGAAAATGTAAGGCAATTGTCTGCTCCATCGAAGTCTATAACATTTAATCCGTTAAGGGTTCTAGAATTCGTGCTTGGCATGTGGCTAGCCATTGAGGTTGATGCATGAAAATTGTTTCCGCTAATATCTCTCCATTCGCTAACGCTTCCAGAAGACTCTGAGATAGAGTTGCTTACTGTTGCATCAAGGTGCACTCTTATTGTGATGTCTAAAGCATTTAATTTGCTTTTTCTTTGAGGTCTAAATCCTGAATCGTATTCATCTTTGATCTCTGACTCTAGATCAAAATCGTATAATTTTCTAAATAATTCTCTGCCTGTATGATTAATAAAATAATGTTCGTCTGCTTCTGTTCCTGCTAAAAGTATTGTATTAATCTGAGATTTCCATGTACTTAAGTTTGTCTGCAGCTCTTCTTTTGTCGCAGAGTGAATAAGGTTATTTAATTCTTGAAGGTTCATGTATAAAGAATTACACTATTTAAAAGAAATGTCAAGCTTATTGGCCTATAGGAGCATAATTTTTATAGGGATGATCAGATGGTAAATTAGATTGTAGACCCCACTTGTGAGCGAGGTAGCCTTCGACTTTTTCGCGTTCAGTATTGGAATGGTTTTCGTTGAAGATGATGATTTCAGCGATGTGACCATCCCAGTAATGTTCGGATTTGGAACTATGTTTACCAATGGTGATACCAGCAGGAGCTGGACCCCCCATGTTGGATAATAGACTATTCTGTGCGGTGCCGTTGTGGTAAGGGATTGCATTTGTGCCATCACTTACTGCTACGAGGATACTATGAGCTTCAACACTTTTTGCAGGTGTGTTTGTATCAGCCGAATTCCATGCACCTGAACCATAAAACGTAGCAAAATCGTTATTCCCATTTCCATTACCTAAGTAATAATACTTTTCGATATTTAATATTCTACGGTACCCATTGGTATTTGATTTGGCCACGGCATAGATGGAGTGTGCGTTTTGAAGGACGAAGTTTGAGGAAATCAAGTGGTCTGCCGTTCCATCAAAACTGAGAACGGATTTTCCGTTGAGGCCAGAAGCAACCAAAGTAGGTTGATTTGCCCCTGTTCCCTGCGTGGCATGGTTCGAGTTTCCGCTCTTATCCAACCATTGACTAACTGCATCGGAAGTATGAATGATAGTACTTGAATCGTACGCGTCCAACCAGAGACTTGTTGTTATATTTGAGGGAGTCCATAGTGTTTCACCAGTTGGAGCGGGAGCATAATTTTTATATGGATGATCAGTGTGTAATAAAGAATTTAATCCCCATTTGTGCGCTAAATATCCCTGGAATTTATATTGATCCAAAGTATTTGTTGTTATAATTACCTCTCCCCAGTCTGATTTTTGTTCAAAATTATCTGGATTACTAGAATCATTTAATGTTAAACCAAATGTGTCGTTATTAAAGGTTATATTTGCTCCACTGGTCGGGCCTATCACACTTTGACCGTTAAGTAAAAGCTCGATGGTATCAGCAATGGGATCAATAACAACCTCGTATAAATTCCATAAATTTGTAAGGTCAGATGTTGAAAATGAAATAGATGGAAGACTTGTTGGACTCATATATATATTGCCAAAAAACTGGGTAGAGCTATTGGATTGAATAATGAATTGTTGAGGGCCTGATGCTAACAGCTGAAATAGTCCATTGAAGGTGCCTGTACCATCTTGAATGGTTGGTTTTACTACTAAATATATATGAATTCTTTGTTCTTTCATCGGGACGGCTGCAGTTAATTCGTCTGCCTCGTCATCTGATCGAAAAATATTAGCATTGGTTAAACCTGGTCCAGCATAACCCTCAACACTTGCATCATCATCACATGGGATTGAAGTAATACTATTTACTGGCATTACGGATAAAGAGTTTTTCCCTTTTTCTATTATTGATGTTATAACATTAGAAACATCTTTATTAAAAGATGTTTCATCGTTTGCATCTAACCAAAATAAAAGATCTGTTTGAACTTGACTTGGTAACCAACCTCCCCCCGTGTTTACAGTCATTGCTTTTTGCATTTCTGATGCAAATTCCACTCCAATATCAAACATATCGTTACATTGATTACCATTAAAATCTCTAACAGAAGGATCTCCGACTCCAACATGATTACTTGTTGTGCTGCCGTTGGTTCCGTCACCAGGCCCGTGTCCAAACAATGCCGCGTTAACTATACCTATATTGGGATCTTCATCTGCTACTGGTTGTTGCCAATCTCCTCCGTATCCAATTTTTGTAATAACAATTGGAAATGTTGCATAATTTGAAACACTGTATTCTGTGTTTAAATGAGATCTAAAATCATTAATAAATTGTTGCAAAGCTGTCTGATCTCCTCCAGATTCTCCTTGCCACCATATTAAACCTTTAAAGTTATATGAATAGCCAAGACTGGTGAGTTTGCTTGTCGCATCTGATAGGCTACTAACTAGCCCGCGCCAAGCATCTCCTTCATTATCTCCAGTGCCAGACTTATTCCAGTCTGAAAGTTCTGTTCCTGGCAACAAGGTACTGGCACCTACTGCATATTTAATGATTCCAATGTTTGTTCCTAGATTTAATGCTTGAGCATGATTCATGAACCCTAGTTCTGGGCCGAACTGAGTAGATTGACCAAGAGATGAATTACCGTCATCACCTCGTGTGTATTTAGCTCGAGTGGAGAATTGCCAATTAGAATAATATTGTGATGTAGATGCATTGCTAGTGTCGTCATGCCAAGAAGTGTAAAACATGCCATTTTGAAATGCTTGCTCGAATGTTAAATCTGAAACTGGAGCATGTCCGTGAGCATTGCTTTGCCCAGCGATAATAAACAAATCAACTGATTTAGAAGAGCCAAGGGTTGTATTGTCATTAAATTTTTTCCAATCTCCTTTTAGGAAGTACAGGGGCTGATTGCTGGTTAAATCAAATACAACTTGACCATCTTTACCAACAGGTAAGTTTTCATTGGCACTTGTAACTACTTTAACAGTAGATTTTTCTTCGAGATCTATAATTTTTAAGTCGTTTTGATCAAAATAATCTTTAGACAAAGCTCTATCTCCTACAAAAAGACTGTTGGCACTTAGATACATATGCCTAATCTTATATTCCGCACTTCCAATATCATATGTTGAATTGGTATCTGGGATAATATGTGTGTTTAGGTTGCCGTTTAAATAAGTGGCAACATTAGAGTCTCCATATGTGCCTCCTTGATTAACTAGAGTTTCAATATTTGTGCCGCTAACAAGCAAATCACCGACGAAGTTTTTTGATCCTCCTATAGTTTGATCACCAGTTCTATAAACTCCACTGGTTACAGTCAAGGCATTGCCAGAAAGATTGCCGCTAACATTGCCAGAAATAAAACTATCAAATCTTTTTTCGCCGCTTATTAATTGATCGCCAGTTATATAAACACCACTTTCAAAGGTTGTGTAATAATTGTTTGTTGTAGATTCTCCTCCCCCTCCAGTAGAATAAGAATCTAAATCATTCCAGGCTGTTGTCCCGTCGCCAATTTTAAGAATTTGATTAGAAGTATCAAATCCAGGTTCTCCAGCATTTAGAACTGGATTATAGAAGGACCATTGGCTGCTAGTCCCGCGTCGAAGTAGTATTCTTTGAGCCATAATTTATCACAGCTCAGGTCTTTCGGAATAATATGTATGGGCGGGATCTAATTGAGATTGAAGTCCCCATTTGTGAGCCAGGAATCCTTCGATTTTTTCGGTATGTGCAACATCTTGAACAATTACAATATCACTCATAAAACCATCTAAATATGCAGCTGACTGAAATTGAGAAGCGATTTTAAGACCCGTTCCGTTTCTGGTCCCTGTATTATTTGTGAGATCAATTACATTAACTCCATTTATTCTTAATTTAAATGTATCACTTTCTTGATCGGAAACAAATGATAAAATATAACAATGATCATTGCTTTCTGGAAATGTTTCTGTAGTAGATCCTCCTGGTTGATTTCCTAAAACACCGTTAATTCTTCTAAGAAAAATACGGTCAGGATCATTATTATCACTATCAAAAATAAATTCTTGGGGCTCTTCTGTGGCATCGATATCAAAACTTAAAATTGTATGAAATCCAAAAGTAGCGGTAGGTATAGAATTATTTACCAAATTTGCGGCACCATCAAAATCAAAAACATTCTTGTTATATAATTGTCTGGCTCCAATAACTGGACCATTGTTATCTGGGGAGAGTGCATACTGTCCGTTTTGACTCACAACAGTTGTTGCTCGATTATTCGAATCTAATGTTAGAGAGTCGGCGTCACTGGGGTCGTACCAACCAATCAAGTTGTCGGTTGAGTCAACATGTATTTGAGATGGAGTCCATGGATGACGACGTACATCAAAAAACATGGTATTGTTCTTTTTCTTTAAAAGAAGGTGTCCTCGCACAAAATGCAAAGAATTGCCATTGGGATCTTTAAGTATTGCCATGATATTTAAGAAGTTGGTAATAGAAAATAAGTATAATAATTGGGTGTAAATAAGCCATGCGGTCGAACATCACTTTCAATAGAAAATCTTCTTTCATCAAACTCCAATCTTTTCGCGTTTTTTAAGATTTCATGTCCATCTGAGTCGACTTTTATTCGAACATAACCATCGGGCATTGTTATTTTTAATTGAGAATCTACAGAAGAATCTTCAAACATAGCCTCAGAACGATCTGTGTCATATTGAATGCGAGCATTAAATGATCCAGATTGAACAATTCTTTGCACAGTTTGTTTGGGAGCAATATTTTGTTGGTAGATGCTATTAAATTTAGGATTAGTAGAAAGAACTACTTTCTTCGCCTCTTTGTAGTAATAAATTGGCCGAGCGAATGTATCATGCAAGTCTTGAAATACAGATTGCATGGCAGATTTTTCAGAATCTGTCAGAAAGCTAGGCATAATAATGTATATTACACAGAAACACGCTTATTTTATACGAATTTCTTTCCAGTTTACCTTTTTATCTTTCACGAGATTTCTAATATGTCTTTGTTTGGAATTTAATTGACTGTTCCCGCTTTTTACTTCTATAAACGTAACCTCTTCTTCTCCGAAAGATATATAATCTATGGGTTGACCCAAAAATGAACATTGTTCTGGTTCAAATTCAAATTGATCTAAGAAGGGAGCGAGTGTCTCTGCTATATGACCGAGCCTAACTTCACTACTTTTCTTTTGGGATACTACTTTTGCTTTTAATTCTTGCTGTTCTGATAATTTTTCTTGAAGTTTTACTATAGTGTTTTCGTAATCCTTTTCTTTTGTTTGTATCTCAATCTTTTTTTCCTGTATAGATTCTCTTTCTAATTTAAAAGATTCTTGCAGTGTGGATAAATTATGTTTGTATGTATTTTCTCGAGCAGAGAAGTCTTGCTCCATTTCTTTTATCCTACCCTTTAATAGAAAATTATCTTTTTCTATATCTTCTAAGTTTTTTAATCTTTTTTTAAATTTTAAAAAAATAAAAGCAGATGAAACAATGGATGCGAGTAGTAATAACTCAAACAACATTAAACAAAAGTTTTCCATGAAGATCGATTAGCAATAAAATCATCTTCACTCGATTCGTGAATTAAATTATTTAACTCTTGTAAATTCATAATATGAATTACACTATTTTAACGCTTCTTACTTGGGATGGCATAAAACCCTACAACCATAAAGCATAAATCAATGAAAGAACTGAGCATTAATCCACCACTCAATGTAACAACTTCCCATTCTTTACCGCCAAATATCCAGCTAAAGAAACCCCACTTTGCTCCATCGCCTTTAGGGACAATTACATCATAAGTAATTGTAGGATTGTGCGCATAATAAATCATAAGATAACACATAGTGAATGTTATCGTCATGAATAATATTCTACGGGTAACTTTAACGAAAGGATCACTAGCTTGCTGCTCCTGATTTTTAATCATGGCTTCAAGCATCGCAGTATCTCTTGCTGCAAGCATCATTTGATCTTGACGCTTTTGTTCAAGCCAAGAATTTATTAGGTTGCAGGCAAGTTTTATACCTGCACCTAATATGGTATTAAGAATTGGACCCATTAGCCAAGAGAGTCAAAAACTTCTTTACTGCAAAATTTTGTTAGCTTGGTTCCATCTTCGTCAACAGCAGATAACCCATAACGAGTAACTGTTTTACCAGTTTTAGTGGTGCGTTCATAAGTTTTTTTTTGAACATTAGCTTCAGAAATCTGAACTTTAGTTTTCTTTTTTACATTATAGAATTCTATCATAATATTATATATTGTTAAATTTTATATCTTTTATCTCTATAGATACACAAGCATTCTATTAAATCATCTTGTATATTATAAGGAAAGTCTTCTATTTTTTCAAGTGGATACCAAATATATTCTGTATGTTCTTCATTTAATACAACTTCTGGCTTGTAATCTAAACAGCAGCAATAAACAGATAATTCAGTGCCGTTGTGATAAATATTTTTAATATAATTTAATTTATCTAATGTGGTTTTAATTCCTGTTTCTTCAATCAATTCTCTAATTGCACAAATTATTGGATTTTCACCTTGCTCTATCGATCCGCCAAAAATACTCCAATATCCACCTAAGGAAATGGACTCTCCATTCCAAAATTCAATACGTTTACCAAGTAAAATTTGATCTTCAAAGACTACACCTACTCCCGAGGCTCTTTTATTGACATGATTCACAAATTTCTCCATTCTTCATGGCTTCAATACTGCAAGCTTGAGCTTCTTTTGTTGATGATGGTTGTTCGGAGGATGTTGATTTTTCAACTTTTGAAGCGGCTCTATTTCTCAAATAATAAGTGGTTTTCAATCCAACTTCCCAACTAGCCATATAAATATCATTTAAATATTTTAAAGAAGTGGTTTTATTATAAAGATTGAAACTAATAGCTTGATCGATCCATTTTTGGCGAGCAGCATTGGACTCGATGAGTTTAAACATGTCTCTATCAAAGGCAGTTTTGTATTTTTCTTTTATGTCTTCTGGAATAGATCCATTTAATAAAGATAAATCACCATCACAACTTTTGACTAAAGCTGCGGTTTCTGCATTCCACAAACCTCTTGATTTCATATCTTTAACGAAATGGGGGTTTGTGATATAAAAATTACCGCTTTTATTTTCATAAACAAATAATACAGAAAAATTTGGTTCAATGCTTTGTTCGACACCATTTATATAACCTATCGTAGCGGTAGGAGCAATTGCCATTACATTACTATTACGCATACCATTAGACTTTATCGAATTTCGAACCTCTGACCAATTCAAAGATTCCCCATTTCCAGGCTCAGATTTTCTATATTTATGCAAATTATTCCAACTGTCTATTGGTAAGACGTTTTGGGACCACAAGGAGCCTTGGTAGTTTTCATAAGGTCCGCGTTCTTTTGCTAAATTAGAACTAGCTAATATAGCCTCCCTGCTATAAAATTCAAAAAAGTAATTGTTCCATTCTATAGCTTCATCGCTATCTATAGATATATTTTTTGAATGCAATACATCATGTATCCCCATAACACCGAGGCCTATGGGGCGGTTTTTAAGGTTAGAATTACTTGATTCTTTTGTTGGGTAAAAGTTAATATCAATAACATTATCTAACATTCTAACAGCTGTATGAATTGATTTTCTTAACTTATCAAAATTTATTTCTCCATCGTTATCTAAATGGTTTAGTATATTAATGGACCCAAGATTGCAAACGGCGGTCTCCCCTATTTCAGTTTTTTCACCCTCTTTATATCTTGACGGTTTTGTATGCAAAGTGATTTCTGTACATAAATTTGAACTGTGTACTATTCCAGCATGCTGGTTAGTATATCTGATATTACAAGGATCTTTGAATGTGCACCAAGGATGTGAGGTTTCAAATAAAACTTTTAACATTTTTTTCCACAAATCTTTTGCTGGAGTGGTCCTATAATTTTTAATTAAACCTTCTTCTGCCTTCTGGCACAATTTATTATACTTTTTATCAAATTCTTCGCCAAAGGAATCGTGAAGGTCGGCATCATTGGGGTCAAAAAAATACCACATGTCTTCATTTTTAACTCTACGCATAAATTCATCTGGAATCCAGGATGCAGTATTCATATCATGACAACGCAATCTGTCATCACCAGTGTTTCTTCTAAGATTAAGAAAATCTTCGAAATCCAAATGCCAAGGTTCTAGATATGCACAACCTGCACCTGGGCGTTTTCCTCCTTGGTTTACTGCAATAAGTAAATCGTTATAAATTTTTAACCAAGGAATGAGGCCGCTAGATATTCCGTTAGTTCCTTGAATATGAGATCCCGTAGAACGAAAAGGGGTAACATCAAGGCCAAGGCCACCTGCATATTTTGACTTTCTGGCTTCTTGCCAAGCTCCATCAAAAATACCATCGATACTATCGTCAAAAGTATTAAGGTAGCAAGAGCTGAGTTGAGAATGGGTAGTTCCACTATTAAATAACGTAGGTGTTGAGGAGGTATAAAGTTGTTTGCTCAATAAATCATAAAACTCTATAGCCTTTTCGTTTTTATTTTCTTCATTGATTGCTAAACCCATTGCGACTCTCATATAAAAAGACTGAGGAGCCTCCATAATTTTACCGTCTAATCTTATAAAATATCTATCATATAAAATCTGAATCCCCAAATATTTGAGATGTTTATCTCTCCTGATTTTGAGAGATTCAGACAATTTTATCAAATCAAATTCAAGTAATCTAGAGTCGAGCCTATTTTCTTTTGCTAATTTCTTTATATTCTGTATAAATGATTTTCTATATTGAAGTTTAAAAGTGTCAGAGTCAACCCCTTCTTTAAAACACTCTTTGTATAAAGTATTAAGCAATAATCCAGCCGCAGCATAGGAGTAGTTCGGTTCTTTTTCTATTTTCTCTCTGGCTGAGAGAATGAGTGCTTGATCTATTTCTTTAGTTGTGATCTTGTCAAATAACTGAAGTTGTGCATCTAATACTATTTCACTAGCAGAAACATCTTCTATTGAATCGCAAGCTCTTTGAGCACTTGCATTAATTTTTTCTACATTAAATTCTTCGAGTCGACCATTGCGTTTTTTAACTTTAATTTGCATGTTATTTTTTACACGGAGTATAGTTTTATTTTATCTAAAAAGATAAAAAAATAGAAAAAGAATTTTAACAAAATTCAAAAAAAAATCAAGGTTATTCTTTATTTTTTTTTAAGAAAGATTGATATGATTTCAGAAGGCCTTCTTCAATCGTAACTTGCGGAACGAAACCAAGTTTTGAAATTCTAGTATTGTCCATTTTTTTTCTCATTGTTCCATCTGGCATATTTTTATTAAAAATAATGTCTCCATTATATTTTATAATTTTTTTAATTTTTAATAAAAGATTTAAAATTGATATTTCCTCATTTGAACCACAGTTAAGATGAGATATTTTTTGATTGTATATTTCTGAAGCTTCGATATTTTCCAGGCAATGAAATATTGCATTAGCCAGGTCATCTACATACAAAAATTCTCGAAGGGGAGAACCAGTTCCCCAGAGCTCGACAGCTTCACTATTTGAAGATTTAGCTTCATGAACTTTTCTTATAAGTGCAGGCAAAACATGAGAAGTCTCTAAGTCAAAATTATCATTTGGCCCATATAAGTTGCAAGGCATGATTGAATAAAAATTACATCCATATTGATGATAAAAACTTTCGCACATTTTTAATGCAGCAATTTTTGCAATTGCATAAGGTTCATTTGTGGGTTCCAAGGGTCCACTCAAAAGATCTTCTTCAACAATTGGTCGATCAAAATTTTTGGGGTAAATGCAAGAAGACCCCAAGTTTATAAGTTTTTTAACATTAAATTTATGAGAAAAGTTGATAATATTATAACCTATAGCGAGGTTTTCCGAGATAAAATCTGCTCTATAGTAATTATTTGCATATATGCCGCCAACCTTTGCGGCACATAGGATGACATAATCAATAGAAATATTTTTAAAAAATAATTCTACTGAATTTGAGTTAGTTAAGTCTAATTCATCTCTTGATCTTGTAATGATATTATCATAGCCAGCAGCCTTAAGTTTCTTAAGCACAGAAGAGCCTACCATTCCGTTATGGCCAGCCACAAAAATGCAACTATTTTTATCAAGCTTCAAGATAATCGTTCTGATACATTTTTTTAACCAAGCTTTTGAAGTCAGTTTTTCTTTGCCAATGCATTTCTTTTTCTGCCAAAGATGGATTCCCGCATAACTCATGAACTTCCGCTGGCCTGTAAAACTTTTTGTCTATTTCAACAATAAGAAAATTACCTTCATGTGTATAATACTTTTCTTCATCCCCCTCCCCATTTTTATAAAAAAGAATATCAGCTTTTTTTAAGGTTTCTTCAAGAAATTCTCGAATTGTATGCATTTCTCCACTAGCTAAAATATAGTTTTTTGGAGCATTTTGGTTCAACATTAACCAAACCCCTTCCATAAAGTCTTCCGCATCACTCCAATCTCTCTTTGCATCCAAATTTCCTAACTTTAATATGGGAACATCGGTCGAAAAAATATCACGTTGTTCTAAAGCTTTTTTTAGTTTAGCAATATTATGAGATATTTTGCGAGTAACGAAATCAATGCCACGTCTAGTTCCTTCGTGGTTAAATAGCCAGCCCTGTACGGCATAAAGACCGTAAGACTCTTTGTATACCCTAACTAAATGTCTTGCGGCACATTTAGCTGCACCATATGGAGACTGTGGATTCAGTGGGTGATTTTCATCCTGTGGCGAATATTCAACGTCGCCAAATTCTTCAGAAGACCCTGCATTGTAAAATCTACATTTAGGAGCAAATCTGCGTATGGCTTCTAGTATATGCAAAACAGCATCTGCATCTGTTCCCCATGTTTGTATTGGATATTTCCAGCTTCCAGCAACAAAAGATTGTGCTGCAAAATTGATAAAATAATCAGGTTGTATATCAATTACTACATCTCGAATGCTGTGTGGATCATTTAGATCCATATCAATAAGCTCAAAGTTTTCCACATTTTCTAAGTGTTGTATGTTTTTATGATTTAAAACACTTAGCCTACGAATTGATCCATAGATTTTGAATTTTTCTTTTTTGTTGAGTAAGTAGTCACACATGTGACTGCCATCTTGTCCCGTCACCCCAGTAATAATTACTTTTTTAATATCTGTACTTTCCATACAGATATTATAAACTAACAAATCAAGAAATCAAAAAAAAAGAACCTCAAACTGATTTTATTGCCAGATCTATTAATCGTCGCAACTATTAATAGGATTCGCGGCAAGTAACATCTTCCCACCCATGTGGGCTTACACCGCCCTGTTGATGATTAGCGATACAACAAGCCTCCCAACTATCGTAGCATTCAGTTCCTCCACCCAATAGCCTTCCATAATTATCATAAAGTGGTTGGCCGCAATATGAGTACCAAAGAGACTGATCAAGCACTAGGCAATTAAGTCTAAGATTGGCATCATTGGTAAGATTGTCGTTCCATGGGTTTAGTTCATATTTCTGGCCCACTGGCTCTGGACCAGAGAAAAGGTTTTCCCAGCTATATTCGCCAGCTGCTCTTTCGTTTCCTGTCTCGCTGACATAACCACCTCCAGTGTCCGAGCAAGCGTCAGTGGTAATATCGCAGGTATTGTCGCACTCTGCCCATATTTCAAAACACATTTCGCTACTGCAAGTGCAGCTATGGCCATCATAAATACTAGTCGATGCGGTGCCCCCCGCTTCAAAAGTTGCTGTCCCACATACTTTTTCTGAAGCAGGTTTCTCCCAACTAACCCCATGCGAACTTCTACCTGGAATATAAAATTTTGTATTAGCACTGGAAGTATTGCCACTTGAGGGGCTAGAAGAGAATGATAAATTAGGGTTAATTAATGGAGCATCAATAGCATTAAATCCTGGTAATTGATTTAATCTATTTTCTCGAGCTTCCTCCAGGAGTCTCGTACTGGGAGGAACTTTCTTGTCAACTCTAAAATTAGCAGGGTTTTGTTTATTTAATGTAGCTATAGAATCTAAATCAAGCCCTCTTCCGTGACTATACATGCCAAGCTCATCATCTATTAATGTAATTTTAGTTTTTCTAAATGTTTGCAGTTGTTGAGTTTTTCCAGTGTTAGGACTTCGAGATTTTAAAGTTGCTACACCATTTTCGTCTAGTTCCCAGAAATTATCTTTACCTTCGCCGACATTTGGGTTAAGAGATTCAACGAACTTAGATAAGGATATATTGCTAGCATGATTTGGAGTTCTATTGTCATGAACAAAATAAGGGTCGCCGCTATTAGCTTTTAATATTTCATCCTCTATAGGGCTAGTATAAAACACCTGTCTATTTAAAACCCCGTTTTTATTTATATAAATAGCACTTTTTGTGTTAATTGGATAACCTCTAAGAATTGTATAATTGCTTTCTAAATGTAGAATTTTTCTATCTTCTTCTGGGGTTCCATCTAATGCAATAAATTCATTGTTTGAATTTACTTCGTAACCCTGAAGGAGGTAACAAAGCAATTTAACGAAAAATACTTCACCCTCTTGGATATAGGAAACTTTAAAATTAGAGTTTTGTAAATTATAACCAGGCAACAATTCTATTTCGGCAAAGGTTTGGTGATCTACAGTGCCTTTGAAATTACTATCTGTTCCCAGAATTGCCCAGTGAATATTGTCTGGAGAGATATTATGATATTGAACATTTGGAGAAAAAACCAAGTCATGTTCTGAATCTCCAGTTTGTTCATTAAAATAAGTTTTGTAAATAGAATCGTCCATGAACCCATAAGGATCTTGACTGGTGTCAAATGATGGAGACAGTCTCCTTAGAACTGCAAGATCTAATGGACTAGGCCTGTTTACAAATTTTTTAATAGGTATCATAAATAACCTCCCATCCTTTATCGTTAATTAATCTGTTGATCGCAAAAAGTGTTTCATCATGAATATCATAAAGTTCTCCAGTAAACTCATCTCTATTAAGAAGATGTGTGGATAAGATGACTGGTTCCCCGTTATTTTGCGAAGTGTACATATTCCCCCTGTTACCATTGCTGGAAAAAACTGGAGCTTCAGGTCCAGAACCTTGCCAGTTTTGATTACTAATATTTAAATAGCCATTTTTAGAAGAAACGGCTAATGCCGATTCTACCACTAAACTAATTCCTGTCATATTTAATTTGTTTCCAGCAACATTAATATATCTTAAACCTTTAATTGGAAAAATATTAGTCAAAGAAAGGTTTTTCGATTTTGTTTCTTTGTCTAAATGGCTAAATGCATCATCCCTTCCAACCAAGGTGTCAAATCCATCAAAATTTTCAAGTAAGTCTGCGTCATACATAGAAGTTAATGCTTCATTTGGCCTTTCTACCGTTATGTAACGAGACATGTTGAATTTTCCAGGTTCTGCTGTTTGTGTAAAAGCATAATTTCCATATTCGTTTTTAACAGTAAATGGATGATGATTGTTCCATATATCTATTGAGCAATTAGAAATATCAAATTTTTCAAGATGAGGAAAATGAGAACGTCTAAAAATAAAATATTCTAAATTCGAATTGTTACTTAAATCTAGTTCGGTTACATTATGACATGAACCCTTAAAGGATTCGGGTATTCTGAAATATTTTAAATCAGAATTGGTTATCTTAATTCCAGTCAAATTTCCATACTTGGTTCCGTGAAACAAATGTGGAGCACCGTATTCCCAGTATTCGTCTTGAGTATACCCTAATGAATCAGAATTAATTGAGTAATAAAAACTATCGGGAGAAGGCATAAATAAATCTATATTTCTCTGGTTCGCTTCTGTTATTTTTGCGATTCCTGTTAATGTAACTTCTGAATCCATGTGATCAAAATCTACAGCCCCAGAAAAAAGAAATTTTAAATTTTTATGATAGTCTATCAAGGTAGTACTTTTAACAAAAGAAATTGTATTAGGCCCTGCAGTAAAACCAATTCCTGTTAAAAATTTAGAGCCAAGGTCATGATTCAAAAGTCCTGCTTTGGGGTCAAGTTCTGCATCTCTCATAAAACCAGAACGAAAATCTAAATTTTTTACTAAACTTAAACTTTTCGAATGAAGATTGGTGTAGGAACCTGCTGTGATATTTTCATCATACAAATTAAAAGAGATGTCATAAGTGTGTAAAGGATCGCCGTAAGAATCGACTTTCCTATCCATATTTATTAATAAAAATTTCCCACTAAAAGAATAAGGTTGTGGCAAATGATGTCTAATTGTATACATGGCTCGGTCACTTTCTGAACCATCATAACCAATTATCTCGCCACTGACCAAACTGGGATTGGATTGATCTGTAATATAAAATTTTTCTGAAGATTTGTTTCCGAAAGAATTGGATTGAAGTATGTATGGCCCGAAATCAGGCCTTGCGATCATACCTCCTGTTGATACCCTGTAACCATTATCACCAGAAATCAAATCTTCATCGATTGCAATTTGAACTTCCTCACATGTATGAAAGTATCTCAATTTCCTGGTTGTTTTTGTGCCTTCTACTGGATGATCATATCCTATTCTATAATAACTATTAGATATATCTTCAAAGTGTTCTGTATCCAAATTTGTAGTAAAACTTATTGTGGCTGGAGGTTGAAGACCGAATACTTGGTTTCCATTTTTATCTTTTTTTACCCTGTCTCTGGCAATTTTTAATGCATCGGGAGTTGGTTGAAATTTGTGAGGGTCTTTATGCTGAGTAGGGCTTTCAATATTAAATATATTTGTTTGTGTAAAATCTACATCATCGATCTCTAAACCCTGAGCCTTACTAAGTTTGTTAACATAATAAAGGGGGCGAGACTCTATATCTCTTAACGTTGTAGGAATTCCAGTTTGGAAAGTAGGCATTGAATTATTTATGATACTTCTGCCTAATTTAAGCGCCCCTCCTCCTAGTTTGATATTTCTAGCATTTCCCATATCACTATATATACACATAACATGTATTCTTTTCATTTTTAATGTGTAATATATTTTGTGGAAAGTTTGATTAAATATAACGCAGCTCAACTTTTTGTAAAGTCAGAAAGCGATCAAGAAATAAAACCAGTTTCTTTAGTTACAGATTTTAATTTTTCTTTTCAGATTCAAAGAGAATATATTGGATCAGTAGGTTTTGAAGAAAAAATGCTGCCTGTGGTAAAAACGCCCGTTCCAACTTTCTCCTTCAGCTATTTTATATCTGATTTTGATAACGAAAAGTTGTTTGGGTTTATTACAAGAAATGAAGATTCGGTGCAAGAGAAAAAAGCCTTGTTTTCTAACTTTAGAAATTTAGACATATTCTTTTTATCTGAAGAAAATGGAATTTCTGACATGAATAAAATAAATAAGGATGATCTGACCGCTTGTTTTTTTACGGATGCATCTCTTGTTTCTTATAATTTAGAGGTTTTAAAAGCTGGAATAAAGGCAAATGTAGCCTTTGTTGCACAAAATATATCATTCCAAAAATTTAAGTCTTTAACAGATGGGTTAAATATTTCATTAGATGAAGAATCTAAGATAACTACAATTAATAATGTAATCATTAATCCAAATCAAGGGCCAAACGATTCTCAAATAAACAAATTTATTGGAGGTTTTGAGTTAGATTTTTTTCAAGAAGCTCAAGTTTCATTAAATCTTCCGTACAAACAATTATTTGATTTTGGACAAATCTATCATAAAAGAGTATTGAGATATCCGATTGAAGGGCAAATTAATATATCAGCAATAATAAATAAAAAAATTTATGGTGATATTTTAGATATATTTAAAAATGATAAAAAAAATAGTATTGTAATATATAATGGAAGAAAAGGATGTCTTGATGACAATCAATTGATAGAGAATGAAGGAAGAGGGGGGATTTTAATAAAAGGAGCCCTTCTAAGCAAGCAGGACGCAACTTTATCAAATCAAAATAGGGGATTCTTGAAAGCTAATATATCGTTAGATTTTGAAATTTATGAAGACTACGGAATGTGGATGTCAAAACATGTTCCAATAGGCGCAACATTTATAACCGAAGATGTTTTAGAGTTTGATTTTATATTAGAAGGATCGGGGGAAGTTCAAGTTTTATCTGAGTCTGCATTAATAATCTTTAATACTATGAAACAATTAGATGCAAACATATCGGATTTTAAAACAAATTTAAATTATTGATATTTAAATAATTTTAAAAACAAAATGTGTAATTAAATTTATGGCCGAAAATAAACAAAAAATTTCAGATTTACAAAGTATACAATTGCCTCCGCAAGATGATGATTTTTTGGTTTTGGCTAGATCTGAAATTGCTAATTACAAAATTAGGTATGAAGACTTCTCTAGAATGTATTCTGGTTTATTCTTGGGGGTAAAACCTGGGATTAATAATTTAATCAACGACAATTCTCAAGTAAATTATATTATAGAGAAAGGTGTAAAATTTGAACAAAAAACAGAGTTTGATTTGCCAATAAGTGGAAATCTATCAGGGACAGCTAGGTATACTCAAGATGCCGTTTATATAACTGGAGATCAACAAATCGATGGAGTCAAAACATTTAAAAATTATTTGGTCGGAAATTTATCTGGAGAAGCAACTTCTGTAAGAAGTGGCGTTTATGTAAGTGGAGATCAAACAATTAGTGGGATAATAAATTTTGCAGATGGAATTACTATTAACGGAGAACCTTTTGATGCAGATATAGATCCAGATGAGGTTTTAACAATAACTGGATTAGAGCAAGTCGTAACTGGATCGAAAATATTTTATAATTTCTTAATACCATCTGGAGGAATAACAACTACTGGGGACAGCGACTCACTGGTAATACACAGCAAGAATTCAAGTTATGATATAATACCCACAGGCTCTTTGGTTTTAGATTTTGAAAGTGGAGTATATATAACTGGTTCAAATTTGGAAATAGAGAAAGATTTAAATGTAAACGGAGATTTAAATGCAAAAAGAGCTGGTATAAATACAACTACAGGTGTGGGAGCAATTTTGTCTAAATCTGGAGGGATGATTCTTACAGACGGTAGAGATCCTGCAGGATTTTCAGTGCCAGACGAATCCCTTACTTTCGCTTTTCAAAGCGGAGTATACATTACTGGAAGCGACCTAAATATAGAAAACGATCTGTATGTAGGAGGAACTTTGCGTGCAGATAACTTTGAAGCTGTCGACACTTTAGTCGGTGAATCTGGAGGAATGATTCTTACAGATGGTA